TCGGGATTCTTAATTATCGTCTGTCCAATCATATTTCCCTGACGGTATTGTTTTTGAACTTGTTTCGGCAATGGCGATGGGTCTGTTTCAAAAAGGCAGAGATGTCCATTATGGCAATTATCACACGTAGACAAACGATTACAGCAATTTGAACAAACAATCTTATTAGTTTTGCTATCATAAATTACCTCAGTATGGTGAATTTGACGGTGGCAAACATCACACTCGTAGCGTTGGCTACTGAATGACGCGCAAGCCGTATCGTGAGAGGTAGCGGGTCGTCCGCTAATCTTACAGCGCATATCATCGAAATAGGCGCATTTCTTACAGGTTCGTTGCCACATTACTCTTCACCACGATGGCTCGGCATTCCGACAGGGAGACCATTTGCCACGCACTCATTGATATAGTCGATAGACTTCTGAGACAGAGGGAGTTTGTCAGAGGGGCCGTAGTTGTTAGCGGTCAGATGCTTCGCAATCTCCTTCATAATTTCGTCGTTTTCGAACGGCGGAGTGGGTTTAGTGTCAAAAGCGTGCGTAGATTTAGAAAGTTCTGCGGCGGTCGGCAAAGAATCAGCATTCTTAAATTGAACATTTTTGTCCTCGCGCGCGTAATCGCTGGAAAAGTAGTCATACTTGGTAATCTTGTCGGCAATCCAGTCGGGCATCAGGAGAACTTCACCGGGTTCCATACCCTCAATCTTGATATCCGCGATATCTTCATCATCAACCATATCACAAACTTTCTCAACGGCATTTGCGTAGTTATCCGCATATACGAAACCGTGGGCATTCTGTTCTGCGCCATCAAAAAAATGGACATCGAAACGGTAAAAGCCAGCGTTCATATTTATTACCTCCTGATTAGTTGTAGTTGAACTGTTGTTAATTATTTTCTTATTGTTTATATATATATTATATAAAAATTTTTATTAAAAATCAATTTTCAATATTTTTATCCAAAATGGTCATTTTAAATGAAAGTGGTTAAAAATTTCTATAAAAGTGTCCAAAAATTTCTATTAAACTGGTCAAAATTTTCTATAAAACTGTCCGAAAATTTCTATTGTTTTATATAAAATTGTACGGCACGCGGAGGACAAAGTAGGACAAACATATAAATTATATTTTCAAGATATGGTGAGAGGTGATAAAAATTGGCAAATAATACTTCGGTTAAAATCAGTATTAGACTGACACAAACAGAGAAAGATGAATTACAAAAATTTGCCCAAGAGCAAGATCTAACAATGTCTCAGGTTATACGCAAGGCATTGAAAGAGTATATGAATAAAATGTCAAGATAAGGAGCGCGTTGAAGTGTCAAATTTTAAAATTATTTACTCATTAAAAATTCATATTTAGTTATAGCAAAAAGGTTTTCGTGCGCTAACTGAAATGAAGAATCCATAGAACTCACATTTTAGTTGTTGGGTTTATGAAGCAACGCCTGAATTATTAGATGCGTTTGACCGCATTTTAAAGGAGGGCGAAGAGAATGATTAAGGAATTTAATAATCTCCCCGTTCGTGAAAGTGGAATTATTTATGACCATACATTAAACCAGATTAAAGAGTTTTATGCTGTGGACCCTAATCTTGCGGGAGAACTTGCTATTTCAGCGATTGAATTGGTTTTAACTGGCGAAACAAGCACTGATAATGAAGTTATCAAAATTATGTTAAAGCCATTGGAGAAAAAGCGTGATGTTGATGAATTAAATTGGACTAAAAAGACTGTATCTAAACAAGAAAAACAAATTGTTGATTAGAAGTTAGATTAGATTGCGAATTTGATTAATAAAGGATATAAACAAAGAGAAATCGCTGATAGATTAGGATTAACTCAACAGACTGTAAGTTATCGTATGAAAGTTATTAAAGATAAATATAGTGGTTTATTAATAAAAGAAGAGAACGATGTAGGACCCAGTCCGACAGCCCCACAAATAAAAAATGAAAATACAAACAATTTTACCAAAATACCAAATGATACAAATGAAAATGTTTGTAAAACAAATAAAAAACCTAAATTTAATTTCTAAAAAATAGATTTTTACCAAAATACAAAAATACAAACAAAAATTGTTTGTACGAATTGGTTTTTTTGGTAAATATTAGGTTTATTTGTAAAGTATATTTTTACCAAAATACAAACAAAAATGTTTGTGAGAATTGGTTTTTTTGGTAAACATTTAAATTTTTGGTAAAACAAACAAATTTGGATTTTTACAAAAAAAACAAAAATTTTACAAATAAAAATGTTTGTACGATGAGTTTGTTTGTAAAATGTTAAGAGTTGTGGCTGTTTTTTGAGTGAAATTTTACAAACAATTTACAAACATTTTACAAATAAAAATGCTTGTTGTTTGTATTTTGGTAAACAATATAGATTTTTACAAAAATACAAACATTTTTCACAAACATTTTACAAATAAATTTGGATTTTTACCAAAAAACAAAAATTACAAATAATACAAAAACTATGACTGTGATTGTGAATGTGATTGTGATTGTGTTTATAGTATTTTTGTACTATTTGTGGCAACTTGGAGGGCAGTAGTAATGAAAATCAGTGATTAGATAAATTATGGTGTAAAATTAGTAAATACTGAAATAATTTATGTAATTAAATTAAAAGATGGAACGTTATTTGAATTTAATAAAAAAAATTTCAAATAGGTAATGAATGATATTAATAATGGTATAATTGATGTAGATATCAATTGGGGTAAATAAAAAATAAAAAGGAGAAATAAAAATGGGTTATCATAGTGGATTAAATGGAGAATATAGTATTCCTGTGGAAGTAAATAGTAAGTATATAAAGCATTTCCGCAGATGTTGTAAAGAAGAAGTACCTGAAAAGGCAATTAAAGTAGAAACATATTTAAAAGATGATACAATCTATTTTGTATTACCTAGTAGTTATAAGCCAGTAAAAATCTGTTTCGCAGAGGGAGAACCCTCCGCACCTCCCCAGGGTAATATTTATGGCGGTAAGGGCAATCAAAAGTTAAATGTAGATTTTCGTTCTACTGGACAGGGACTTCGTCCCCGTACCCCTAGGGTTGATTCTACTGGATATTATTAGAATGATGATTATGTAAATATTAGTGATTCGACTAATTACGCATAGCCTAGTAATACATATAATAATAGTAATGGATATGTTTCTCTATTTGATTCTCTATTGGATTTAAATAATCAAATAAATGCTATGGGATGTAGCGCAGAAGATGCTGGGGACGCATTATGTAATTTATTTGACAAGTTATATAATAAATGAGATAGGGATAATATTATAATATTTGATTTATATATAAAAATATTATATAATATATTTAGAAAATGAAATAGAAATAGGGGTATTCTAGTAATTGGGGATATTCATCTGAAAACTGGGGTGCCATTTCAAAACATCAAGGAACGTTTTAGAAAGTGAAATGAAAAAATGAAAAATGAATTTAGTTATGATGTATTAAAAAATAAATATGGTAAGAGAGTTGGTAATTATAAAGGTAGAGATGTAATTGTGCGCTCTAAGTATGATGATTTGGGTGATAATGTTTATGTCTTGTATGATTATAATAATGCTCTCATTGTTGATGGCTATTGGATTGCGACTATTAGTGAAGATGGTAGTTTAAATCGTAAATGGGAATCACCCTGGAAAAAACAAGAACGCCCGACCTCTGATATTTCCTCTCCTGGACTGGTAGAGAGTGATAAGAAGTCGGAGATTAACCTTGATGTCGACACATCTCTTGCTGATTCTCTCTTGGAATCGGCATACAATGACATTTTAAGTGATTTGATGTTTAAATAAAAAAAATGGAGTGGTTTATCGCCACTCCATTTTTTTTCTTGATGATTTTTTTTGAGGTCAATACATTTTTTTTATTTGTTTGTTTTATCTCCTGCTATTGGAATAGAAAAACTAATAAACCTATTCCAATAACTATTTAAATGGTTAGCGGGGAACCATTAATGGGTTGATGAATTGTTATAATGTATGTAATATTTTTCTTAATCGTTGCCATAAATATTTAGAAAATATTTAAAAATATTTAGAAATGAGAGAATTGTGGTGCCCCCGCTCGGTACCAACTCATCACTCAATTTCATCGTTATCGTTATCCTCTGAATTTTTCAAGGTACCCTTTCCAAAAAACGTCGAGCCCAGGTATTCAAATTGTCAATTTCCCAGATGAAAAATACCTGGGCCGACACGTTATTCGAAATTAAATGCGAGAAATCCAGTCGTTGAGGATTTCATCTACGGTTTTGCCCTTCTTGGTGGGCTTATCAGTTCTCGTCTCAAAACGGAAACCGGGGACCTCAATCTTGAAATTGCCGGGGTCCTTATAGAACTTCAAGAAACTGTCCATAATCTTCATAACGTCCTCAGCCTTCAAATCAGCACCCTTGTAGCCAACATAGGCCGCATAATCATTGATAGCATTGGCGACCGCCATCGCGTAATCCAGCTTCTCGTCATCTTTCTTCTTCTGGTCAGCATATGCCTTGGAGGCATCATTCAGCATCGCAGTCATTTCCTTAGCAATATCCTCGGCGCTTTCGCCGTTCATCAGGCGAGCCAGAATATCGTTCTTATCCATTAAAATAACCTCTTTTCATTTTGTATATACATATTATACCAAAAATTTTTTTTAAAGTCAAGTGGGAAAAAAATGGTTTTTTTTAATATTATAACATAAATTTTTTTTTATGTCAAACCGGGCGGCATATGGGTACCGAGCGGCGCCTCGGCTTTTTGGGAAAATATGGGCGCATATGAGGGTCGCTAGAAGTACGGAAAATTTTCCATATGGGGGTACAGATCGGAATTTCGGACCGCAGCGCCCGCGCTCGGCCCGTTGTACCTCCCCTTTTATTATACCACACCGGGCCCGTGTTGTCAATAGGCAAAATAAACAAAAATTAAGGGTGGATTTCTCCACCCTTAATCTCAAAAACGTTCGCCCTCAATATCAAATGATACTCCGCATTGACGCCAGCCGAAATATTTTTTGCCGGAGCGCAATCCATCAATGATTTCTTGCTCGTCAATGTGTTCAGTTAGATGGAGATATAGTACTAACCATGTTTCATTGACACAATAGGTTTCGTCCTCATTGACGTAGAAACGGCTTCCCATTTTTAACTCCCCTCAACAGAAATTACTGAAAATGTCTATTGATACATCACACTCGACCCAATTAGGGTATTCTCCGCGGGAAAGTTCGCTCTTGATGCCCTCCTCGGTCAGCGCATTATTCATACGCCGCAAGTAGGCAATCAGCCATTGCTCACTGACGCAAATATTTGCGTCAGTGTTAAAGTAAAACTTGGGCATCACGTTCATTCCTCCTCCCACGGCAGTTCGGGCGAAATTTCGTCCAGTTCCGCCTTGTCGTTATAGTCGGCAGTGATTGCCGGAATGTCGATAAACGCTCGGCTTGCCACATAGTCAGCCATGTGTACCAGTCTGTCGATAGGAGTAAACGGTCTGTCCTCCTTATCGGTAGTCCACTGACCCATGTGGGAAAGAATGGCGTGTGTCAACTCATAGGGGCAATCCTCCTCGAAGAACACCAGCCACGCACGCTCAACACAGTTTGCGGCGATAGACCCGTGGCGGGGATAATCGTCCTTGTTGATTTCGTCATACACGCCATACTTGGCGGTATCGTGGAGCAGACAGGCAACTCTTGCGTAGTCCTTGCGCTCGTCAGACAGATACGCCCACTGGCTCATGCGGAGCAATTCCTCACAAAACCACGCCACCGCCTTTGTGTGCCGTACCAAACCGCCCTCGCCTTGGCTCATAGCCGGATGGAACTTGCCGGAAGAACTTGCGCCGCTTGTCCAGAAATAGGCAGGTACGCGGCAGTCGAAGTAGAAACGCACGAAAGAGCGCAAATCCTCGGACTGAATGAACTCGATTTCGTGGTCAAAAAACTGGCTCTTATTCATAGATACCTCCGTGCTGTTGGTGGGTTCCAGCTCCCTCAGATTGTTTATAGTATAGCACCTTTCAGGACAAATTACAATAGTCAATTTACACAAATTTTCGGCGGAAAAATTGTTGAAAATGTGTATTGACAAAAATATCGGCCGCCACGTATGTCAGCGGCCGACCAATTATACCATAGTCAGAGGGCGTTGTCAATAGTCAAATTAAACAAAAAAAATGAGGGAAAATCCCTCATTTTTCTACGCGAACAGTTGTTTGAGTAGTTCGTATTTACCATTAAGATAATTTACATCTTCCTCGGTGATTTCCTCACAATCAGGAAAACGGTCTTTACCCATCAGTTCAAAATTTTTCTTATTATGGAAATAGTCTCGCATAACATTTTCCATAGATAGGGCTATGTCAGAGTTATCACAAGGATACCATAGTTTTATGATTGCGCCATCAATTTGGTCTTTATAATCCTTTTTGAAATGGTCATACATTCGAGACATACCCTTATCAGTCTTACCGACTTTCATCCATTGGAGGTCATTATCCAAATAATGGAAAACAAGGTATGCTCCACACCCTTTTACTCCTTGTGTTTCATCAACAATACAGTCATCATCAAACAACTGTTTTATTGTTCTTACAATTTTGGTGAGGGTGTGGGCAATCGGATTAAGAATATATCTTTTTGCCCATCCACGCCCACTGTTATAGATTTTTTCGACAGTCTCCCACCAATGGTCTTTCCATCGGTTATTTGCTTTTTGGTATTTGCCGTATGCTCCCAGCAAATCATTTTTTCTCACATAATCATCAGCAGACATGAATTTTTCCTCACTTTTTCATTGTTTTTTGAGGAAAATGGGGGATTTCTCCCCCATTTTCTCAACTTTTCGGCTTGCGCTTCTGCACAAGCGTCAGTTCATAGGAATTTTCACCGATTTTGAACGCAATTTGACGCTCTTTGTTAGTGATTTCCACATTTTCGCAGGCATTTTCGCTGTTTTCGGTCAAAAATCTTGCCAATTCAGCGATAATGGACGCTTTCGTGGGATTTGCCTTGCGCTCTCTTGTGGTGAATTTGTATGCGGTGGGGGTCTTGCGTGTGCCAGTCTTGGCGAATTTCTGTGCGATTTTGAGCTGTTCTTTCGACAGGTCAAAATCCTGTTTCTTGCCCTTGTCGATTTCTCGGTCAGAGTTCCACACGGCTTCCGCTTCATCGGCAGTCCAGCCCATTTTCGCCATAGCGTTTTTCAGCCATTCGGTTTTGGAAATGTCAGCCATAAAACACCGCCTTTTCAGATTTTAGGGGAGAGAGGGGGAGAGGTTATCTCCCCCTCTTGTCTCACTTGGCGGTGAAATACGCCTTGCGCTTATCCTCGATACGCTCTGCCAGACCGTCAATGACCATCTGACGCACCAGAGAGGAGACTTTCTGGTTGGACGCATCGGCGATAGCGGGGACAGACTTCATCAGAGCGGAGACGGTGTACTTCTCGCCCTTGTGGGCATCCAGGAACGCCTTGATGTCGGACTTGATACCCTCGTTTGCCAGCTGGGTGGCAGTGGGCTTCTTGTCCACGGTGTTCTTGCGGTCGAGCAGTTCCAGCTCATGCTTGGCGAACTCCGCCATCTCTGCGGGAGACACATCCACATAGACAGTCTCGAAGTCCTCGGAAGTGCCGATACGCTGGGAAGTGGGGAACTTGAACTCGCCCACCTCGGCAAAGGTTTTGAGGGCGGTGAAATAGTCCCGCTTGGTCATACGGCGGGAAATGGTGGAAGTAGTAGCAGTCATAGTATCAACCCTTTCTGCGTTTTTAGGTGTCGCCCACCATATTGTTGTTTCCCTCTTGGAACATCTATATTATAACACAGACCCGAAGCCTTGTCAAGACTTTTTTTCGGATTTGTGGAATTTTTTTAAGGTACACGCCCCGCCGGAGGACTCTCACCCTCTCCCTTGGAACAATTATATATTACCACACCCTTGGACAAATTACAATAGTCAATAATGACAAAAAACGGGATTTTCAACATCCAAAATTTATGTAAAATAACACTTGACAAAATTTGTGCTGCGTGGTATAATGGAAATTTCGGGCGCCACAGCCGTGAGCGCCCGACCCATTTTAGCACATTCGAGCGCATTTGTCAATAGGCAATTTACACAAAAATAAACCAGCGTAGTTGGCTACTACGCTGGTTCCCCTGTTGATACTCGCCAGCCGTCCGGACAGCCAGCCCACTTCTACACAGCAGACCCAATCAGCTGGGCGCAATGCCCACATAGATGGTCTTTCTCGGCACGCGGTGAATGTGGTTAGAACTTCGTACCCAGTCCCAATTTCTAACGAGGGGTTCAAGATGGCGTTTGAGAAGAAACTGTCGAGGGGACAAACACTCTGTTAAAATCCATCTTGGCTGGGGAATTAAATATAATCAATCATTAAACTATCTAATCAAACAATGATTGATTACTAAGGTGGTCGATACAATCGCCATTTCATTTTTCTCACCTCACATTGTTAGTATAGCACAGGCGGGACGGTTTGTCAAGAGTTTTTTTCAAAATTCTAACTCGTCCCGAACGCCATAGCCGGAGAAATCGAGGATAACAGGAGAAATGCCAATGTACCCAATGTTTGAGCCGTGGAGGTCGTTGATGTGATACTTCTTGACGAACTCACAGAGGGCGATAACCTTGCGCTTGCCGTGGAGGGAAACGGCGACTTTTGCCCACAATCCATCGAGGTCGCGCCCATAGCCATTTTGGTCTGCCTTGCGGAACTGTCGCTCAATCTGATTAACGCGACAATCAGGGACAGTCTTTGCGATACGGACGAGACGCCCTTGCAGTCCGCCATCTCCCCAGCAGATTTTATGGGCACTGTTAGTAATAATCTGTTGAGCGGTGAACGCAATCGCTTCACCATCACGGGGGGAGGTAATGTAGCCAGCCAACATAGTGGCGGGGAAGAAATCAGCGAGATTTGCTTCTACGGCTTTCTGATACACAGCCACTTCCCGCTCTGCGTCCCGCGTCTCCATAGACCATTTGAGGACATAGCCCAATTCAGGGAACACCAGACATTCCTTGGTCGCGCCATTACTGGACGCAATCTTGACATTAGGGTATGCGTTATGGATGACATTAGACAGACTGTCCGCCCGTCTGACCAGTCTCGGCTTTTCAGATACCGCCTGCTGAATGGTCAGGATAAAATCCTGAACTCTCGGAAACTCCATCGTTCATCGCTCCTTTCAGTATCATCATTATAGCACATTACAGGAGAATTACAATAGGCAAAATACACAAAAATTTGCGGAAAAAATTTCTGAAATTGTATAATGTACCGAAAACCGGGCGCCAGGACCGTAAGCGCCCGGCCAAATTATACCACACGCGCTTTAATTTGTCAATAGGTAAAATAGACAAAAAAAATGAGGGAGAATTTCTCTCCCTCACTTGCGCGGACACGACAGCACAACCTTGTATTTTGTTCCATCGAGGGTGAATAAAAATTCACGCTCCGCATTACTGACATTCAGGTCAGTCGCGCCGTATGTGGTCAGCGTCTCGGTTAGTAAGGTGATAATGCCCTGCTTGGTGGGATTGACCTTTTTTTCTCTTGGCGCGAACTTGTACGCGGTCGGCTGGCGTCCTACTCCACGCGCTTTCTTGCTTGCCTTTTCCTGTTCCTCGGTCAGCGGAAACGGATTGCCGCCCTTGTCGATGATAGCATCTTGAACAATAATGTCCTTGGCTTCGGCTTCGGTACAATCCAGCTTTCGCATGAGGTCGGCAATTCGCTCATTCATGCGCTTGCTCCTTTCGGGGATAGGGTGGGGATTTCTCCCCACCCTTGGGCGGTTTACTCGCTCACCTTGCGGAAGAACGCCTTGCGCTTATCCTCCACGCGCTCCACCTGCTTGTCCAGCACCATCTGCCGAACGAGGGAGGACAGCTTCTGATTGCTCATGTCCTTACAGACGGGGAACTCCTTGAGCATCTCGCTGATGGAGTACAGGCGGTCGCGCTCCATAGCAGACAGAACACTGGTCTTGATGACCTCATTCTCCTGCTGGGTCTTGGTGGGCTTCTTGTCCACGGTGTTCTTGCGGTCGAGCAGGTCGATTTCGTGGGTGATGAACTCAACCAGCTTGGGGTCTGCCTTGACCTCGGACAGCTTCAGCAGGGCGTTGAAGTGGTCGCGCTTGGTGGGCTTACGGGTGGTGGTGTTAGTGTTAGACATAGTATCAATTCCTTTCTCCATTTGGTTTTGAGGGCTTTGCCCTCCTGACATTATCTATTATAACAGCTTGCGCTGGGATTGTCAAGAGTTTTTTTCAAAATTCTTGATTTTTTTTGATAGTGCCAACAGGGGAGCGTCCCACAAGTATTCACAACGACTTACTACCCCGGAATACGGATAAGAGTATTGCCATGTTATTGCGTCGCAGTCCGGTTAGAGGTTCCGGTCTGTACCTTGCTCACAAATTGCTCACTTTCCGCTCCATGCTCAGGCTTTACCGCGCTGGTGTAGGGCTTACTTCCTTTACTTTCGCACGGTTCGCGACCCGTGGATTTCTTGGGTGGGACTGTTCCCCTCTTGACATTATCAATTATAACACAGGTGCTGGGGATTGTCAAGAGGTTTTTTGAAATTTTTTCAAATTTCTGAAACCTGTCTACACAGGCGACACATTAGACGCATCTGCCGTGCCGTTCCCCTCCTGACATTACCCATTATAGCACATTCAGTGCCAGTTGTCAAGAGGGAAAATGCGGGTCAGTTACCGAGTTATCACACCCGCCAGCGTGGCTCCCCCGAGGAGCAACTTGCTGTTCCCTCCTGACATTATGTATTGTACCATAGGTGAGCGCGGATTACAATAGGCAAATTATACAAGTTTCAGGAAAAATAAATAAAAAAATTTGTGTAAAAAAACTATTGACAAAATTGCTGGCGGGGTGTATAATGGTGAATTCCGGCCGAGACGCGCGAAATCGGCCGGCCATTATACCACACCCAGGCGTGTTTGTCAATAGGTAAAAATACACAAAAAAATGAGGGGAAAATCCCCTCATTTTTAGTCCATCTGACAAGCGAGAAATGCGTCCCGCTTTTCGTTCAGATTTGCGATTTCGCCCGCCAGCGCGTCAGCCCTCATAGCCAACAGACGGGCGTAGCCCTTGCGCCAGTTCAGCATACCGGCGGGATTGACCGTGTAAATGTACTTCTCCTTTTCCACGGTCTTGGTGTCCTTGCGCTCAACGCGGAAGTCCTGACCATTCATAGCCAGCAGAGCGCGCTGTGCCACTTCCGGCAAACGCAGCCAGTCATACTCGGTCATCAGGGCGTTGCCATTCTTGTCAACCATCCAGCTTTCCGCTTCCCACGGGTCGAGCCTGATTTCCTTGGTGGTGTTCTCGGTGCGTACCACCTTGATGATACCCTCATCCCGCAGGAACGACAGGGAATTGTAGGTGTACCGCCGGTAGTCGTGCTTTGCCTTGGAGAAGTCCTCGGAAGTGAACTCCTTGTTTCCGAACAGGTCTACCAGCCACTTGTAGGTCTTGACGGTGCGCTGGAAGTTTCTCAGGTTAGCATAGCGAGCTTTCATAGTTTTTTCTCCTTTTCTATTGGTGGGGCTTACCATCGTTTCCCCTACCTTGATTTTGTAATGTTATTATAACACGGAATGGGGGGCTTTGTCAACCCCCATTCCAAACTTTTTTTACGGGGTGTCGTGCTTGCGGTATTCAGCCAGGTCAGGGTCGCCAATCCATTCGGAAAAGTCAACCCAATAGTCGAACTCGTGAAGAATGGTGGTTTCCTCGCCCTCGAATACTCCACCACAACAGGCACAAATGACGTTTCCATCATCAGTTTGGATACCCGCCTGAACGCCATCGGAATGGTCGCTCTTGAACAGAACTTGCTTCGGCATTTCGCTTACCTCCTTGTCTTAGTATAAACATTATACCACAAGAGAAAGGGGCTGTCAAGCCCCAATCTCAAAACTTGGGAAAACATTTTACTTCAAAGGGCGCGTCCCATGCGTGGACATTCTTGGTGTATCGCTTGTGCATCTTCTGACAGGCGAGGAAAATTTCCATTTCCTGCATAGCGTCAGAAAGTGCGGTGTGTTCTTCCTCAAAGTCAGGGTTGCCGTGGAGATAGCCATACACCGCTTCAACGGAAGTCGCGCAGGTCTTGCCGTTCTTGGAACGCTTGCCATTTTCTCGGCAGTATTCCGCATAGGACTTTTTGTGGGTGATAGTTTCCAGTGCCATAAGGTACAGGTCAATGAACTCGAAAGTGTCCAGCAGGTCGCGGAAACAGGTCTTACAGAAGTCAAAACCGCTGTTGTATGCCATCACATAGCGGACGCCATAATGGTCGCACAGGTTTTTGATTACCTCATAGGCTTCGCGCTCCGTGGCGATAGCGGAGATTTCGCCAGCTTTGAGCCGTTCGGCATACTTGGGAAAATTCTTCTTGGCATAGCCATCGGTAGCGATTTCGTCATAATGCTCCATCACCAGCAGGGAAGTGGTGGCAAGGATTTCGCCCTTGCGGTCGTGGATAATCGCGCCCACATTATACATTCCCGTGGGGTGAGCCGCGCCGCCTACCGTTTCAGTGTCCAGCGTGCAATAGATATTTTTCATTGTTCATTCTCCTTTTCTCTTGGTCGGGTGTACCATCGTTTCCCGTACCTTAATTACATTATATATTATAGCAGATAGGGGCAAGATTGTCAAGCCCCTATCTGCTTTTTTTTACAGGTGGCGCAGGATTTCCATAAGCAGGTCGGCATTGTATGCCATATTGTGGGTGTTTGCCGTCCACTCATTGAGATTTCGCTGTTCATCATCGAACAGGATAGACGCGGGGCAGGTGGCGCAGGTGGACTTGGGAACGCCATAGGGAACAATGTGGATTTCGTCCCACTTGACGCTGGGGAGATGCTTTGCCAGCCATTCCCGCTTGACCTCGGCTACCTCGGCGTTGAACTTATCCGTTCCACTCTTGGACAGCCAACTGATGATGCCGATATTGTACCCCCGTGCCTGTAAGCGGTTCAGATAGCGGGCGAGGGTGGAGAAGTGAACGAGCGGGCGGGCGTTCGCATATACGCTCACGTCAGAGGCTTCCAGCTTCGCCAGCCAGTTGGGGTCGCCGTAGAGGTTGGCAATAGTGCCGTCCATGTCCAGATAGATAGTCATTGTATCAACTTCCTTTCTTGATTGTAGCACCATTATACAGGATAAACCGCGATTTGTCAACAGTTTTTTTCAATTCTGCTCTTGGTCATTTCGCACAAACTTTCGGGATGCGCCCTTGGTCAAATTTGTTCAATTTGCCTATTGACAAAATTGCTGGCAGGGTGTATAATGGAAATTTCGGCCGCGTGGGTCGTGCGCGGCCGACCGAGTATACCACAAATGGGGGTGTTTGTCAATAGGCAAAATAGACAAAAAAAATCTCCCAAATTTGGGAGATTTTTCAATTATTACTTCTTGACAGTGATGCTGAAAATAGAGCGCAGGAGTGCGATAATGAGCCAAATGACCAGCGCCAGTTTCCACGAAAACACGATAGCGATAGAGCCGATGGCTGTTATCCCAATCATAGGGAGAAGCCAGCAGAGAAGCCAGACCAGCCCAGCAGTAAACAGGAACGAAATGCCGAGGGCAATAACCGTTATCAGAATAGTAATCATTTTTATTCTCCTCTCTTAAATACGATAGTTTTGTGTGTGGTGAAGGTCGCTCCGCGAACAAGCGGGTCATTTGCCAGGTCATTTGCGATAAATGATTTGGCTTCATCTTCATCCTTGAACCACTCGCTATTAGTGAAGCGTTCGTCCCAAGTAGTTATGCCCCACCACTCAACGTTGTAGTACACATCTTTGATTTCCATTGTCGCAACCTCCTTAATAGATTTGTTCGCCGTTGTGGTAGCGTTCGTATCTCGCTTCAAGGAAGTCGAGAATGAACTCGAAGTCATCAGCGTCCGCGGGGTCTACGAACGTCTTTTCAAGGATTTCACCAGTGTGGTCATTGAAAACTTTAATCATTTCCATTTTGTTGTCCTCCCTTATTTGATGATACCATTCTAACACAGAGGGGCTGATTTGTCAACCCCTATTTTACAAATTTTTGCTTTCTGCCACGAAATATTTTGCGCCATACTGTGCCACAATGTCTTTGACCTTTTTGCTTTCGGCTTGCGTGGCACAATAGAAATTAAACAGCGTGTGCTTGTCGCTAATCTCAATGTATGAATGAGGGACTTCTCGCAGGTCAAAATCAACAGCGGCGCGATACTTTGTGGGGACAGTCATTTCAATCTTCCACAACTTTTCCTTGCGCGCCAACTCCTCCACCCACTTGACCGCCAGCACACCGATGAAATTACAGGCGGCGGTAATGCCCATCTTTGCCAGCGTAGAAACGCCGTCAATGTTGGTCAGGATAATGACATAGGAATAAAAACCATAAGTCAGCGCATTGATACCAGCGGCTACCCACTTGTTGCCCTTGACCGTAAGAATGGACTTGATGGTGGACAGCACCACATTCACAGCGGTACAGACAATAAACAGGATAATTGCGTTCATAGTCATCAATCCTCCCCGAACATAGCTTCCGCCACCCAGTACATAGATGTGCGCAGGTGAGACTGGATTTCAAACAAATCATCACTCAAATTTTGAGCGGCTTGCTTGTCCTCGCTGTTGGACAGGTTTTTCTTTTCTGCGGCGATTGCGATTGACAGTTGCTCCAACTCATTAGCAACTTGTTTCAGCTTAGAGGGGATGTTCATAGTATCAATTCCTTTCTTAATTTCTATTATAATACTACCACATTTATTTGAAAATGTCAAGAAAAATTTTTGCCGTAGTTAAATTCTCACAGGATTGTTTTTTTGTTCCGTGTAGTTAGTCAGAACTAAACCTGACAAGAGGGGCGTTAATGCCCCTCCGTCAATTTGTTGAACATACTCCACAGCGTATCGCAGGAATAGTTAGTGTTTTCAGCCATCCATACAATTTGGTCATCAGTCGGCAAATACTTATCATCCCGCCAGCCGAACATTCTTTCACAGGACTGATACGCCTTGTACTCGTCCTCTGTCAGTTTGCCGCGCAACCGCCAGTCCCAGCGAACAGAGTCTACCATAGACCACACGCACGCGCCTACGATAGTCAGCACCATCACCGCGACAGCCGCATATCGCACCAATTCAAACTTGACCCCACCATAGCACAACAGGGCAACGCCGCACAGAATGAGGAAATTGCGCCCATACCTCTTGAGGGTTTGCTTCTGAAAATCAGACATTTTCTCTACTCCTTAATATGTTGTCAGTAAATTCATTGGAGAACTCCTCGGCGAAATCATCATCATAAGCGCGATAGGCGATGACTTCCATAACCGTCTCAATACCGGACATAAAGTGGGAATTGCCATTGATGGCATCATAATGACCTTGGAACATACGGCATTTACACAGGTCATTGAAAACCATCTGATACGCTTGTTTCAACTCCATTGTTCTTACCTCCTTGTTTCAGTATAGCCATTATACCGTATTACGGGATAGAAGTCAATCGTCAAAATACACAAAATTGCGCTGGAAAATTTGTGAAGTATGCCTATTGACAAAAATGCCGGGCGCCACAATCGTGAGCGCGCGGCCACAAATGTCAAGTGGAAAATTATACAAAAATTGGGCTGGATTTTTGTTTATCCAGCCCAAATGATTTTTATTCCTTTTCAAAAATAAAATCCGGTTTGAAAATGTAGAGGAACGCCACAGCGTAATGGAAAATCGGAATGATTGAGCCGGTGATAACGGTTAACCAGTTAGAGAACGGACTGCGCTTGCTTTCGCCCCGGTTCTTGAATGCTTCCTGTGCCTGCTCTTTGTTTTTCTTCATAGTCGAAATGATGCTTGCGATGCCCAGCCAGTAGAGAACAATACCGATGATGTAAATAATGAGAATGATTTTCATAAGTGTATCTCCTTTTTATTTGATTTACTTTCCTGATTTCGGAACGAAGCCACGGCAGAATTGACGACACCAGGTGCGCTCGTTCTTTCGCTTCATACATTTACTCTCGCCCACGCTATTCAGCACCTTACCGCGATTGTAGCCCCAGTATTCACAGTGATAACAGCAAACATCGCGGATTTCAAAATTGTAGCGGTTCGCCAGTTCCTCTCGAATTTCAAACGCAGTCATTGTTTTTACCTCCTTGTTTCGTTGTACTCATTATAACACACCTACTGGCTGTTGTCAATAAAAAATGTGGGATTTCTCCCACATTTTTTTATTTGCCGATTTCCACTTTTTCAGTGGGGGCAAGCATTTGAAGCACATTAGCCGTAAGCGCGACGCTCACCCTGTCATAGCCATTCCCGCAAGTATCGCTCACATACTCGCAGTCATTGTCGTGGATAATGTCATACAATTCATTCAGAATGTCATAGGCATCTCGCAGGGTTTTTCGCTCTTCCTCTGTCATTTTGACATAGATGGGAGCTTTAATAATTTCCATTTTGTTTCCCTCCCTCAATTACTAATTTCCAGTTTTTCAGCAGGTGCGAATACTCGGCAAATTTCAGCGGCTTGGCTGAGGTCAAACCGCCCATAGCCATCACCAGTCAACGGATTGCCCACATACTCGCAGTCATTCTCTTCGGCGGCGTTTACAAGGTCATTCAAAATGACATAAACCTCATGGAGTGAATTACGCTCTTCATCACTCAACTTAACATAGATAGGGGACTCAATGAATTCCATTTGGTGTATTCTCCTTTCTCTTGGTATTATCTATTATAGCAGAAATGGGGCTTGTTGTCAAGCCCCAATTTTCTACTTTATCACATAAAATTCAGGGTGGCGTTCCTCATTCTTGCGGATGCGCTTAACCAACTGCTGGGGCAGGCGGTTTTTGCCAGCACTCTTGTATATAGCGACAGCCCGTTCAAATGTTGCGGGGTATGCGGTGATGATGAAATTCTCATATAAGTCCAGCACAAGGATAATGCCAGTCGAGAGCAAACGCAGGCGGGCGGTCTGTCGCTGGTCGATGACCTCAATCATCACGCGGTCGGAATATCCGAGGTATTCCTGTAAGAGGGCGAGCCGGTTTGCCCGCTCCTCTGTCAGATGGTTCGACATAGTGTAGTTTTCCATATTACCACCCCATATTGAACACGAAGCGCCCCAGACCGATACAGGCAACGCCATATAGGATAGAGCCAACGAGGAAGTGCCAGTCGTGCGTCTGACGATAGACCATATAGCCCCCGACACACTGGACGCCAGCGAAGCCAGCGAGGGCGAGGATTGCGAGGATTGCGATAGTAGCCATTTGAATGACCTCCTTTAATTGATGGTATAAGTATAGCATACCTACTGGCTGTTGTCAACCGTCAATCTGCACAAATTTCGGGATAAAAAATTGTTGAAAAAAACGAACACAAAATGCTTGACAAATTGGCTGGGCTGTGGTATAATGGAATTTCCGGCCGCAGCAGTCGTGGGCGGCCGGCCAAATTATACTTTAAAAATGCTATTTTGTCAATAGTCAAAATACATAAAAAAATGAGCCAAAATTTGGCTCATTAGTTTATAATTCCTATGCCGATGAGACAGAGAAACAGAAGCACACCGCCGAAACCGAAAAATACGATTAGTCCCATAGCCCATTGCCACAGTCTTTCGTGTCTCATAGTCTCACCTCAAAACCTTAAATTCGACCACTTCGCCGTCCACCATCTTGTGCCAGTACAGCTTGCCGTTGTAGCGGATAGCCCGCAGGCGATAATGGTGCTTGTCCCATGTGGTATACTGTTCATCGGTCAGATACTCGCCATAGCGGAGAACATCCCGTTCATCAGCCCCGCCGCAAAATGTGTATCCCTTAGCGTTCATTTGTCGCACCTCACATTCCGCGGACTGCGCCGCACTCGCTCATACCGTTTTCATCAAAGCGGGCGATAGGCTCACCACTCGGCAATCGGAGTTCCGCCCACGCTTCATCACAGCAGTCGGCATCAGCCATCATCAGCCGCACCAGCTCACACGCTGTTTCAAACTTGTTCCACGCCGCTTCATCACCGCTCACGCGCACGACCTCGACATTATTGACTACTACTGTGTATTCCATCTTGAATACCTCCCTCATTTGATAATACAATTATAGCACACCTATTGGTTGTTGTCAAGCATAAAATAAAAAAAATCCAGGTCAAGCCTGGATTTTTTCAACAGTGATGATATTGGAATTGTCCCAGGGATAAGACACGGAAAACTGCTCATATAGGCCATATATAAACCGCGTCCAGCCGTTGGTACAGAACTGTCTACGCCATTCCCGCTCCAAAGGGCGCAACTCCCACAGGATATACAGCTGTTCCTCGATAAGGTCGCATATACTGGTGTCAACATCCCACTGGATAGTGGCAGTCTCGCTATGCTGTGCCTCGCTGTCGATGAACCGAACCTTGTACTCACGCGTCATAATGATGACCTCCTTTACTTTATGTATACAGTATAGCACAGGTGCGCCTGCCTGTCAATAGTCAAAATGACCAAATTTCGGGACTTGAAACGCTTGATTTTTGTTCATAATGCCTATTGACAAAATTGCTGAGACGTGGTATAATGGTAAATTTCGCGCGCCAGGTCCGTGGGCGCGCGACTCAATTTTACCACAAATGGGGCGAGTTGTCAATAGGCAAAATGACCAAAATTTTCAACCGAATTATGGGCATAATGTCATATAAAAAAACAAGGGCTTTCGCCCTTGTCTTAGTAGCCCCGGAGTTCCAGCCGCACCGCTCTGTCAGCCACCGACCGAGCCAGCAGGACTTTCTTCCAAGTCATCAGCTCTTTGATGTTGCCCGGAGTGTCAGCCCAGAAGCCCCAGGTGATGCCCTCGCGGATAATGTCCGCTTTCTTCATCAGCATCAGATTGTTGTAGTAGGTATTGAACTTGTCGACCATTGTAGTATCTCCTCTCTTTTGATGGTTTAATTATAGCAGGTTAAACGCGGTTTGTCAATAGTTTTTTTAAGAAATTTCAAAAATTTCTTCATAGCCATCGTCCCATACCTGCCGGCATTTAGTGTTATCTTCATTAGTGTATTCGTCATAGCCAAAGCCCATAGACTCAACACGCCCTATAAAAATCCATTCCATTTAATTATCTCCTTCCTTTTATTGTACTCATTATACGCCCTATTTCGGGATTTGTCAATACCTTTTTCAAAATTTTTTCAAAAAAAATAGGGCTTACGCCCTATTATTTTAGCAATACGCCAGCGTCATACTTGCCCATTTGAGAACGGAAATTTGATTACACGCTCTGCCGATTTCCATCGCCTCGCGCTTCGTTGCCACGCGCTTGCTTCGGTCAACGAAATAGGTTCCTTCACTGTACCACACCCCACAGTTGCCGCCGTAGTCTCTCACCGCGTCAATGGCTTCCTGCGCGGTCTTACATTCGATGCCCTCTGTGGCGACCTGCCAGCCGGATTTATAGTTTACTTTCTTACCCATTTTGAGGGTCAGCCCGTCATTGTTGCCCAGCTTGCGGATAGAACGAATGTTAATCATTTTTGTATCTCCTTTGTTGTTTTGTTGTACTCATTATAACACGCTTATTTCATTTTGTCTATTGGCAAACTACACAAATCGGGATTGCGATTTTTGTGCGAAATTTCCGCATTTTTTTCTTGACAAACTGCTCCGACCTGTGCTATAATATTTCGGGGCGCCACGTGCCTGATGAGTGCGTCGGCACACACATTGTTAAAATTTTAACAATCCAACAGCGACAAAAAAAATAACAGGGCTTGCGCCCTGTTATCTTACTTGATTTTCAGAATTTCCTTGCCCAGCTTGCCGGACTTGAATACGCGGCGAACGCTCACAATGTTGGCTTTCCGCAAAAAGCCTATTGCGATGTTGTGGGCTTCGTTGCCCGTGCGGGCGATGATGGAGAGGCTCTGCCCCTCGGCGTTGATGCAGATGTAAGTATTAGCGATCGTTCGTGTCATAGCTGTTTCCTCCTTAATACATTTCCTCGGACTTGTCAAGATAGAAATGGTCAATCTTGGTCATGTCCAGCAGTTCATACTTTTCCACACCCTTGGCAAGCATGGCGTTCAGTTTGTCCACCAGCACCGCGCCGTTTTCCTTGCGCATCTGAACGAACAGGAAGTCAGAACAGGTTTTCTCCCACTGTGTCCCTCTGTTATAAACAACAGGCTCTTTGGTGGTGTAGCAGACTCCATAGATGTTAGACATTTTGTGTACCTCCATAATAGTTTTTGTGGGGTGGGGGGCTTGCCGCCCCCTATGTGGTTTACTCGAATGTGGGGACGAAAGACACCAACTTGCCGTGCTTTATGACTTCCCACTTCATTTCGTTCTTGCTGAAACCGCGAACCCAGATACGAGCGCCGTCCTCGAATGTGTACCAACCCTGTGTGTGCTTTCTCATTTTGTGTACCTCCATTTAGTAGTTGTTTTCTTGTTCCTTACATTTACTATTATAAGGGATAACCCCTCATTTGTCAAGCACCAATTTGCTTGATTTACAACTTTTTTTGTTGTGATTGTGCAACAACATTAGCATTTCAGGACTTGATTTTTTGTGCATTTTTTTCGCATTTTTCTCTTGACAACTGGTGGCTGGTTGTGTTATAATATTTCGGCGCCCAGCGGGCTTGTTGGCGCTGACGATCTGTTTGTTAAAATTTTAACAATCCAGCTACAATAAGAAAGGGCTTGCGCCCTCTCTTACACCGCCTTAATAATCACGCCGTTTTCGTACAGGATAACCGGCTCACCAGCTTCGGCATACGCCTGATAGACGGCTTCGGCTTCGGCTTTGTCAGTGCCCTTGTATTCAGTGGTGACGTACAGCGCATCGTTAATAACCTCGTAAGTATTCATTGTGTTACCTCCATTTAGTAGTTGTTTTCTTGTTCCTTACATTTACTATTATAAGGGATAGACTGCCATTTGTCAACACTTTTTTCGCATTTTACAAAAAAAAATAACAGGGCTTGCGCCCTGTTAATCCAGCTTTCCAGTGAGTGCTTCGTGTGCCACCTTGCGCTGTTCCTCTGTCATCACGTCGAGGTATTCGTTGTAAATGGTGATTGCGGAGAACGGACGGGACGCCTTGCGATAGTTGCGGATCGTGCGGCACAGGGATTTAAGAGCGGTGTTAGAGAGATTGTAATTAGTGTTCATGGTGTTTACCTCATTTCTTAATTTCTGTACTTAGTATACACCATAAATTAAAATCTGTCAATAGGTTTTTGAAAAATTTATTTTCTTCTATCAACTGTTCCGTGTGTGTCTAATTGGCTACTTTGCTGGTTAAGCACATTTGCGCTGTAACGCTTTAATGTGGTGAAGCGTGCTCACGAGTAGTCTTTAATGCTTTAACGCGGTGAAGTATTCCGTTCTATGAATGTGAAATTTTTAACAATTAGATTTCGGGACGAAGATTGTGATTATTTTAACAATCGCATTCGCAATTTTTTTTCTTTAACACTTTAATGTGGTGAAGTCTGGGGTGTTGCGACCGTGTTCGGCATCCAACAGCGAATGTGAAATTTTTAACACTTAAACAGCGACTTCGCCACTTCCGCACATTGTGAAATTTTTAACAATCTTGCTCGGACAGCGAATGTATCAACTGTGCCGTGTGTATCCTGCTTGCTACCTGTGCAAGCGCACTCTTTGCTCTCTTGCTCTTGGCTCTCACATTGTTAAATTTTTAACAATCTTGCTCGCCCCTCTGTGAGACCTGTGTGTTGCGGGATGCGCGTTGTCCAGCGTCTGCGCCGCTGTATTGTTTAGCAATAGTGTGAGGGCTTATTCTTAGGCGACTAGGGCCGTTGACGGCGTTGAACCCAAAAGAAAAATAGAATAGTTGTGTTAGATTGTGGCGCTGTTCCCGGTGTACCCGACCGGTGGCAAGCGCGCTCTACTCTCTTACTGTTGGACTATCTGCCTGCCCTGCCCACTACCCATAGCCTACCCCTGCCCTACACCATACCATACCATACTACTATACTACATTGTTAATACATTAACAATGTATTTATCATTGTGTTGTGTTGTGTGTTGTTCTCTCTCTCGCTCGCTCGTTGGCTCGCTCTGCCTGCTCGTGCGTCTTGTCCACTGTGCCGTGCGTGTCCTTGTCCACTCTTGGTTGAGTGTTTGTTAAATTTTTAACAATCTTCGTACATTGTTAATTTTTTAACAATCTTGCTACATTGTTAAATTTTTAACAATCTTAGGGCAATAAAAAACCTCCCTCAATGAGGGAGGCAAATGAGGCACATCAAGATGCCAGTGCCAGCGATGACAGCGACCGCAGTGATGAAGCGCACGACTTTGTAGATGATAGACATAGATTATTCCTCCTTGATTGATGGTATTATTATACTACATTTCAGGATGCTTGTCTATTGGCAGAATACACAAATTTGCGAGAGATTTTTTGTGGAGTTTGTATTTATTGCGAATGAGGACCGCGACGCCCATTCGCGGTCCTGCGAGTTGAGGGGCTGTATTGGGGATGGTCCAGCCTTTCCACGTGCGCCAAGCCGAAGAAGGTCTCGATAGTGTTCAGATTTTTTCTCAGATAAAAACAAACCGGGGGGGGTATGTTTCGGGAAAAAATTTTTTTTGATTTTTATTTTTTTGTTTGGCTGGTACAAACTCTCACCAAAACTTTTTTCAATTCAGATAACGGTAAAACTTTTTTCAATTTGGATAGTGGTAAAATTTTTTTAATTCAAATAACAAAATTATTTAGTATTTTTAATTAATGCCATTAATCCAATAAGGTTTAAAATAAAAATAATTAATAAAAATATTTTTGCTTGAATCATTTTTTATTCTCCTTTTTAGGACGACCACGTTTAGGGTTCTCACCCCATACGATTTGATGAACTGCTTTAGTAGCATAATAATTAGCTTTTTTCTGCATCTTAGCGGCAAGCGCATTACCAAAACTCTTATATTTAGGCATAATTATATTACTCCATTAATAGCATCAGTTAATTTTTGAGGAATCTCAAGCCCTAAATCATCTAATACTTCTTTAGCACGTAAATATTCTATTCTACTACAATATCGTTTGCTCACTCGCACTCCAACATAAATTTCACCATTGTATTCAATAGTATAAAATTCCATACGATCGCCAGGAGCAATACCATATTTTTGTCTTAAATTTTTAGGAAAAACAAGACGGCCTAAACTATCGACCTAATGAATAGAACCTTCATTACGAACTATTGTTTGGCCTTCTCGCATTACAATATCAAAATAATTTTTTTCTTCTTCCATATAATCACTTCTCCTCCATTACACGACATTTTTCCCCAGAGGATTTAATAATGTGCCAAATATATTCACCATCATTAATGACTCCTAAATATTTGTCATTATTATTTATATATTTATCCAATTCCCAACCTGTGCCAACAGCATTAATTTGGAAATATTTTTCTGGTGTTTTTTCATCATAAACCGCCCAGACGCATGGATTATTATTTACATCTAATCCAGTAGATACAATATCAGTCAAATGGTCCATAATATGAGTAGACCCTGGAGTTTCAATTAAATATTTATAAATCTTCATATTACTCCTCTTTTAACACTTCTGCCCAAACGCGCACATCTCTATCTTCCGCGTTAATAATTTGATTTTTATCATATACAAAAATAGGACAATGTAGTGGATAACAATTTATTTTAGTATCAATATTATCCACATAAATAATCATATTATTTTTAATATAGGGCCAATAATCTTGTCCTTCACCCAATAAAATACAAGTATATCCTGCCTCAGTTAATTCTCCAAGATTAATATCTTGATTAAATATTACTCCTGTAAATAAAATAGTAGTACCTCGTTTAAAATTTTTTAAAATATATTTAATTGGTTTTTCAGTCATCACCATTCCACCCTTCCGGTAAAAATATATCCAAAATTCTTTGTAATAAATCACTCGCAGCAAATATTGGGCCGCCGATAAAAAATATTAGACAAACAATTAATTTATTTTCACCGGCACTTTGAATTGCATCAATATATTCAAACATTACTAATGCTGAAATAATTATCCAGAAGATAACAATTACATAGACTCCCAAAAATATTCACCATCCTTATATTTATTTACTTTAACATTGCGGATTAGCATTCTTATAGAGCCGTCTTTCTCTAGTTGATTTGCGTATCCAGGTGGTGGCGGGCTCTTGGACAAAACTGAATAAGCGACTATATTAGAATTTTCATAATTAGAGAAGTCTGTGATTTTTGCGGATTCCTTCGCATTAAATTGAAGATGTAATAGTAAACAACACGGAAAACTTTCTTCAATATTATTTGCGTCTTCATAATAATCTGCTATTAAATTATATTTTTGTTCAATAGTTTCAGGGTCTAGAAGTTTAGCCACTCCCTTTGTAAACAATATATTATATATAATAGATAATATTAATAATATACTTAATATAACAATAGCGATTACCATAAACTTCTCCTTTTATTTTTTATTATAATAATAATACAAAAAATTTTTTTTATTGTCAAATTTTTTCCAATTAATAGTATCGTTTAAAAATTTTTTAAATGCATTTATTAAAATTTGACACCTGGAAAAATTTTTTGTATAATGAAGACGTAAAAAAATCTGGAGGTAATGATGATAAAATTAGATTATTCCTTACAAACTCCAGAAGAAAGAAATGAATTAGTCAAGAAAATATTAGAGGAAACCCCAGACCCCTCTCCTCGATATTTAGAAATATTAGGGGACTATATCATTCTTTGTATGGAGAAACAAGAGAAGAAGGAGCGTAAATTATTAACTGATAATCGTATGGCAACAGTTAATAAACGTGAAACATCTTTTGAAGGTCTTGTTTCCCAATTTGAGAATGGCGAAGATGGAATTTATAATTTAATTACTGAAAATAAAAATACAATATTTTAGCCTAAAATTACAATTACTAAAAAAGATATAGAAGAAATACCTCATTTAAAATAGTTGAGAGACGCCATTACTACTTGGGAAGCCAAATTACGAGTTAGTGAAGGGCGCGAAGCATTTATAATTAAACGTGCTATTATTGAAATGCGTAAAGATTAGTATGTTATTAAAAATGCGGTTCGTCGTCCAATTGTTATGACTAAAATTACTCGTTCAAGAAATTTTATTCCATTAGAGGACACAACTTGCATTTTTGATGATGATGGTTATCCAATCCCGGATGGCGTTTCACTATTAGACCCTAGAGTATGTTCTGCAATTTTATGTAATTATTCTCGCTTAAAACAAGATAGTTGGGGAGATTTTGAAAGAGATTTATGGTATATTATGGAAGATTTTGATAATTTATGTACCATTGCTCTTAAAGATTATCCACTGTATGACAGAATAGTTGAATATAAAATTGATGGATTATAGAATATAGACATCCAAAAGAGAATCCAAGAGGAATTTAATATTACCCATAGTTTAGAATATATTTCTAGTTTATGGCGCAATAAAATTCCTAAATTAATCGCTTCAGCGGCTGAAGACCAATACCTATATGATTATTATTTACATAAAGCAAAAGGTAAATATAAAAAATGTAGTCGCTGTGGGCAAATTAAATTAGCACATAATAAATATTTTAGCAAAAATAAAACTAGTAAAGATGGTTATTATAGTATTTGTAAAAAATGCCGTAATGCTAAAAACAAGGGCAAACAGTTATAATTTTGAGATGCCTGTTATTGGATAGATATAAGGAGGAAAATTATGGCTGTAGATAATAGTAATAAAGTATATTATTGCGAACGATGTAATAGAACTATGGGAGCTGACCAATTCTATACATCTAATAATTTAGAAAAATATCCAAATGATGGAAAACTCCCTCAATGTAAAAAATGTATCACAATGCTTGTAGATAACTGGAATCCAGAAACTTATATGTGGATTTTACAAGAAATTGATGTACCATATGTTCCTGATGAGTGGAGTAAATTAATGATGAAATATGGACAAGATAAATCTAAATTAACTGGTATGAGTATTTTAGGTAGATATTTGTCCAAAATGAAACTTAAACAATATAAAGATTATCGATGGAAAGATTCTGAGTTTTTATAGGAAGTAGCTAATAATAAATTAGAGCAAACTATGAAACGACAAGGCTATGATGCCTAGCAAATAGCAACAGCTATTGCTAAATCTACCGTCGCCATTCCAGAAGAAGAATTAAAACCTTATACTCCTGAATTGCCAGAGCGTTTTAGAGATGGTGATAATTATTTTGACCAATAGAATGGTATTGAACATGACCCAGCAGATGACCTCGATTTAACAGAAGAAGATATTCTATATCTTCGTATGAAATGGGGCAAAGCGTATAAACCAGAAGAATGGGTTAAATTAGAGCAACTCTATGAAGAAATGATGAGTTCCTATGATATTCGCGGCGCTGGTCATATTGATACATTAAAATTAATTTGTAAAACATCCTTAAAGGCAAACTAGCTAATCGATATTGGTGATATCGAAGGTTTCCAAAAGATGAGCAAGGTTTATGATAGTCTAATGAAGTCAGGTAATTTCACCGCTGCTCAAAACAAGGCTGACACAGGAGAAGCATTTGATTCTATCGGAGAATTAGTGGCTATGTGTGAAACTGAAGGATTTATTCCTCGGTATTACACAGAAGGTCCAAAAGATAAAGTTGATGAAACTCTACAAGATTTAAAGAATTATACACATACATTAGTCACCGAAGAAATGAATCTAGGTAATCTCATTGAAGGTGCTATTAAGAAAATGCAAGAAGAAGAAAATAAAGAAGAAGACCAAGATATTGAAGAAGATTTAACGATGGAAGAGATTGACCATCTTAAAGATGAAGATTTAATTGAATATAATGATTTCCTTGAAGAAGAGTCTGAGATAGATGCTTAGACTTTGAGGAATTTAGAAGGATAATATGGCTTTATAGGATTTACTTGATTTATCTTAGAAGCGTAAAAAGATTGGAATTTCAGAGGACCGTCTTCGTGCGATTATACCAGAAGCAAGATAGTACATAGCCTTTTGGAGAGAATATCCAGATATGTTTATCGACTTTATGGCTGGACCCGATGGCGGCCCTCAACATTTTAAACTCTATTTTTATTAGAGAATCTTTTTGCGCGCTGCGATGCGTCATAAATATATTTATGCGGTATTCCCTCGTGCTTATTCAAAATCTTTTTTATCAATGATGGTCTTAATGTGTCGTGCGATTTTATATCCTAGATGTAAATTATTTATTACTTCTGGTGGTAAAGAACAAGCGGCTGGAATTGTAAAAGAAAAAGTTCAAGAAATTTGTACTCTTATTCCTGCATTTTAGAAAGAAATAGATTGGCGTCGTGGCTAGACACTTGAAGGAAAAGATTATGTTAAATATGTATTTAAAAATGGTTCATATTTTGACAATATCGCCGCAAGAGAGTCTTCTCGTGGTAAACGTCGCCACGGTGGTTTAATCGAAGAGTGTGTTGGTGTTGATGGTGATATTCTATCACAAGTTATTATCCCTACAATGAATATTTCTCGTATGTGTATGGATGGTACTACTCAACCTGATGAAACTCTTAATAAATCTCAAATTTATATTACTACTGCTGGGTATAAAAATACATTCCCTTATGATAAATTAATTCAATTATTAGTTTGGGAAATTGTAAAACCTTAGCAATCTATTATTATGGGTGGTACTTATCGTATTCCTGTTTTAATGAAATTATTGGATGCGAATTTTATTAAAGACCTAAAAATGGACGGGACATTCAATGAAAGTTCATTTGACCGAGAATATGAAAGTAAATGGTCTGGTACTGTAGAAGATGCGTTTTTTAATGCTGAAATATTTGATAGAAATAGAATATTAAATTAGCCTGAATATGAGGCATCTGGGCGTAATTCAAAATTAGCATCTTATGTACTTGCGGTCGACGTTGGCCGTAAAGGATGCGATTCAGTTATTTGTGTATTTAAAGTGACCCCACAATCACAAGGTGGCTCAATTAAAAGTTTAGTGAATTTATACACATTATCTGATGAGCATTTTGAAGACCAAACTATTAAATTAAAAAAGTTATATTATAAATATAATGCTGATAGAATTGTAATTGATGGTAATGGTTTAGGAATTGGTCTAATTGATTATATGGTTAAAACATAGATTGACCCTGAAACAAATGAAATCTTCCCTGATTTTGGCGTTGTTAATGATGATGATTTATTTTACAAGAAATATAAAACATCTAATACCGTATTAGATGCTATGTATATTATAAAAGCTAATGCGCCGCTTAATACAGAAGCTCATGCGATTGCTAAATCACAACTTGCTTCTGGAAAAGTAAAATTTTTAATTGATGAGCGCGTGGCAAAAAATAAACTTCTTGCTAAAAAGAAAGGTCAAACAATGACTCCAGAATAGAGGGCAGAAGAATTAAAACCATTTACTTTAACTTCCATATTAAAAGAAGAAATGATGAATTTGCGTGAAGAAACTGAAGGAGTAAATATTATCCTGAAGCAAGCAAATAAAAGTATCCGAAAAGATAAATTTTCTGCTTTTGAATATGGACTATATTATTTAAAATTAGAAGAAGATAAAAAGAAGAAACGTAAAAAGTTTAATGCTAAAGATTGGTGTTTCTTGAATTAAGGAGGTAATTATGAGAGCGTCTAGAGGCGAAATTAAAATTGAAGAAATTTTGCGGCAAGCTGAATTACCATTCAAGATGGAATATATTTTTCCAGATTTAAAAGCACCAAGTGGCAGACCATTACGTTTCGATTTTGTTGTTTTTGATGATGATGGCAGAATTGATTTTATTATTGAATATTAGGGTAAATAGCATTATGAGCCTAGTGCGAAATTTGGTGGTAAAAAAGGTTTATATCAACAGTAGTATAATGATAATCAGAAACGACGTTTTTGTGCTTTACATGATTTTAAATTAATAGAGATTCCTTATACAGATGAGAATCTTATTACATATGATTATATAATGAAATTAGCTGGATATTAAGGAGGTGGAATTTTGGGTACTAAAGAATTATCACGTTAGGAAATCATCCACTCCAAAGGATTTAATATCAGCAATGGAACAAGTGATTATCGAACTGCTGATCCAACAGAATATCGTAAAATAAAAGTTGGAGTTCAAACATTAGATGATGCTGTATTAGATTTAGGGTCATTTGCTCGACTATATCCTAATCGTCGTGGTCCATGTCGTATGGTCACTAAAAATGATGTATTGCGAGCTATGATAAATCGTGATATTGTTGAAATGCGTAGAATTTCTAATTTATTTTATGATATTAGTGGTATTTATGAGCGAGTATGTAATTATTTTGCGTATTTATATAGATATGATTGGTATGTCGCTCCAGAAATTTTAGATGATACTGTAAAAGATGAAAAAGTTTTAAAAGATTTTTCAAAATTATTAAATTATTTAGATAATACTTATATTAAAAAAATCTGTGGTGATATTGCTCAAAGTATCATGAAAAATGGTTGTTATTATGGATATATCGTACAATCCACAAATAGTTTAATTTTACAAGAATTGCCTGCTAGTTATTGCCGTTCTAGATATTTTGTGGCTGGTATGCCAGCTGTTGAATTTGATATGCGGTTTTTTGATTAGTTTCCTGATCCTAGTTATCGTATGCGCGTATTAAAATTATTCCCTGAAGAGTTTTAGCGCGGATATGTTTTATACAAGAAAGGAAAATTACTTCCTGATATTAAGGGAGATTATAGTGGAAGCTGGTATTTACTGTCTCCAGAATTGAGTGTAAAATTTAATTTTAATGGCAGTGATGTTCCACCATTTATTAGTTCTATTCCTGCTTTAATGGATTTAGATGCTGCTCAAGATTTAGACCGCAGAAAACAAATGTAGAAGTTGTTAAAAATTATTGTTCAAAAACTTCCTATGGATAAAAATGGTGATTTAATATTTGATATTGATGAATCTCGCGATATACATAATAATGCTGTTGCAATGTTATCAAGAGCTATTGGTGTAGATGTTTTAACAACATTTACTGATGTTCAATCTATTGATTTATCAGATAAAAATACTACTACTACTACAGATGATTTAGCAAAAGTTGAACGTACTGTCTATAATAATTTGGGTATTTCTCAAAATCTATTTAATACTGATGGTAATTTATCATTAGAGAAGTCTATCCTTAATGATGAGTCAACTGTTAGAAACTTGTTGTTGCAATTTAACATTTTTTTTGATAGAATAGTAAAGATGAAGGTTGCGAACAATAAGAAATATAGTTTTAAATTTTATATGCTTGAAACTACACAATATAATTATAAAGAAATGTCAAAATTATATAAAGAGCAAACGCAACTTGGTTATTCTAAGATGTTACCTCAAATTGCTCTTGGTCATTCTTAGAGTTTCATTTTGAATACTGCGGTATTTGAAAATGATGTGTTGAAACTAACTGAAATTATGATCCCACCATTAATGTCTTCTACTATGAGCAGTCAAGATGTTTTGGGTAATAAAGGTTCAAACAATTAGAATAAAACACAAAATAATTCAGGAAGTAGTAATCAATAGACTACTACAAAACAGACTACTGAAACAAAATAGTCTGGGCGACCTGAAAAGGCTGATGATTAGAAAAGTGAAAAAACCATAAAAAATAAAGAGTCAATGAATTAAGGAGGTAAATCATGAAGCATCAAAGTATTAAACTTGAAACGCCTTGTGAATTTATTAATGTAACTCCTATTAATCCTTTGATTTCTAAATGCCAAATTAAAGTTTGCTACGTTGGGGATGAACCAAATCGCAATCGAAGCATTATTTCTAAAGAAACTGCAAGGGAGATGGCTAACAGTCTCCCTGGCAGTCCTATTGTTGGTTTTTACAATGAATCTAATGGAGATTTTGAGGAACACAATAGAATTATTGACATTTCAAATGGTAAATTTGAAATGAAAGACACTACTAGACCTTATGGTTTTGTAGATTTAGGTGCCAAGGTTTGGTTTTAGAAATTTTTAGATGATGGCGTTAATGAACATGAATATCTTATGACTGAAGGATATTTATGGACCGGCCAATATCCAGAATGTAAGCGCATTGTTGAGTAGGGTAATAATCATTCTATGGAACTCGATGAAGGCACTTTAGATGGAACTTGGACGAAAGATAATAATGGAAAGCCGTAGTTTTTCATTATTAATGAAGCAATTATTTCTAAACTTTGTATTTTAGGAGAAGAGTGTGAACCTTGCTTCGAAGGCTCCTCTATTACAAAGTTTTCTCTTTCATTTGATGATAGTTTTAAAAATGAACTATATTCAATGATGAATGAACTAAAAGAATTATTAAAAGAAGGAGGAGCAAAAGTGTTTAATAGATACGCCGTGGAAATCGGAGATTCTCTATGGAGTGCTTTATGGGAGTACGTGAATAAGGCTTTCCCTGATGGCTCTAACAATTATTGCTCTAAGTATCGTATTGATGGTGTTTTTGAAGATAATAGTCAAAAATTTGCTATTCTTCAAGACCGCGGAGATATGAAATATTATCGTTTAAACTTTTCTTTAAATGATTCTGATGGTCTTGTTCCTGGTGAAGGTTTAATTGAAGTAACTAAATCTTATAATCCAGCAGCAGAACCTCAATTTGCTTTAGATGCGGTTGAAGCTTATGAAACCGAATTTAAGAAAAAGCAAGAAGAAGAAGAAAATAAAAAGGCAAACGATGATAAGGGCGATAATTCTGACGACCCTGAGAAGAAAAAAGATGATAATTCTTCTAAAAATAATGGTCAAAAGTCAGAAAATGAAGATGACGATCCTTCAAAAGATGATAAGGATGACAAGAAAAAGAAAAAGTATTCCTTGGATGAAATTGAAGAATATGTTAATTTAAAGGCACAGTATGAAGAGTTGCAAAATAAATTTAGTTTGTTAGAGGCTGAAAACAAGACTCTAAGTGAGACTAATACTTCTTTGACTGAGTTCAAAAATAGTATTGAACGTAAGGATAAAGAAGCTATGATTCAATCATTCTATATGCTGTCTGATGATGATAAGAAAGATGTTATTGATAATATTGACAAGTATTCTGTTGATGATATCGAAGCAAAACTTTCTGTTATTTGTGTTCGCAACAAGGTTAATTTTAATCTTGATGATGATAATAATGATAAAGGCCCAACTACCTATAATTTAAGCAATTTAGATAATGACAGTGATGCTGGGATGCCAGCTTGGGTCAAGGCTGTTCTAGAATCAGCCAATAAAAACTAATAAGGAGGACATACTTAAATGTTTAAGGATTTTTTAAATTCTCATTTAGGCGTTGGTAAGAATCCACCTAAGTCACAGGCTAAGTATGTTGAGTTTGGTTATGGTCAGGTTGAGCCAAATCACCTGTCTGCACAAAGAACCGCTCAAATTTATGCTCAGTTGCCTGCTAACAAGGATATTGAAATTCTTGAGAACGGTCAATTTGTCAAGTACGATTACGCCGCTAATGATAATGGCATTGGTGAAGTGAATTTTACTGGCAAGGGCGAGTGGATGCTAGTTTACAATGAGATTAAGTTATATCGTGATCATCCTGATGGAACTAAGCAGTGGGATTGCGAATTTGCTATGTTAAAAGACGACTATCAGGCTCGTATTTATTCTCCATATGATTGGGAGCATACTGAGGTTGAGTATGGTGGACGTTTCTGGAATGGTGTCGATGAAACTGGTGCTGATCACAAGGTGCTTGAGCACACTGTATCTTTAGACCAGGGCCTAAAGACCGTTACTATTGCTGGCGAAGTTTATGATGTTAAGGACAATAAGTTTACTTATAATGGTGTAGAGTATGAGATTGATCCTAAGACCAATCAGACTAAGACTCCTGTACCTGTAAAGTATGCTTATGATAAAGTTCTAACTGATGTCGCTGATATTTACGAAGAGCTAACTTGGACTAATGATCCATATAAGAAGCTTGGTGTATATCATGAGAAGCGCATGACTCCAGGTACCGCAATGGTTCCTCGTGTCTTCAAGACTAATGTTGGCGATCATTACACTACTAATATGATTAATGAAGATAGTGTTTCTGTTGGTGATATTCTAGCTCCTGATGCCAAGGGCATCCTAGCTAAGGATGAGAGTCAGGATATGAAGTGGCAGGTTGTTAAGGTATATACCATGCCTGATGGACAACGTGGCGCTAAGATTCTACGTATTGCGTAAGAAAGGAGAGAAGAATAATGTTAGATAGAAACAATTTAGTTGCTTTAATGAAGACTGTTGCTAAGGCTGATCCTTCTTCTCCTGTGGCTTACAGTTATAATGGTCAGAACCTTTCTTATGAGGCTCTGAATGATACTTTACGTAATGAGATGAATGAGCTGGCTGGTACCAATGCTCTATATCGTGAAAATAAAAATCTGATTTTCTCAATGATTGAGGAAACTTTGGATGAAGTTCTTCCTAAGAAGGTTTCTCAGTCTTATGAGCAGTTTGCTGAAGTTAAGCAGTTTGCTCAGGGTGATAAGCCCATTTTCCGTCGTCCTCTAAATACACGCGCACGTGCTAAGCAGTTCGTAACTCGTGTTGGACTGGCTGGTATCTATGAAGTCTTCAAGCTGGGACCTGCTGAGAACGAGAGCTTTGAGGTTCGTACCTCTGCTATCGGCGGAGCTGCTCAAATCGGCTTCGAAGAGTTCTTAGATGGTCGTGTTGACTTTGCTGAAGTTACCAAGATTATTATGGATGGTATGGATGAACTGATTTATAAGGAAGTTGCTTTAGCTTTGAAGTCTTCTATTAATCAGCTACCTCCTGCTAACCGTGTTGCTGCAGCAGGTTTCGATGAGGGTGCTATGGATCGTTTGATTACCATCGCTTCTGCTTATGGTACTCCTACTATTTATTGTACTTATGAATTTGCTGTTCGTATGATTCCTAATGAAGCTTGGCGTTATACTGAAGCTATGAAGACTGAGCTGTGGAATACTGGTCGTTTGGCTTCTTATAAGGGAACCAAGGTTGTTATTCTAGAGCAGGGCTTCGAGGATGAAAGTAATACCCGTAAGGTTATTGATCCTGGCTATGCTTGGATTATTCCTACTGGTGTTGATGGCAAGCCTGTAAAGATTGCTTTCGAGGGTGGCACTATTGTTGATGAATTCAGCAACTATGATCGTTCTCGTGAGATTCAGGTTTATAAGAAGGTCGGCGTTGGTTGTATGTTGGCTAACAACATTTGCTCTTATGTTGATACTTCATTAATGGGTCAGATGTATACTTGGAACTATGATGGTGTAACTGGTAAGGTTGCTACCTATGATGGACGTCTAAGTGGACAAATTTGATTTAAACCTTAATATAGATTTCATTTAAGGGGAGAAGGGATTTACTCCCTCTCCCCTTATTTTTTTTAGAGAAAAAGGAGATAGTAAAATGATTCGTTCTGAAGATATGTTTAATGTAAAAAATAGAAGTACTAGTGTTGTTGTATATAGAATTCCTGAGAGTAATTTGAGACGCGAATGGGCGCCTGGTGAGGTGAAGCGCATTCCATTTGGGGAACTAGAAAAATTGACTTACCAACCTGGTGGACGTGAATTAATTGCTAATTTCTTACAGATTATGGAAAATGAAGTTACTGATGATTTAAATGTTCATCGTGAGCCTGAATATAATATGTCAGAAGAGCAAGTACGTGATTTAATTCTTAATGGTTCTATTGATGCATTTTTAGATGCTCTTGATTTCGCTCCTATTGGAGTTATTGATTTAATTAAAACTATGTCTGTTCAATTACCTATCACTGATATGGCTAAACGCGAAGCTTTAAAAGCTAAGACCGGTTTTGATGTAGATAAGGCTATCGAAAATGATCGCGCTAGTAAAGAAGATGATAAAAAGGAAACTATCGCAGATAAGCCAGCTGAAAGACGTGTTACAGAATCTGCTCCCGCAGGACGTCGTACTTCTGGAAATGCTTATAAAGTAATAAAGCAAACTGAGACTAAATCTGCTGAATAATAAATAAATAGGAGGCGTGTCATGGGAACTAAATTCACTGATATTTATAATCGCTTCCTTGGGAAAATTACTGATGACCTTTATATTGAATTAACTCCAGAAGATACAATTAAAGATTTACGTGCAATACTTTTAAATATTTTACCTGAATTTGAATTTCCTAGATTTGATATTTATGATTATACTATTGATTAGGAAATTAAATATGAAAATGAAATATTAGAAGATGATTTTGTAATTGGTCTTTTGTGGGAAGATGAAAAAGATGAAGAATCAGAAATCCGCCCTCCTCGTGTAATGATAGAACATTCATTTTTTGGAGCTGAATTAACACCGGAGGAAATTAATATTTTAGCTATATTAATGATGGTAAATTGGGTGTAGCGCCAAGTTACTTCTATTGAACACACTCGTATGAAGTATAGTGGTTCAGATTTTAAAATGACTTCATAGGCTAATCATTTACAAAAATTGATGTCTTTACTAAGTGAATGTTAGAGACAATCATTCCATATGCAACGTTTATATAAACGTCGTAAATTAGTAGAAGGGAAATACGAATCCAACTGGGGCGTATTTCATTATAAAAATTATCCTTATGATAACTAAATATCATACAGATATTTCCGATGAAGTCATGGAAAAAAATATAGTAAGATTAACTAATCAACTGTGGAAATTAATCCCTATGAGAGAAAATGAAGAAGATTGGGATAAACAATTAAATACAGTTATTATTGAAATTGCGGGCTTAAATGAAATTTTTATTTAGGACCCGCGATTTTTATAGTTGCTTAGTAAATTAGAAGGATTAAATGTTTTAAATGATATTGAATTCTCAATTTATAGAAAAACTGTATTTGAATGTATTAGTTTATTATAGGAGATTAGAAAGTAATGCCAAAACGTCCAGAAAGAATGGAAAAACTATTACCTTATGGTTTAAATACTAATAAAAGTGTAAATCTTGTAGGGGCTCGTTTAGGTGATACAAGTATAAAAATTCCTTAGCCAGATTCAGTTGATGGTAGTTTAAATATGGCTAAACGATTAATGAGTGCGGGTGGTTTTGCCCAACAGTAGCGAATGATCAAAGATAAACGACATTCGTTAGATCAAGCCACTAAATATTCTTATTAGGCGGCTTGGGTGCGTAAATGTGCGGCTACAGAGGTAGAAACTAAAAAAGAAAAAAATATTTTACCTCCTGTTCGAGCATTAATGAATCCTAATAAATTAAAATAGGATTATGATGATAAAGTTATTTCAATTGGATTTGAACATAAATTTAATTGTGGAGATGTATTTGAGTGGTGTAATACGGGAACTTATTGGTTAATTTATTTGTAGGATTTAGATGAATTAGCTTATTTCCGCGGAGACGTTCGTAGATGTACTTATCAAATTCCATTTATGATGGATGATGAATTAAATGTAGTTTATGTGGCTAATCGAGGTCCAGTAGAAACTAAAATTGATTATATTCAAAAACATACTACTAGCGTAGACAATCCAAATTATTCTTTAAATTTATTAATCCCTAAAAATGAAAAAACTTTGAAATTTTTTAAACGGTATTAGAAGTTTTATATTTGGCCGGAAGATGGTTCAGTTTATGATACCTGTTGGAGAGTTGAAGCTGTAAATAATATTAGTATGACTGGCGTTATTGAAGTAAATGCTGTTGAATATTATGCTAATGAATTTACAGATGACCGAGATGCAGGATTAGCTGATGTATTTAAAATACCAGATCCAATATTAAAACGTAAAATTATAGATGATAACAAAGATAATAATAAAATTTTAAATATAGTTGGTGAAACCTTTATTAAGCCTAAAAAAGAATATGATTTTAATTTAAATATTAAAAATGTTCGAGGGACTTGGAAAATTGAAGGTAATGATGTCCCTGTCCGAATTATTAGTGAAGGGACTAATGATAAAGGATTTTCAACGATTAAACTTAAATGGGACTCTACTTATAGTGGTTAGTTTGATTTAGTATATGGAACTAGTCGAAAAACTATAGTAGTAGAATCATTGTTTTAATGAGTAAAAGGAGATTGAAAACATGAGAATAGACGGATATCATATTCCAAAATCAAGTTTTCTATCTATGGAAAAAGATACTGGGATTATTGTTAATGAAATATTAAAAAATAATCGTTTAAAAAAATTATTATATTATACCACTAGTGATGCTATGGAAAAGCCTAATCTTACTGAAGATTAGTCTTTAAGCTTACTAGGAACTAATATTAAAATAGTTCCTAAGCTATATGTTGATGGTTCTGTTTTAAATTATGTATTAATTAATTTTGATAATTTTACTCCCAGTGAAAATCCAGAGTTTAGAGATAATACTATTCAATTTGATATTGTATGTCATTTTGACCAATGGAATTTAAGAGATTATGCATTGCGCCCATATAAAATTGCTGGAGAAATTGACTCAATGTTTAATTTGAAAAAATTAACTGGTATTGGTTATTTGGAATTTATGGGTGCTACTTAGATTGTTTTAAATGATGAATTTGCTGGACTATGTTTAATGTATCGTACCGTTCATGGTGGCGAAGATGAAAAATATATGCCAACTTATCCTGATAAAAATAGCGGCAAAATTAAAGAGGAACAATTTATTAAAGAATTCAAGGATTATATTAGTAAATAATGGATTACCGCTTAAGTTTAATTTGCGGAACTGATATGTTGATTCCTGAATGTAATTTAGTCGCTCATCAACCAAGGATAAAAGAAATTTCATTTATTGGGGAATCTGATTTTTTTATTGGAGCATAGACCCTCTGTTTGCATAAAACAATGTTTATAGAGGACAAAACTGTTCTAGACAGTATCAATAATTTTTAGATATTTATGACGATAATGTTATAGGATGAAACAAAGGATAAAAAAGCTAACATTTTAAATGTTTTAAATTTATTATTCCCATCATATAAAGTAAATGTGACGCCGAATTCATTGTTATTTATGAAGGAAGGCGTTCCTCCAATTACTGTAGATGGAAATAATTTTGAAGCATTACAAGAAGTGTTGCGTTTAATCTTTTGTATGCACAATGGCCCGATGGATTAGTAGGCTTTCAATCCTGCCAACGATAAGGCTCGTGAGATTGCTCAAAAGCTAATGCGAGGGAGACAGCGAGTTGCCGCACAAAACGGCAATTCGAATGTAAGTGTTTTTAGTTAGTATATGTCAATCTTGACTATTGGATTGGGTTCAATGTCATTATAGGATTTGACAAATCTGACAATGTTCCAATTATATGATTTAATGGAGAGATATACGCTATATACTGCTTGGGACCTGGATGTGCGCTAGCGTTTAGCTGGCGGTAAACCTGAAGGGACCCCGGATAATTGGATGAAAAACATTCATTAATTAAAAATACAAGGAGGAAATAACACTATGAAATTCGGTGTCCGCGAAATTTGTGATGTTGTACTAAAGGCTAAGTCAGCACAGAAAATCGGTAATAAGGTATTCTATGCTGGTGAACCTGTTATTTATTTTGACACCCTGAAAACTTCTAGTTTAGAAGGTGCCGCTACCACTGTATATGCACAAGGTGGTCGTGGTAACTCTCGTTTGGTAGCATGGGAAGGTGAAAGAACTCTAACCTTCACTATGGAGGATGCTTTGATTTCTCCTGAAGGATTTATGATTCTTTCTGGTGCTGGTCTGATTTCTGCTAATGCAGATAAGCCAATTTATCAGCATATTACTGAGACTATTGATGTAAGTGATAGTAAACGTTTTAAGATTCTTGAAGATAGTTTTAAGTTTGCTATTTATACTGAAAATAAGCCTTATATGCCTGCTAATGCTGGTGATAATTATGCTTATGTTATGTTTATGAAGAATGGTGAAATTATCTCTGAACCTTATATTCCTGTTCATGAGGTTTATGATGACAAAGGTAATGCTACCATTCAAGATTCTAAAGCTCCTGGAATTGATACTGATTTTGCTCCTACTGTAGAAGATTTAGACGGCAAGACTTATTATCGTGTGGCTGTAATGGACCATGATATGTATGTTGGTTTAGCTTCTTATGAGGATGAGCAAAGTGGTGGTCATAAGTATACTCCAGAGAGTGGAGATAATACTGCTTATGATGTAGTTACTCTACCAAATCGTCTAAAGTTCGATTCTGTGCTAGTTGATTATTACACTGAGCGCAAGTCTGGTGCTACTCAGATGGAAATTACTGCTGATAAGTTCGGTGGTAACTATTATCTTGAGGCTTCTACTCTATTCCGTGATACTAATGGTGTAGATATGCCTGCTGAGTTCATTATTCCTAACTGCAAGATTCAGTCTAACTTTACCTTTACTATGGCTTCTTCTGGTGATCCAAGTACATTTACTTTCACCTTAGATGCTTTCCCTGATTATACTCGTTTCGATCATAGTAAGAAAGTTCTGGCTGCAATTCAAGTAATTGAGTATCTGGATAATGAGGATTTACATCGTCATAGCACAGTTCACCAGAAATCTCACGATAGTTATAATTGGTAATTTAATTAAAAATTTTTATGGGGAGAGGATTTATTCCTCTTCCCATTTTTTTTATTTTTTTTTATTTTAGGAGAAATAAAATGGAAAATTATAAAACTGGTGTTATATTAGGTGGAATTTTTTTAGAAAGGGAAGAATTTATTCAAATATTTACAGAATATTTAAATAATGTAGGTAATACTTTTTTTTTAGAGATAGAAAAATTATGTCAAAAAATAAGTAAAAAAAGTTATACTAAAGCTGAGATTGTTGCCGAATGGAATCAAATTTTAACCTCAATTTCTGGGGAGGCCAAAGATGTAGAATTATTAGGTTTTATCAGAGGGTTAGACCCAACAAATACTTAGTAGTATCATATTACTAAATTATTACCTACAAAGGAATATTTAAAAAAATCTACTATTAGTTTAAATAGCGCTTAGTTATTATAGGATTTAAATAACATTAATAATCAAATAAAAGCTCAAGAATTAGAAAAGGAATTAAATAAGCATTATGAAAAAATGTTAAATTCTTTAAACACTCAGTTAAAAGATGCTTCAATGGCTTATAATGTGCGTTTAATGTATTTACGATAGTAGCCTAATTATAAAAAAACTAAATTATATAAAGAGAAATGGCGGACTCATTGGACAGGAAAAACATATAATGAAATTTTTTATACTGCTAAGAATGCAGAAGGTTAGCGAGTCGAAGCTTTTACTACTCATTTAGCAGAAAAGCATATAATTTTTTTCTACTTATTATCTAATATTGATAAATATACTAGTTTAATAGAAGAAAAAGATAATTGTTTTTAGGTTCCAATTAATTCAATTTTTTTTCAGAACATACTTGATTCTTTAAATAATATTGCTTGGTATAAAGGAGGAGATTTAATTGTAGTTGATGGTTCTAAAGTTATTTATAATATTTAGATTAAATCAACAATGAAAGAAGCTCAATCTTATCATATTGCTTTAACTCAATTAACTTCTTTTTTACGAAAAATAATGACATTAAAAAAAGAACAAAATAATTCTAACCAGAAAATTGCTGAATAGATGTATGACCATTTAAAAGTAAAAGTTTTACAATCTTCTGAAGTGGAATAGATCGAAAAACAATTTGAAAATAATATTTTAAATCAAGTAATAAAAGAATTAAAAACTTCAGGGATTACTATTAATTGAATAAAAATTTGACAATAAACTAAATTTTTAGTATAATATAAATAAGTATAAAAGGAGGATTTTGGAATGGCAAAAGTAGCATTTTCAAAGTTAAATTTAAATAAAAATACAGAAGTATCAACATTTGAATGGGGAGATTAGATTATTGAAGTTAAGGATTATCTTCCTATTGGAGATAAGTTAAATCTTATTTCAGAAATTATTAATGATTCTATTGATAAGAATGGTTATTATAATCCTGCTCGTGTATATCTTCATACTATTTTAAAAATGATTATGGCTTATACTAATGTAAGTTTTACTGATAAGCAAAAAGAAGACCCAAAGAAATTATATGATTTAGTAGTTGGGTCTGGTTTTTCTGCTAAGGTATTTGGAGAAATTAATCCAGGAGAATATGCACAAATTAAAAGCTGGGTCGCAGAAACTATTCATTCAATCTATGAGTATAAAAATTCCGCAGCGGGTATTTTAGATATTATTTCCACAGATTATAAAGATACAACATTTGATATGGAGCAATTAACTAATGATATTCAGAATCCTGAAACATTAGGATTGCTAAAAGATGTTTTGACCAAGTTGGGATAATTAAACTATTTGATTTTTTAAAATTAAATAGGAATAATCAAGTGTATGGGTGTGAGAAGATTATTTCTCACACCCATTTTTTTTGTTTATATTATGAGAGAAAGGAGTCCCGTTTATGGCAAAACAACTAAATGTCGCATTAGATTTTACTGCGAATACTACCCAAGCAAAATAGTAGATTTAGGAATTGCAGTAGTTATTAACTAAAGTAGCATATAGTACTGATTTAGGTATTGATCCAAGTCAAATGAAAGAAGCTTCTGCCGCGGCTAAAGAATTAGCTGTTCATTTAAATGAAGCATATAATTAGAAGACTGGTAATTATGATTTAAGCAAATTAAATGCTAGTTTAGCTAAATCAAAAACTAGTGTGACTAAATTATCTACCAGCTTACTTCAAGCGGGAACAACTGGACAACAAGCATTTATAAAATTAGCTCAATCAATAGCAGCGGCTGATTAGCCAATGATTACATTAAATGCTCGTTTATAGGATTTTTTAACTACTGTTAAAAATACAGTTAAATGGCAAATTTCCTCAAGTATGATCCATTAGGTAATGGGAGCCATATAGACAGCTTATGGCTATGCTTAGGATTTAAATAAATCATTAAATGATATTCGAATTGTTACTGGTCATAATATTGACTATATGGATAAATTTGCCGATAAAGCAAATAAAGCCGCAAAAGCATTAAGTACTTCTACATTAAATTATACTGATGCTTCTTTGATTTACTATCAACAGGGTTTATCAGACCAAGAGGTAGAAGATAGAACTGCGGTTACTATTAAAATGGCCAATGCAGCAGGAGAAAGTGCAGAAAAAATATCTCAACAATTAACTGCTGTTTGGAATAACTTCTACGATGGTTCATAGTCATTAGAATATTATGCTGATGTTATGACTGCATTGGGTGCTGCTACTGCATCTAGTACAGATGAAATCGCAGAAGGTCTAGAAAAATTCGCTGCTGTATCTAATACTGTAGGTTTAAGTTATGAATATGCGACTTCTGCTTTGGCAACTGTTACAGCTACAACTCGTCAATCTGCCGACGTAGTTGGTACTGCATTTAAAACATTATTTGCCCGCATCCAAGATTTAGAGTTAGGTAAAACTCTTGATGATGGTACTACTTTAGGTAAATATTCTCAAGCTCTTGATGCTGTTGGAGTTTCTATTAAAGATGCTGATGGCGGACTACGAGCTATGGATGATATTCTTGATGATTTAGGTGAAAAATGGAATTCATTTGATGCTGAAGGAAATCCATTAATTTCTAAAGATGCTAAAGTGGCATTAGCTCAAACTGTTGCGGGTGTTCGTCAATATACTCAACTAATTGCATTAATGGATAAATGGGATTTCATGAAAGAAAATCTCGAAACGGTTCGTAATGCTACTGGAACATTAACTGAACAATAGAAAATTTATGAAGAGTCTTGGGAAGCTGCTAATAAGCGTTTAAAAGCTTCTTTTTAGGGGTTATATCAAGATTTAATAGATGATAAATTTTTTATAAAATTTACAGATTTTTTGTCTGATATGGTTGATGGTGTTGATTCTTTTATTGATAAAATAGGAGGATTAAAAACTTTATTAATTGGAATTTTAGGAGTGGTAAGTTAGACTTTAAGTTCAAAAATTACTCCTATGTTAGATTCACTTATTAATAATATAAAAATTTTAACAGGTGGCTCTTCAAAAGTTTATGGTAAAATAAGAGATGAAATGAATACTAAAATTTCATCTGTTATTGATGAATAGCAATTAAATATTTATCAAGAGCAATAGTTAAAAGGAGCTGCTGAATTAAATATTGCTAAATAGAAATTGGCTAAAGTTACATAGACATTAACTGATAGCGAAAGACAACTAGCTGAAGTATCTATTAATGGCTTTGAAATGTAGTAGAGGGAAGTTGAAAAATTAGCATAGAAAGCGACATCTTTAAAAGAAAATTTAGAAGGAATAAAAAGTACTATAAAAGATGGAGCAGTAGATTTATCAGATAAGAAATTTAATACTATTCGAAGAACAAAATCAAATATTGAAAATTAGTTAGATGATAGAATTGATGAAAATCGTTTAAATCGAAATGCTTCAGACATAAGTCGAGAAGAGCAAACAAGAATTGATAATGAAAATAAAATTTATAATAGAGCTTATGATAGTTTAATTTAGATGTCAGATGCTGCTGAAGAAAGTGTTGGTTCTAGTGTGCAAGCAATCATGCAACATTTTATTTAGCTAGGTGAAAAAGTTGAAGGCGTTTCTAATGAAATGACTGGAGCTGAAGCATTTTCTGGAGTTACTACTGAATTAGAAAAATTAAAAACTTCTTTAAATGGATTAAATGATAATTCTCCTACACTAGGAGCAAGTTTAGATGTTATTCGTGGGAAGATTGATATTTTAAATGAAGCCTTACCAGAAAGCTTGACTGGAAGTGAAGCTTTTAAAAAAGCTATGCAAAAAATTCAAGAAGCTTCTAATAAAACTTAGATAACTAAAGGTTTTGAATAGTTATTAAAAGTAATTAAATAGACTACATTAAGTTTAGAGGACTAGGAACGAATTTTAAGAGAATTCGGAGCAACAAAAAAAGATATTGACTTAGTGAAAAATGGTTATAAAAGTTTAGATGAAGTTTTACAAGATATAGAAACTAGAAATAAAAATATATCAGATGGAATAAAAAATTTTAACCCAAAGCATTTAGCTAAATTACCAGAAACATTTGTTAATTTAGCTAGTTCAGTTGGTAATGCTGTTATGGCGATTAATTCTTTTAAATCAGCTTTTGAAAGTTTAAAAGATCCTGATTTATCTGGTTGGGAAAAAACTTCTTCATTTATAATAAGTTTGTCTTTTGCTATTCCAATGCTTTATAATGCAATTAAAACTTTAACTATCGGATTAACTCAATTAACATAGATTTTAGGATATACCTCTTTAGCTTCTAATGTTTTTACAGATGCTACAAATTTAATGGCTATGGCCAGTGTCAAGCATAGTGTGGCTTTAGAATTACAAAAACATACATAGAGAGAATTAAATAATGAAGAAAAACAATCAGTTTTAATAAAAACTTTAGTTTCTTTAGGATTAACTGAATAGACAGCAGCTACGATCGCTACCACTTTTGCTACTCAAGGATTAAATGCTGCATTAAAAGTATTAAATACTGAATTAACTAAAATAATATTAAAATTTTTAGCATTTTTAGGACCAATTGCTGCTATTGTTGCTGCAGTTGCAGCATTAGGTGCAGCAATTTATCTTTCGGTAAAATAGTCTCAATCAGCTTAGAATGAAATTAAATAGGCAAATGAGGATTTAAATTTTTTACGAGAAAATTTAGAATAGGTTAATTCTGAAGTATAGAAGTCTAATACTTTAATAGATACATTAAATAGTAAAAAGAAAGCTTTAAGTGAATTAACATTTGGTACAGTTGAGTGGCGTCAAAGTGTTTATGATTTAAATAAAGAAGTACAATCATTAATTGATAAATATAATTTAATTGAAGGCAAAGATTGGTATTGGAGTGATTTAGGAACTTTAGAGTTAACAGAAGAAGGTATTAAATCTTATAAAGAGCAAGCATTAGAACAATAGCAAAAAGCAGCTACGGCTGTTAGTTCGCAACAAAAACGAACTGATGAATTAAATGTAAATACTCGTAAAAAGAATTTAATTGAAAATACTGAAAGTAAAGAAATAGGAACAAGAATTGTTCCAAATTTCACAACTACTTGGCAAGCAACTTCATAGGGAATGAAACAAGTCCAAGTTCAGAATGGGACAAAAGAAGTACCTGATATAGTATCTTTAACTCAAAAAGATGTTGATGCTATTTTAAAAGCATCTAAAGAAAATCGAGATTTTGATCCTACCAATCAAGAAGATTTAAAAACATTGGCTGGTTTATCAGATAAAACTATTGAACTAATAATGTCTGAAGACAAAACGGTGCAAGCATTAAGAGATCTAACTATAGAAACTAAAAGATTAAATGAAAATTATGAAACATCCGTTTTAAATGAATTATATGCACGTGGTTTAGATTTATCAGGATATGATGCAGAATATCGCGCAGGTATTGGCGATGCAATTGCAGCAGATGTAGTTGAATACGAAAAATCTCTTATTGAATCTGTGACAGGTGATAATAAATTATCAGAAGATCAAGTGTATTCATTATTGAGTGAATAGGGTATTAATATTAGTTCTATTGATAATAATGTTATTTCTGATTTTATTAATAATAATGAAACAAAAGATTTTACGACTATAGATGAAAATGGCGATGAAAAAACAGTAAAACTTGATTATGATACTCTAATAGCTAATTGGGCGGCTGAGCAATCTAGAGCATGGGGTTTGACTTAGCAAGATAATTATTATTAGATGCAAGAGGAGACGAAAAGTGCATATCAAGGTATAGATGCCATTAATTAGAGTATTGGGACTAAACAAGAAGACGGTAATTATAAATCAGATACATCTGTTTTTGAAGATTATGACCAAGCAATAGATAATAAAGATTCTTACGGTTCTGAAGGTTTTAGAACAGCTGATGAAATAAGAGAAAATGAAGAAGCTATTTCTAATTTACAAGCTCAAATTGAGGCTATTCAGCCTGCATTGGCTGATATGTTTGGAATCATTGATGAAAATAATGATGTATTTAATGATATATTGGATGACGGAGAGTTTTTAGCCGATAATGCAGCTACTTTATAGAAAGCATTAGACGGTGATAGTGAAGCTGTTAATGAATTACGAGAAAGATATAATGAATATGCTGAAGAGGTTAAAAAAGCCAATATTAAAAAATGGATGGATAGCGATGGTGTAAAAGACTATTTTGAAGCTATTAAAGATGGAGGATAGGCTAGTACTGGAGAACTAGAATCATTACGAAGTATTATGTCTAATAATTCAGAAGAAGTGGCTTCATTTATGGGAGTTTCTAATCGAGCATTTAAAGCATTTTTAAGTAAAAATGGTGCTTAGGGCGCGGCTGCTGCGGCGAAAGCGTTATAGAAAGCAATTAAAGGTGACACTTCTGAGCTTATTGGATTACGCACTTAGATGGGTAAAGATTATGTTGCTACATTAGATATTGAAGATGAGTAGGTTAAAACGAAAATTAATAGTTTAACAGAAGAATTAGCAGCCTTATCTGATTCTAATGAATTTCAAGTAAAAATAGCAGCTGATCCAGAAGCTTATGCTCAATTTGTTAATACTTGTAATTAGATTATAGCTGATGCTGGTATGACAGCTGAACAAGCACAAGAGTATTTTAAATCTATTGGTTTTGATGCTGTCATTAAAGAAAAAGATATTAAAGGTAAAGAAGTTGAGCATCATAAAGAATACGCTAAATTTGATGGATACGAAGGTGGCGAACCTTAGTTTGTAAAAGAGCGTATTGATATGACAGATAAATTACCTGATACAAAAGGATTTGCTGTTGAATCTATTACTCCTTCTGGTAGTGCAGGAGGTAATATTACACAGGAAGCTGAAACTGTTGATTCATCTAATGGTGATGGAGAAAATGGTGGAGGTGGTGGCGGGGATTCATATACTCCTCCTCCTCCAAAAGAATATAAAGATGAAATTGAACGCTATCATGTAATTAAATAGAAAATTGAAGATTTACAAGAAGTAATGGATCATTTAGCTAAAGCTAAAGACCGAGCGTTCGGCACTTCTAAATTAGAATTAATGGATCAAGAAATTGAGAAATATGATGAAATGATTGATTTATAGAATCAGTATCTTGATGAAATTAATAAATATTGGAATGAAGATAGATCTTTAATTGCGTCTTATGGTGCTGAGTTTGATGAAACTGGTACTATTACTAATTATGATGAAATTATGAAGCGCCAGATTGATAAATATAATTCATCTATTGGTAAAAATGAAGATGCTGATGAAGCGGCAGAAGAGGCTTATGATGATTTTATTGAAACTTTAAAGCAATATGAAGAAACTAATAATCTGCGCCAAGAGCAATTAGAAAAATTATATGATTTAAAGACTGAATTAGCTGATGTAATTTTTGAAAAAACTCAATATAAGATTGAAATTAAAATTGCTGTTAAAGATGATGAGTTAGAATATCTTGATTATTTATTAAGTAAAATTGAAGATGATGCTTATTCAGCAGCTGAAGCTATTACTTTAATTGGAGATAAAACTCAAAATACCTTAGATAAGATTGCTACTTATCAAACGGGATTAATGGAATTATTAAATAATCATGGCATTAAATCAATAGAAGAGTTAGAAGGAATGTCTGAAGCTGATTTAAAAGCTAAAGGATTCACTGTTGATGAAATTGAACAATTAAGAGACTGGCGTTCAGAATTATTATCTAGTAATCAAGAATTACTTGAAATGCGTAATACAATTCAAGAAAAAGTATTAGATAGTTTCAATCAATTTAGTGAAGATATTGAGCATCAAATTGAATTATTTGATCATTATCAAAATATTTTAGAAGGTGTTAAAGATATTACATCATTGCTAGGAATGTAGTTGGGAGAGCAGTCTAAAATAGTAATTCGTAATTTAAATCGTTCATTAATGAATAATAGTATTAATAATTTAGCTGGGACTAAAAAAGAATTAGAAGCATTGAAATAGATGCGTGCAGATGCTTAGGCTGAGCGTGATAAAGTGGCAGCTAATGGGGATGAACAAGCTATTAAGAAATGGGATAAAACCTTACAAGAAATTGATGATAAAATTAATGGCGCAGAAGAAAGTTTCTTAGATAGTTGGCAAGAAGCGCTATAGAGAGCAAAAGATATTTTTGATGAAGAAATGGATAATATTATCCAAGAATTTGAAAAAGGTATTGCTCCCATTCAAGGCACTATCGATGCATTACAAGAAGCTATTGACCAAGCTAATGAGATTGAGGGACAATATTTAAGTGATACAGATAAAACTTATGAATTAAATAAATTAAGACGTTAGATTGAAGGGTCAATAGAAGATACTGATATTATCGCCCATAAACAAGCATTGAATAAATTACAAGATGAGTTAAATAAAAAATTGAAAGATGGTTCTCAAATTAGTGAATATGATTTGAAAATTTTGCAATCTAAATATGAATTAGAATTAGCTCGTCAAAAATTAGAAGATGCTCAAAACAGTAGTGAAGTTGTACGCTTGACTCGCGATAACAATGGTAATTGGGGTTATGTATATAGTGCTGATGAAGATAAAATTGCTGAAGCTGAATAGGCATATGAAGATAAATTAAATGCTTATCAAAAAGCTAATGAAGAATATTTAAAAACCCTTGAGAGTAATATTCTTTAGGTACAAGCTGATTATAAAGAAAAACTTAAAGAAATAGAATTAGGATTGGCTGATGGCGAATTAACAAAAGAAGAGGCTGAAGCAAGAATTGCTAATTTAAATAATTGGTATTTAAATAAAATGCAATATCTTGAAGGTGAATATAAAAAGTTATTTGAAAATAGTCAAGATGCGACAGAAAAATTCACTTCATATTATTAGACCAATACTGATAACATTAAAAATACATTTGAGAAAACTACTTTAGCTATTAAAGGCGGATATGAATCATTAGATGCAATGTTTAAACGATTCTGGGAGAGTCATGACAATGTGCTAGAAGATTCAATGAAATTATTAGATGATCTTGGTAAAAAATAGGATGAAATAAACCAAACTGCAGGCATTGAAGGTAATTTTGCTAGCGAAGCTTCTGGTTGGTCTATTAAAATTACTGGTGATTCTAATAAAGCATTAGCTGATATGGATGGAATTGTTAAAAATGCTACTGATTCCTTTAAAGATGTTATTAAAGCTGCTGGTGAATGGGAAGATATTTACACTAAAAAAATTAATAGTGCTATTGATAGAAATGAGGCTCTTGTAGCGAGTCTTAATAAAATGGTTGCATTATTGTCTGGTGTAGATAATGTTGATTATAGTAAGTATAATCAAAAAACAGATTCTCGATCAACTGCGACAGATAATAATATTATTAGTACTCAACACAATTCTAGAAGTTTCAACAATACTGATTATATTGTAGAACAATCATTCCCTGATTATAGTACATTATTTGATAGATTAGATATGAGTAGACAAATAGATGAATGGATGTAGAATAATGAGCTAACAATTGATACTGCATTAATTGATAGCTTAGATGTATCAAGTATTTTACAAAGTATAGGGTTAAATGTTTAGACTATTGTAAATTATTTATCTAATTTAACTCCTTCTTCTCTTGGTATTGATAGAATTGCACAAGAATTTATGCAACAAATTTCTATTAATGCTGATTTTCCGAATGTGACTGATAGTAATGAAATTATGGAAGCATTTGAAATGATGGAGAATGAAGCAAGCCAATATGCCAGTCGAAAGACTATTTAATTTAAATGGCGAGGTAATTAAACCTCGCCATTTTTTTTATTGGCCAAATATAAATAATAAAATAAGATTTTTTCTCAAAATTTATTAGAATATGAGAAAAAGGAGAGCGAATTATGTCTAATGAATTAAATGAAAAAATATTCCGATCAGTAGACACAATTGTATCTGCTCGATTATAGAATTTACCATTTGACTAGACGATAATTGGTATAGTAGAAAGTGTACCTGAGAAATTAGGGGCACAAAAATATATAGTTAATTATAAAGGGGCTAAATTAACAGTATTTGTAAATGATACTGATAAAAAATATGCTATAAATGAAGAAGTATATGTATTAATTCCTGGCGGAGATTTTTCAGCTAAAAAACTTATTACAGGTAAAGTTATAAATGATTATTAGGCTGATAAAAAAGGAAATGAAAATAATTATTTGCCATCATTTAGCCATTGGGTTTCACCAGAACAAGAATATAATTTAATCGTTGAAAATGGCAGTTCAGAATCAACTAAATTGATTTATGATGTTGCATTAGATGATTCTCCCATTATTGGTTATACAACTTTACAATTAGCTTATAATATTGCCGCGGATTTATATAACAATGAAAAAACTGTAGATTAGGGCTCTTATGGGTTAAGAGTTATTTTAACAGCAATTGATTAGAATGTTGTTGATACTGATGACAATAATTTAAAACAAGATTTAACATACAATATGACTTGTGATGATATGCTATTAATGAATAAATATCGCTCAGGTGGATATACGGCACAAAATTTTAACATTACAATTACTGATAAAATTATTACTAATATAAAAATTATCGCATACCATGATGGAAAATTTTATGATAGTGAGAATAATAAAATTACTCAAAAAGATGACTTATATATTAAATTAAAAAATTTCACATTGACTACTGGATATTTAAAAAAGGATTTAGATAATGATAGTAATAGTGATATTGCAGTTTATTTTTATTCTCTTAATGGTCTATGGTATAAAAGTAACACTAATAAATTGAATGTCACAACAGCATTTCGTCCAGTGAATAAGGCCACTGGTACTATTATTACTTATCCTATTACTAACGTCTAGTTATATAGATATAATGAAAGTAATACTACTAATACTTCAGGAGTTGGAATAGGATGGGATTTAATTACCAATGTAATTAAAGAAGATACTACATTAAATTTTAAATTACAATCTGGCGATTAGATTGTAAAAGCAATTTATTGTGTTAGAGTTAGTTTTAAAGTTAGTAATATACCAAATGTTTATGCAGTTTCAAATAAATTAACATTTACTAATTAGACTTCTAATAAAAATATTTCATTATTAGCTGGAATTACATTAACTCCCAATAATAATAGTAATGTTTTCTATTCTTATGGGCAAGATAATTAGTTATTAGCTCGGTCTGATGGAGAAAAATTATAGAGAATTGCGGTATCATTTTCATCAAAAGACACGACTCGAAATACTACATTAGTTCCAGGCGTTAATTTAACTTATTACTTACCAGTAAAAAATACTATGATTTTACCTGTTGATTCTAGACGAGAAATTAGTACAGAAAAGAAATAGGAATATTATAAGTTTAGTAAAAAATTAACAAGCGATGATTTGGAATCTAATATTTTTTATATCCCATTTAAAATTGCGAATTTATATAATCCTCTATTTAAAAATAATACAATTATTTGCGATGTGGAAATTAATGATTAGTATTATAGTCAAAGTTTAGATTTGTTATTTGGTGTTAGTGGGTCTTCAGGAGCTAATTATGTTTTACAATTAGAATTATAGGATAGTGCTTCTAATTAGAAAGTAAAATCTATTTTTTATAAGGCAACTAATTAGCCTGTGTATAAAATTCAATATTATTTATATGATTATGCCTGGAATTCAATTTCTAATGATGATTTAAAAAACATTTCATTTACATGGTATAATTCAATATTAAATAACAATTCTAAAATACAATTAGATACTAAAAAAGGAACTATCACTTTATTACAAGATTTAGTCGCTGAAGATGAAATTGCTTCTAAATTAATAGTTTAGATGAGTGGCACTTATTAGGGAATTGAATTAAAGGGATATATAGCAATACCAGTAAGTTTTAATTCTTTGTGCGCTTGTATTGATGGTTGTTCTATTATTACCTATGATATTACAGGTAAAAAACCAATTTATGAAAAAACTCCATATAAATTATATTAGTATTCTAACTCATCAGATTTACAAATTATAAACGATGTAAGTTGGAAATTAAATGATGAAAGTAAATTATTAAAATTTAATTCTAATTCTTAGATTATTACTCCTCCTACAATTTATTCACCGCAAAATAAATCCTCATATATAACAGCTAGTTTAAGTAATTCAATTGTTTGGATATAGCCTATTTTAATGATAAATAATACTTATCCAACAGCAATGTGGAATGATATGCGCGGAAATGAAATCAATTTTAATAATGATAAACTTCAATTATTTTCTGCAACTGTTGGGCAATTAGACGCTAAACAAGCAAATGGAGTATTAATGGGGACCTTTATTAATAGCGCTAAAGAACAAGAATATGGATTATATGCCTTCAATGAAAAAGATATTGTATTTAAAATTAATGATAAAGGCGAAGCTTATATTCAATAGTCAAAAAAAGCGTATTATTTATCAGACAATGATGAAAATAATACTCCATATTCAGTAGGTAGTAAAACTTAGCCTGTATATTTTGATTAGGGGATCCCTAAATAGATAGATATTGATTTAACGAATATTAATAGTAAAATTTCGACATTGGAGAATACTATAAGTAGTTTGCAATAGACTATTTAGAGTTTAACAAATAGAATTGTAACATTGGAGAACAAAAATTGAGAGTAAAAGGAGAATGATGTATGCCTACAAGATTATATCCTCCCCAAATAGCAGGAACATTACCGGCATTTTATAAATCTTATGATAACACTACTGGAGTATTAAAAGAAAGTTCAATTACTATCCCATTTACTTCAAGTGCATTAGTTAATTCGGCGGATTTTATAGGTTTTTATTTACGTTTAAAAACTTCTTCTACAAATACATATTTATTTCCGCCAATATATTCAAAAAATTATGATAGTAAAAATTCCACAGTTACATTTACATTAACTACTGATTAGAGTGCATTATTAAATGAAGGTCAATATTATAAGGTTCAAATAGCTTATGTATCTCAATATGTTGAAAGTGAAACTACCAATATTGATGACGATGGACATATAATTACTAATAGTATAATGAAAAAATTAACTGGATATTATTCTACTATTGGAGTTATAAAATGTGTTCAAGAGCCGAAAATTTCTATTCAAGGCTATTCGATTGATAGTATTAATTTATTCAATAATGAGTTATTTGGTGTTTATGAATTATCTTCTAATTTAGATTAGACTGAAAAAGTTTATTCTTATAATTTTTCATTTTATTTAGAAGATGGAGATTTATATTATTCTACTGGAGAATTATTACATAATAATGCTAATGATAATGAATATGGTTTATCTATTGATTCTGTAGTCTTGAGTAGTTTTATAAAAACTAGTGAAATATATAAATTAGTTTATACAGTTACTACAATTAATGGATTAGTAATATCTAGTCCAACTTATAGAGTAACTGCAGAAACTTTATTGGCGCCAAGTAAAAATTTAAATATTTTACCAAGCGCGGATTCAGAAACGGGTAGTATTAAAATTAATTTTAAAGGTTTAGAAAAAACTATTAAAATTGAAAATACAGTTAAGGAATTAAGACGTAAAGAAGTTTATTATAATTATAGTAAATCATTGATTTCTTAGATTAAACAAAAAATTAATTATGATCGTGAATATAATGGTAAATAGACACCTAATTTAGAATATTTATTAGAAATGAACGCCAAGGATGGTATGACACGATTTCTTACTACATTATAGAAACTATTAAAAGATAATGCAGGATTGATTAGCGAACTCTGTGGAGTTTCTTCTGGTTTATTAATGTCATTAGTTGACATGTCAACGAAGTATACTAAATTATTAAGTTAGTATATTATATCAGTTACAGACCCTAAAACAGTTGAAAAAGATTTTTAGAGTATTAATGATGAATTTTTGAAGAATACTACAAATTATATTCTTACTACAACAGGAGATTATAAGAATTTAAATCAAATATTACAAACTCGTCTAAATTCTTATGTAGGATATTTATTTAGCAGCATTGCCACTGATGAGACAGATTTTGATGCAGTAGTAACAGATTAGAATCTAATTAATCTAGTTCAAAGTGTTATTACATTAGCTGGATTGTCTGAAGAATTAGCAATAGAGTATATGAGTATTTTAGGATATACAGCTAATATTGTTGCAACTGAAGAAAAATCTGAAGATACTTATTTTGGGCAATATATTCTTGTGCGTGCGAGCGAAGAAGATGATTATCGTTCTTGGTTAGAATTAAAACGTTTTAAACTTGAGAATATACGACCATCTACAGTTGATTATGTTGATTATACAGTAAAACAAGGTGTTAAATATATATATGGAATTATCTAGTATAATTTATTTGGTATTTATTCTGCTAGAATCGAGAGTGAACCAATTTCTGTCGATTTTGAAGATATTTTTTTATATGATGGAGAGCGTGTATTAAAAATTAAATTTAATCCTAAAGTATCTTCATTTAAATCTACTATTTTAGAATAGAAAACAAATACAATTGGAAATAAATATCCATTTATTTTTAGAAATGGAAACGTGAATTATAAAGAATTTCCAATTAGTGGATTAATTTCATATTAGATGGATAATGAATTATTATTTTATAATCGTGAAATTGAAGAGTATATTCGTGATTATACATTAGATTTTAAATCATTAACATTAAAAGAGCGTATTGAAAAACAAAAAGAATTTCTTGCTAAGATGGATAAGGCTTTAATAAATCCTTGTGATTTAGTTGAAGAAAATATTCATAAGGAAAGAGATTTTAAAATTGAAGTGCTAAATTGGTTAAATAATGGTAAACCTAAATTATTTAAATCTGGTCCTGAAGGTAATTTTATTGTTCGTATTATGAATGTATCATTATCTCCTACTGATAGTTTAGGTCGTATGTTACATTCATTTACTGGTCAATGTGCAGAAATAGCTGAATTTAATTATAATAATTTATTGCGTTATGGATTTATTAAGGCAGATATTGTTAGTAAATATGTTTCTCTATGGAAAACTTATTATCTAAATGAATACCAACCTGGTAAAGATATTGAATTATTATTTGATTCAGGGATTAATTATTTTGCTGTAGAAGATTTAAAACCTGGCAGTAGTATATTCTTAACTTATGGAGATACAATTGATTAGACCGAAGATGAAATTGTAATAGGTATTACTGGAGCATATCGGTATGAAAATTCTTCACGAATTATTTCAAAAATTAGAATACCTAATAGTATATATAATCATCCAGTAGGAATATTAGAGTGTCAATATCAAGGTTTAAGATATTCTGATTTCGATGCAATTACTTCAGTTAATTTAAAAACTATAGTAAGTAATCAATATATTGGTGTTGATCCAATATTAGAAAATATTAAAGCATTTACTACAGATCCTTCTGATTATGCTAAACAATTATTTATAAAAGCTTTAAAAGCTTTAAACGATAGAATTTTATTAAATGATAATTTATCTTATTCAGACTTGCGAGGAAAGTTGGTTCAACGAGGATTTGAACCAGGAGATATTGTTTAGCATATTAATTCATCATTTTATAATTATGAGAAAGACAAAGTTAAAATACTGAATTTAGAGTAGTTAAAAATTAGAGTTAGAGAATTAATTCCTATTTATGCAGTTCCTTATGATTATATTACTCAAGAAGGATGGGATAAATTACCAGACTCTGTTGTTTATTGGAATTCTAATGGTATGACTACGAGTTGTTATAAGGATAAAAAAGAAAAAAGATTTAGTCGTAGTGATTATGAAAATCTATTTCCTAGTTAGAATTTATTATATTCAGTAACACCTTTTGGTAAGCCTTATCCTATTGATGCATTAACTCCATTAGTCAAAGATTATTTTGATATTAATGATGAATTTTGTGTATTTTAGATGTTTGAATATTCAAAAGAATATCAAACTTGGATGCCGACTTGTCGAAATAATGTTTTTAATATTGCTACTGGACAATATTATGATTGTTATTGGCAATCTGTTCTTAAAGAGTATGATACATCATATTATATTGGAGAAAAATATCGTTATGAATAGATAGTTGATATTCAATAGGATAAAGAAACACAACGATATTATATTATAATTCAAAATAAAAAATATTATTTATCAGATGAATTTAATTTGTATGTTGAAATAAATGGAGAGTATAAATTATTAAAAGAAGTATATTTATTCCCAACTGATGAAGATGGATATTATACTATTATTACTAATAATGATTCTCGTATACAAGATAATAGTTATTTAAATGAAGCTGTCCGTTGGAAAAATAAAGATGATTATAACCCTGTCCCTGGGTATAATTTAACTACTAGAACTATTGATGAAAATAATATTGCTAAATCAATAGTAAGAGCCTCTGAAATTAAGCCCTTTTATTTAAGAATAGATAATGCAATTCAATTAAATCAAGGTGATACTAGATATTACACAAATTTAGGTTCTCCAGAAGTTATAAAAATTGGAACGGGTTTAATTGCTGAAGCAACATTTTAGTTAGAAATATTAGATTATTTTACAGAAAAAAATGATGATGATACATTTTTAGCTAAAAATAGATATTTAGAGCGTTCTGAAATTTTAAAGAATTTTTATCGAAATTATGAAATTTTAGGAGACGCTGATAATAATTTCTAGAGATTTTTAACATTAAGTCGTTTTTATGATACATTATTAAAAGGATTGACTAGTAATAATAATATTCCTTATGAAGATAAAAATACGCATTAGTCTAATTTAAATTCACCATTGAATTACTAGGATAGAACTATTGTAAATGAAATTTTAAATAGTGATAAAGAAACAAATTCAAAGAATACTGAAATTGCTGATTTGTGGACCGCTGATAATTCTTCAGATGAGGAAAAAAATAAAATTAAAGATGATATTAAAACCACAATAAATAAAATGCAAATAAATAAGCGTATGAAAGAAGAGTTAGTTTTACAAGATACTGAAGAAGATGATTTATTTGATTTAGTTAAAAATCCTACTAAGGAAGGAATAAATGATAAATTAGCTAAATTAAATGATTTGTATGAATTATTAAGCTCTAATAAAAATACAGCTATTGCAAATAATTAGAGTATTGCTACAGATTATGCTTAGAAATTATAGAATATTAATTCCGCAATTAATTCTTATAATACTGCTATCTATAATTATAAAGCTCATTTATGGTTATATTGTTTAATTTATCAAAAAATTGGTAAATTAATAACAATTGATGCAGATAATTATAATGAACAAACAATAACTGAAGAGACATTAGATAAGATAGAATCTAATATTTCAATTTCTAGCATTTTAGCTGAAATTAAAAATCATTATAATAAAATATTAGAAAACAAAAATGAAAATTCATCTAATGGCGCTGAATTAGTAAAATAGAAAAATTATTATTTAAGTGCTTATGGCAGTATTTAGAAGAATTATTCTGAAATTTTTACCTATAAATCAATTATAAATGAAAAAGAAGGCGACACTGCCTTAGATGAATTATTATCAGAATAGTTAATGAATCGTTTATTAGATATTTTTTATTAGTATTCTGTAATGAGATAGGCTCGTAAAAATATAAACGAATTATTAAATGGTACAGCTTAGGATGAGGATACAGATGCATTTAAAAAATATATTGACATGGACGGAAACCCTGATTTAGCTCTTAATAAAATTAAAAATAAAATTGCTAATTTAAAAACTGAAGTTATTAATAATAATGATGATTTAACATTAGCAGATTTATTTTCATAGTATAATTTTTCTAAAGATAATGTTTCTTATTTTAATTCATTAAATCAACAATTAACTTATTCTGAAAATAAAATTTTAGGATTCTTAGATAGTCATGCTACTCAAGTGAAAGAATATATCCAAAAAATTGACTATATGGAATATATTTATGAAGGGGGAAATGCCTTGGGGTGGTAGCATTATAATTATTCTCATTTTATTGGATTTGATAGATTGCCATATCAATTATGGGATTTAAATTCAAAAGATAAAGATATAGAAAATTACACTTATGAAATTGAATTTAGATCAAGAATTTTAAAATCATTTAGCTATTGGAAAGATAATAATTTTGGAGGAGAAGCTCCTGCTTATATATCTACTATGAGTTCAAATCAATAGAATGAAATACGTAGTCAAGCAAATCGTAAAATTATTTTAGGCATTAGTGAAGATAATGTTAATACTGATGATTTAGATATTTATACAAGTTTTGAGTTTGATGGATAGATGAGTACAGTTGAATAGAAAAATATCCAAATAATTAAAATTAGAAAATTATTAAGTATTATTGAAACATTTAATGAAGCAACAGATTATCGTAGTGTATTGGATGATTTAAGTAGTTCAATTTCATATATGAATAAAAATACAAGTGGATTAGGAGAAACTTGTTTTAAATCATTATACGGAGCATCTGATAGCAAAGATTTAACTACAATACTTACTGATTACAATTCAACAATAGAATCTATTTAGGATGAATTAATAAAAAGTAATGAATTAGATACATAGTTTATTAAGGTTGGAGAAATTAGTAAAGCCGATTTTGATTTTTTCAGTCCTTCTAATGTTTATTATATTTTGAAAGATGATAATTATTAGTTATAGACTACTTATTCAAATACTACTATTTATTATTTAAAATTGAGAGATTACTTAGTTAAGACTCATTCTGAATATTATAATGCATTAATTCTAGCAAAAGACTATTAGAATATTGCTACTGATTTAATTTATAGTATTTTAAATTCTTAGAATACTAAAAAAGCTGGATTTGGATTAGGAAAAATGTAGTTATATAATTCAAATGGCTTTATTCCTACAATTGTTACTAAAGACAATTATCAAGAATGTAATAATTTTACTTATAATAATATCACTAAATCTGAACGACAAACATTTGATTCAACTATTAATTATGATAAAAAATCTAAAGATATATTTTTAGCGAAAAATATAACTGGTGGGGATAATGCCTTATCTAGTCACAATAATTCAATTAATGCAATTCTAACGAGTTATAATAATTTATTAAAGAAAAATGGTATTGTAAATAAATTATATTCGACTTATTTAAAATTAAATAATACACCTGCCATTTTTACAGATAAGGGAAATAATACTCTTAGTACATTAGATTTATCTAAAATAACTATAAACACATTAACTACTTTAGATACAACGGCGGTAGGAAAATTTAAACATTTATTATTAATTAAGTATTTGTCTAAGTTTATTAATCTATTCTACTGGTGTAATACTTAGTTATTTGTTGAATATGATTTAGATATTCGTTTAGCTGAATTATATACTAATTTACCAACATTATCTGAGCCATCTGAAAATTATACTTCTATAACTGCTCATGGTATTGTATATTGGTATTTAGAATATGTTTTAAATAAAGCTATAAATGATTATAATGATGCACTAGAATAGGCAGAATTATTAAATATTTTTTATACAAATAAATAGACAAATTATAAAGAAAAACAAGCATTATATGAAACTAAATATAAAGAATATTTATAGATTTTTATTGCATTTATAGGGTCTGAATATTGGGAGTATTATAAATCTAGTACATCTAATAAAAATGAATAGATGAAAAAATTGATTGAAGAAGTTAAAAATTTATGGTATGATTTTATTTTAACTCTCGATAGGGGATTCAAAAAAGAGATAGAGGCGGGTATGTATCAATGAAAAATAATCCATTGTTAGATACAAATTTTTTAAAACAATTAGATTTAGAAAATTAGAAAGAAATATTTGTTAAGATTATTAGTCTCAATCAAAATGAAGAGCCCATTGAAGCTATTGAAGGACGTGCTACCGGAGGATCTATTAATATTGATGGATCCTCCGCAGTTAGACGGACTTGTTCAATTTCATTAGTTGCTGATGGAGTTAATATTACTGATGTATATTGGGGATTAACTACTAAATTTTCACTATGGATTGGTTTAACTAATAATATTGATGAAGAATATGAAAAAATTATCTGGTTTCCACAAGGCATTTATTTAATTACATCATTTAAAACAGATGTCACTACTAATGGATATAAAATTTCCATTTCAGGCAAGGATAAAATTTGTTTATTAAATGGTGAAATTGGTGGGAATTTTCCTAATCCAATAGATTTTGCTACTGAATTAGTAGAATATAGTTCTGAAACATTAACTGTTAATGCTATGATTACTAAATATAATTTAGTAGAAAATTTACATTGGAAAGAAAATGATGGAAAACGATATTTAACTACATTAGGCATTTCTTACGTCAGTGAACTTACTAGTGATGAATCTGTTGCAGAAGTAATTAATGTTAAGGTTGGAAATACAATTAGTAAATATAAAAAAGTAAAAAAATCAATTGGATATATTATTAGAGAAATGATCCATCATTATGGAAATGAACCATTTCATAATATCCTAATTAGAGATGTAGATAATAAAGGTTTAGAATTATTAAAATATTCAGAAGGCGATTTTTATGCATTTTTAGATAAAAATGGAAAATATACTCATTTAGAATTTATTGACACCTTGACTAGATATAAAGCTGATACAAATATTCCAATTAAATTAGGTGATTTAACTAATGGAGATTTTTCTACTCCAGATAATTTACGAACAAAAATAAAAAATAATATTGGCGATACTGATTACTATTATGTTAATAAAATTAATGGTACTGATGCCGCTGGTTATCGTTCAGTTGAATTATATTGGCCTTCAAATGATGGTTTAGTGGTAAATGCTGGTGATACAATTACTTCTGTATTAGATAAAATTTGTTCAACATTTGGTGAATACGAATATTTTTATAATGTATAGGGGCAATTTATTTTTTAGAGAAAATAGACTTATGTAAATCAATCTTGGGATAATATTGTAAAAACAGAGAATAGTGCGAGTCCTGATCTAGATTAGGATATTGATGATATTTATAAAGAAATTAAGGGAGAATATAAATATAGTCAATTATATGAAGAAGCAGCAATGTTAGCTTCTAAGAGTATTTATAATTTTTCTAATGGTGTTTTAATTTCATCATTTTAGAATAGTCCTGATTTTTCTAAGATTAGAAATAATTTTACTATTTGGGGTAAACGTAAACCAGTATCTACTAATAGTGAAGGTACGCCAATTCGCTTACGTTATGCGATTGATGAAAAACCAAAAACCTATACAACATTTGAAGGAAAAACTTACCGCACTTATAATCCTTTAGAAACGGGAGAATTTGTAAAAACTCCAAATCCAGTAGACACATTAACTGGAGAGCCTCTTGATGAAAATTGGTGGGATGTTAAAGATTGGGCAGAGTTATATCATATGTTTATTGGAGAATATCCCGATCGTATTTTAAGTACTTATTATTCAGATAAAGATGGAGCTTATATTGATTTAAATTCATTATATAAATAGGCGACTAATGATAAGTTAGCCCAACAGGTATATGGGATGTCTATTGGAGGCTCAATAGGAAAATGGAAAGATACTTGGCAAGATGAAAAATTATATGTTTTTGATTTACTTCCTGATAATACTATTGGGTACATAGGACATGGATCCCATTGTACTCATTATTGGAATAAATGGTTTGATCCTTTATATCAAAAAGGTGGTAAGGCATATGTTTATAAACCAACCTTACCCGGACAAGACAAAAATACAATATATTATGCGAAACAAAATTGGCGAGAATTAATTTATCAAATGGCTTTAGACTATCAACAATATGGCCATAATGATAATTATGCAGTTAAATTAGCTCAATTAAATCCAGAATATCAAAATGGTAGAACTGGTTATGAGAGTTATTATGCAGATTTTTTAGCTGAAGATGGATGGCGTAGTATATATAATCCGGCTTCTGAAGATTCTAAAAACTTCTTTGTCGGGAATATGTTGACTGACAAAGAAAAAATTTATTATGGCTGGAATAGAAATGTAATAAATGATCCAACTCTTTTAAATTTTTGGATTGATTTTGTTGAAGATGGTGAGAGTACAATAGGTAAATACTCTGTACGAGCTATTGGAAATAGGCCGAAAATTGTTAATAATGATGCTATTAGAGCTATTATTTATAGAGATATTCCTAATATAATATATATTACTCCAGAAAAATATGAATTACAAAAATAGTAGAATTTATTACAAGATGGATATGATTATTTACCTCTGCCAAATATTTATGAAAGTAAATTTTCAATTACTACTAAAGGTAAGAGTGCATATTCTGAACTTAATGATTTATTATATTAGTATGCTTATATGAATGAAAAAATTAATATAAAGGCTATTCCAATATATTATTTGGAACCAAATAATATTATTACAGTCGATGATAATAATAGTAATATTCATGGAGAATATGTCATTAATAAAATATCATTATAGCTAATGCATAATGGTACAATGACAATTACGGCAACAAAAGCACCTCCAAGATTACTATAAGAGAGGAGAAGGAGTCGTGGCAAAAAAAATTATTTAGTTTAGATATTTTGGCGAATTAAATGAAAAAAATTATCCAGCTACAATTACTAAAGCTAAATTAATGTCTGGTGTAGTGTTTGATGGATATACTCCAATTATTAAACTAGGCATCCAAGCACTTCCGGGCACTAAATTTAGATTAAATGCAAATCAAGATTATATTATGGTTGGTGGTATTGGATTATATGAGTTAGATATGACGCAAGGGTCTGGCACAGTGACTTCGATTAATTTTGATGAAATGTCGTTAACTAATATAGATGAGAATGAAGATGCTTATTTATTAGTTGATATATTATATGAATAGGAGGGATCTAAATGAGTTCTTTTTATGGAGATATTAAGGTAAATCCATAGATTTCATTAGTATTTGATAAAACTTATCCTAATAGGAAAGCCATGGAAGATGCTATTAAAAAGAATAATTTAGATGGTTCTTCTACTGGTAATATAAATGGTGATGGTGTTTATAATACCAGATATGTTTTTATTAATTATGGTGACCGTAGATATTCACCTTATCATTTGGCAGAAATTTAGCCTTCTTGGTATACTAAAGAGGGAGATATTAAAACATTCAAGCCAATCGGAGAGCGTCCTGAATTATATACTTATAAAATAGGAAAAAGTAATTTATAGGTTAACGACAATTTAAAAGACGAATTAAAAAACCGTCCTTATGGTGAATATATAAGACTTGAAGACTCTGCAAAATATGACGAAAATATTCGATATTATATAGCAACAAATAATATTTATAAAATTGATAAAATTTTATCTCCTGATGGTATTGATGAAAATTGTGAATATACAATCAATAGAGAAATTGATGAAAATGAATATCAAAGCAGTTATGATCATACTGTTTGGCAAAAAATTTGGTGTTCTGTTGGAACAAATTCTACAATTACTGAAAAATATATTATGGTAGCTAGTCTTGATGCTAAGGCTCCTAGATTTGAAGTAATTATTGATGCACCAGTAAATGATGATGAATATGAAAGATTAAATTATACTTAGAGCGATGGCTCTCGAATTCCAATTATTCCATTTGGAATATATTATACTTTTAATATAAAAACAAATGAATATGAATAGTTAGATTTAAATTGTATTAAATAGTGGAATTAGGGGACGAAAATAGAAGAATTAGGTTTTCCTATTAATTCAGATAAAAATATCTATCAAGGAACATCATTTTAGTATAAAGAAATTCTAAGTGATATTATAGAATATGTGCCATTACAAGATAAAAATGGAAATCAAATTATTACTGGTAAAGAAATGCTAGATATTTATTTAAATTCTGTTGGCAATATTTATAAAAAAATAGAAAGACTTAATGTTATTAACTATATACCTATACCTATTGGTTCAGAGTTTGAAGAGAAAGACAGTGATGGTTCTGTTGTTCGATATTATCATAAAACAACTAAAGAAGCAGGGTATATTTCTTAGGATTTATTTACAAGATTATTTAACGCTTCTTAGCCATTATATTATTATGATATAAAAAATGAAACTATCTCTCAAGTTAATTCAGTAGAGAGTTATAAGCCTGATATAAAATATTATAAAAAAGTTAGTCTTAATAAAACTCAAGGTCCTCATATTGATCCATTAAGAAGTACAGATTTAAATTATAAATTACATATCCCTCGTAACTGGAAATTTAATCCCACTCCAGATTTTAAATATAATAAAAAAGGGTTTTCTCCCGCTGAATAGTATGAAGAAGATGGTGAAAATTCAATTCATTTACAGAAAACAACTTCTAATTCACTATATCCAGTCCATATGGATGAATTTGGTCGTAAGTTATATACTAAAAATACAGAATCAGGAACTATTCAAGGTGAAATTGCCACTGAAGTAAACATTCCTGAAGCTGGTTATTATGTTAATAACGAATTGCAATATGCAGAACAATTAGATCAATAGACATTTTTTATTGATTTACCTGAATTGGGTAATATGGCGTCTCAGATATGGGACATTGTTTATCCAAGAGGTAAGTTTGTAAAATATCCTGTTACTGGATCTATTAATTATTCTGATCCCGAATATGCTGCTGGACGTTTATATTATAAAAAAGATGAAACTAAAGAACGTTATACATTAATTGGTAAAAATGAAGCATTAAATAGTGAATAGACATATTATATTTTTGTAAGAGAAAATGAAGATGGCACTCCAATAAAAACTCGTTATAGATTTATTGGAAATGACCGCGATCCAAACAGTACGGCTGAATACCCTGAAGCTTATCCAGATGGCTATCCTCAAACATTTGGAGAAGTTATAAGATATGTTTACCGATTATTAGGCTTAGATTCTGATAATGATTATTTAGATAATTTCCCCGAAGGTACTATTTGGGGTATGTGGAATGGTTTAAGAGATTTATTAGGTACTTATAAAGATGTTTATGATATGGATCATTTTGTACCAATAAAATCACATCCAAGTACTGTATCTGGATATCCTAGTCGACCAATTATTAATTATGGCAAAATGCGCGATTTAGTTTTTGGAACAATAAGTGGTGATTTTTTTAAAGATTTAAATGAATCAGCATTTGGCCCATTATATACTGCTATTAAAGGGAAAAGTTATACTATTTAGATTCCAGGGGATTCATTGACAGAAACTATAAGATATTGTTCAGATTGGATTTTAGTAGATCAATCTGAAGGGGTTAAATAGAATTTACAATATTATACTAAAATTGATGATACAACCTATCAAAAAACCCCTGATTCATTTACACAGTTTAATGCAAGTATAAATTATTATATTCCACAAATTTTATATGAACCGGCAATTGAGTATTAGCCAAACACTCAATATTATAGAAATATGAATAGTTTATGGGCATTGCTAAATGAATTTTAGAAATGCCGTGATGGATATTAGAGTGATTGGTTGAAAGATGCCCCTGGATCTCCAGCTTATATTCAGCATCGTCCTACCATAATTTATAGTACAGCGGAAAAGGAAGAAATTTCTTATAATAATGCTGGAACAAATTCTTATGGTGAAGATAATTATACAATTGAAGGAGCTATTAAAAATACTAGCTAGTTAAAAAAAGTTTTAACTAATTTAGAAACAAATCAATAGCTTATGGTATATTATGTAGATACAATGGATACGCCTCATTATTCTGTAGTTTCAGATGAAGATGAATATATTCCTGGAGCAAAATATTATCGAATTAAGAAAAATGAATATCAATTAAATGAACATAATATTGATGGATTATGGAAGAGTATTTTAATTAATGCTAGTGATAAAGAAGATTATATTGATGATACAACAAATGAAACTATAAGTATTCAATATTATTCACCTTCTGATATTAAGAGTATTTTTAATTAAGCCTTAATGCTGGTCTATAGTGGATAATTATGGACCAGCATTTTTCATATTTTAGCGATAAGGAAAAAGATTTTCTTTATAATTATAAATAAATAATTAAAAGAAAGGAGAAAATTATGCCAGATATTAATTATGTTAAGTTTCAACGTGGTACGTTAAAAGCTTATAATTCACAAGTTAATAGAAACTTGATTGATAATAATACTCTATATTTCGTTTATGAATCTGCTGCAGCGACTTCTGGTCAATTATATTTAGGCAAGAAATTAATTAGTGGAGTTGGTTCAGGCACTTCTGTTACTAAATTATCTGATTTAACAGATGTTATAGCTACTACCGCTGAAAATGGTTCATTTTTAGTATGTAATGCAGATGGTAAATGGGAAGCAACTACATTAAATGATGTTGCTACCTTAATTGCTAGTCAATTACAAATTAATGTAAATACTAATACATTTGAATTTGTTGATGTTGATGGCCAAAATCCTGAATTAAATTTATTAGGATTTAATTCGGCAACATCTGGCTCTTATGCTAAAGTAGGCACTGATGGAAAACTTAAATGGATAAAACCAGATAAGGATTTTGATGTTATTGCTTAGGAAGTTGGCGAATTACAAACTACTATTGAAGGTTTAGACACAGTAATTGCCAATAAGATTGCTCAGGCTAATCACTTAACCTATAAGAAAGTTGCTAGCCTTGATGATATTAAAGAAGTTAATACCATTTATTTAGTTCCAAAAGAAGGTTCAGAAAATGATGCATATACTGAGTATATGTTTATTGATTCTAAAGTCGAACATTTAGGAACATTTAATAATGGCGATTTAAGTGGTTATGTCACTACTGAGCAGTTACAAGCTGTTGACGGAAAATTTTAGAATTATGTTACAAAAACTATATTTAATACAACAGTTGGTAATTTAGATGAATTAAGCAATTATACCGAAGGTACTACTATTGTAAATGAAATTAATAATATTTATGATAGATTAGTATGGAAAGAAATTGAAACAGTTAGTTAATAAAATTTTTTAGGGAGGTCTATTATAATGGCTTTAAATGATAAAGTAATGTTCAAACTTGGCACTCAAGCCAAGATTGACAAAATGATAACTGATAAAAGTGGTTATGATGTTGGTACATTTTATTTAACTAAAGACAGTGACCGTCTATATGTTGGTCAAGCTACTGGCCTAAAGTTATTAAATAAGAGCGTTCAAGTTGTTGAAACTGAAGCTGGTTTAGAATCATTAACTGCCAGTTGGGGTACTGATGCATTATCTCATAAGGATGATCTTGCTTATATCTCTGGTAAAAATATTCTTGCTTATTTTAATGGCAAAGGATGGACTCAAATTAATCCTGATCATAACGATCAATTACAGTCTGTTTTAGTTAATGTTGAAGATGCTACTAAAGGTGCAAAAGTAACAACTGAAGTTACAGTAGGTGAGATTGTTAAATCTGATGCTGTTACTATTACAGGTGCTAATGGTGCTAAGGTTGAAAGTGCTAATAATGGTAAAACAGTTGCGATAACTGGTGATACCTACACTATGGCTGTTAATGCCGATAAGACTAATGATGTTGATATTGATTTAACTAGCGCACTAGGTCAAGCTCCTAGTAAAGTACATATAGTTGGTGGAACTAATGTTACTGTAAGTAAGGGAACTGCTAACAATACTATTAATATTGAAGCTAAAGATACCACTCTATCTGAAGGTGTGGCTTCAATTACTCCTGCAGGTGAATTAACTATTGAGATTACTGATACTGCGGGTAAGTCTGTATCTCCTAATGTAACTCTTGGTGCTTATTTAGATGATGGATTCCATGCCATTGGTGGTAATACTACTGAAACTAAGTCTCAGTGGCCTGTATATACCAAAACTCAAGTCGATGATAAATTTAAGACTTTGAATCCTATGCGTTACAGAGGTACATTAGGCTCTTCTGGTCAACATAATATTACTACTGATTTTAAATTAGTTGATGGTTTAACTGATGTTAGTTCTGGTGATATGTTCCTAGTTAGTGGTTCTGCTAAATATGGAACAGATAAGACAGCAAACTCTGGTGATATTTTAATTGCTAGCGGCACTGAAAATGATAACGGTGTATTTGATGGTACTCATCCAATCACTTGGAATTTTATTCCTTCAGGTGATGAATAGGCATTAGATACTAATTATGTATTTTCAGTAGATAAATCTACTAACACGATGACTATTTATAGTAAGTCACTTAAGGGAGAAGAAAATGCTGTTGGTAAGATTCAATTAAAGGCTGGATCTGATATTGTATTATCTACTACTACTAATGAAAACGCTGATGGCAGTGGTGATAAAAATCAACTTTTAACTACTATCGCTCACGCCGCTCTGTTTGATGCGACTAAGAATACTAGTAAGAGTACTGCTAATTTAACTCAAACCAGTAATACTTTTAATGCTATTAAAAATATTACTGTTAATAAGAATGGACACGTTACCGCCATTGAAACCGAGACTGTAAACCCAATTACTTATGCTCCTGGTCCTGGCGCAGTTGAGGGTATTGATAATGGTGTTAAACTTAGCTATAGTTTAAATGCTAATGATGAAACTGTAACTAATGAAAATGCTTACTTTAATTTAACTTCAACTACTTTGGCTGTTACTGCAGCAAGTGCTGCAACAGCTTCTGTTGAATTATTATGGGGCGAGTTTTAATCGGAGGACAGTTTATAATAATTATATTCGTGGTTTTTTTAAAAATCAACGAAGGAATTTGGGAGAGGAAAATTCCTCTCCCATTTTTTTTATATATAATTTTGTTTTATATAAAATTTAAGATAGAAAGGAGATACTTGCATGAGCAATAAACGATTCATCCCTGTTCGTGGTACTGAAGCGAAATTAGATTTAATGGGTTTTAATGATGGATATGTTTATTTTGCAGTTGATACTGGTAAAATTTTCATAGACTATACTCAAGCTGATGGTACAATGGTATCACGAAAGCTTTTAGGAAGCGGTAGTGGTGGTGGCTCAGGAAGTAATTCTGGTATTTATTATGCCAATTATACTCCGACTGATGCTGAAAAACTAGAAGATGAAATCAATATCCCAATCGGAGCTATTGAAGGCGGAGAGTATCCCGAAGAAGACGATTTAATTATCAACTTAGGTGATAATTGTTTTTATCGTGTAATAAAAGTTCAGCGAGCATTTCAAAATGTACTATGTCGTCGTTTAACTGTTGCCGGTGGAGGTGGCGGAGATGACCCTGGTTCATTAGCTTCTGACATCGAATTAGCTGTAGATTCATTACCTACTGTTAATTTAATTAATGGACGTTCTCAAGAGGTAACATTTGTTGCTACATCAGCTAAAAATAAGAAGGGTAATTCTTATGACTCTATTCTTACAATCAATTGGAAATTAGAGTATACTGATGATGGTACTAACTATAATCAGTATAATTCAGGAACATTCCAAGTACCTGATGGTGAGAAATATGCTTTTGAATTTGGTAAATTGGCTAAGGATGATGCTTCTTCAAGACTGGTATTAGTGGCTAGCCAAACTAACCATTCAAGCACAGTTACTCGTTTAATAACATTTAAAACTTCTAAATTAGAATTACAAGAATCAAGCAGTTTTTCTAATTTAAGTTATTTTGAACCTAATAAATTAGTACTGCAATGTAATGTTAATGGCGCGATGGATAAAATTGTTGAATATTATTTTGACAATGAAGATGAACCATTTTTAAGTGTGCCTTTAGCTGCTAATTCAGCTACATTATAGAGTGTTAATGTTTCACAATATATTCCTGTAGTTAATGGTTATCATAAAGTTTGGATTCGTTTATTCCAATCTATTAATGGTAAAAAAGGAATTGAAGTTGAGCCTTTAATTTTTGAAATAGCTGTTTATGATGGTTTAGACCCTCAAGCTCCTCCAATTATTTGGTTGGGAGATTATAAAGATGAATATTATAGTTATGATACTATTCAAATTCCTTTCCGTGTTTTTGACCCATAGGCTGAAAACCCAATAGTGCATTTTAAACGCAATAATATTGAACTTTCTTATTCTCCTCAAACAATTACTGATTCTAAAAATTATGCGATTTTTGAAATTGCTAATCCTGAATTAGATGTAATTAATCACTACACTATTACTTGTGGTGATGGGGCGCGTGAGACTACTCGTAAGATTGAAATTCGTGTAGTAAAAGACCCAACAAGAACAGATTTTGGTATTCAGAAACAAGGTTTCTTAACTTATTTATTAAATACAGTTGGTAGTGGTCGTTCTAATTCTGAGACATTAGTTAAACGTACTACTTTAGTAAATTCTTCTACTGCTCTAGGAGCTGAGCCCTGCGCGGCGACGTTTACTAATTTTAATTGGTACAATAATGGTTGGACTACTGATGAAGATAATAAAACTTGTTTACGTATTAGTAATGGTGCTAAATTATCTATTCCTATTGGTCGTACTGTATTTTCAAATCCCAATGGCTCTCAAGCGACTGAGCAATCTCATAGCATTGAATTAATGTTTAAAGTTCGTAATGTTCAGGATTATTCGAATTTAATTCGTACTATTACTCGTTATAAAAATGATGAAAATTTATATAAAGCATTTTATGATGAAGAAACTGGTAAATTTAATACTACATATACTAACTATGATGCATTTTTAGCTTGGTATTTAAAAACTTATAAAGTTGATTTTGTTGATAAAAATGGCGTTAAACGCAGAATGGAATATGATGATCTAGAATTTAGTCATATTGCTAAACAAATTAATTTAAATAATGTTATAGGCAGTTATTATTCTGGTAATACTAAAGCTGTCACTGGCTTATGTCTAGGTCCACAAGACGCATTCTTCTCTAATGGTACTAATACAGTAAACGTGTCTTACGTTGAAAATAAAATTATTACTTTATCTGTTGTTTGTAAATATAGTAAAGAAAAAATTCAAAACTTAATTTACATTTATTTAAATGGTGTATTAACTAGTGTTGTTAGAAATACTCAAGAAAATGGATTTACTGTAGAAAATGATAAAATTGAATTTAACAGTGATTATTGCGATATTGATTTGTATAAAGTTCGTGTATACCGCACTGATTTAAATGTTAATGATATTGTCATGAATTATGCTGCTGATTTTGAGAATGTAAATATTTACGATCAAAATAAATTGGCAGAAGAAAATACTGCCATTGATGAATTCCAATTTAGTTATACTAATATGATAAAGTATAATAATGAACATCCTGATGCTCCATTAATGCCTTATATTATTTTTGATACTACTAAATTAGAAGATAGTGAAAATAAACTTCCTTACTCTAAAAAAGTTAAATTAAATGTTGGAGTTGAATTTGTTAATACTCCGCTTGAAATGTATTATAATAAAGGTAAATTGGAAGAATTAGCTAAAGCTGATAAATTATTTGGTGATGGTGCTACGGCGGCTGAAAAACAAAAAGCTGTTGAAACTTATTATAAATATCATTGTCCTTCATTTATTAGTGATAGTGCTTCAATGAGCGTTCAAGGAACTTCCTCTGAATTCTATCCTCGTCGAAATTATAAAGTTAAAACTAAAAATAATGATGCAGTTGATGGTGAAAAGCGAGTTAATATTTTCTTAAACCGTGGTCCATTTAGAGAGTAGTATAATGCTGATATGTTAGGCTCTACTTAGAAGCCTTATATTTTAAGCACGACATTAGGGCCTTTGGTTGATTCTGCTACTGGCCAATTAAAAATTAAATATTATGAAGATGAAAAAGGTGAAAAGGAAGTTGTCTTTAGCGAAACTAATCCTTATAAACCAAATACTTTCTATGTTGAAAATACTAATTATGTAAAACGAGGAGAAGAAAAAACTCGTCAAAAATATTGGTATTTTAATAATTATACTTGTGGAACCCATAAATTTACTATGAAGATTGACTATATGGAATCTTCTGGAACTTATAATATGGGATTCGCTAATATGGTTAAAAATGCTTATTCTAAACATCCATTAGATGATTATAATGATGCAAAAGCATTTTAGGTTGAAGACCCAGAACAAACTAATTATATTTTGGCTACAAAATATAAAGATGGTAAAGTTTATTGGTATAAAAACCATAAAGGTAATTGGAAATCTACTGATGGTGTAGAAGATAACTTAAATGTTACTAATGCTGAAGATTTTGCTAAAGGACCTGTTGCTTTATATCCTGAGCAATATCCAACAGCAGAAAAAAATAAGGTATTAAGTGATACAGCTAGTGAATATTATAATAAATTCTATGAAATAGAATTTGGATATAAGGATTTCAAAGTTGATAATACTGATGATTACCGCACTTCTGTTCGTGGTTTCCGTGTACTTGCATTCCATAAGAAGAAACCTTCAGATGGTAGTTCAGAGCCTATTTATCAATTCATTGGTATTTATAATATGCTTCTGGATAAAGGTTCTGATGAAGTTTATGGTTTTGCTCTTGATAAAACTACTGGTGAAGATCCAAAAGCTAAGTTTGTAGGTAAGGGTACAAAGAGTATGCCTAAGATTGCTGAGTGTTGGGAGTTTGAAAACAACAGTCGTACCTTCTGCTCATATCGTGACCCACAAGACCGTAAAGATTTGAAGTTCGATGTATTTAATACTGATGGTTCTCGTGTATTGAATGCAGTTCAATCTGCTCCTGTAGTAGCTGACTCATTTGAATATCGTTATCATAATGATGCTGATATACTTGATTATATTATGGCCCCTGATGGAGAATGTAAAGATGATCCAACATTAACATTCTCTAAAGATGACATTACATTAAATCAAGAAAATCGTGCTCAACACTTATTAAAAGATTATTCTAATTGGGAACGTGCTGTGGCTTGGGTTTGGAGCACTTGTACTGAAAAGGTAGTATCTAATGGTACTTATAAAGTTTGTGATGTTGGTGAAGAGCTATTTGATAATAGTAAACACTATATCATGACAACTAATCCATTAACTTCTGAATAGATTTATACTTTGGCTAAAGAGTATGTAGAAGGTACTACTTACTATAAAAAGAATCCTGATTATAACCCAAATCAAGAAAATAGTAGTGAATATATTGTTGCTTATATCGGAACAGTATTATTTAGTGCTAATAAAACTAAATTATATACTGGTGAAATTGATAAAAATAATAATATTACCTATGTTCCTTGCTATAGTACTGATACATTCAATCCTGATAAACAATATTATACTTTGGAATCTTATAGCGATGAAGAGCTAGACACAAAAGCTGATAGACTAGTTGTTTTATGTAAAGACGAAGCATTTGATGAAAATAAAGTATATTATAATTATGATGGAAATGCTAAATGTGGTAAGGCTGTAACTAAAGCAAATGTGACTGCTGAGACTTATGAGCCAAATAAATATTATATTGGAACCATTATTACTTATGGTGATCGTTCTTATAAATATGATACTCAAGAATATCGTGGTGATAAATTTACTTATGAATTAAGTGACCACTTCGATAAAGAATATATGGCTACATACTTTGTTATGACAGAAATTTTTGAATGTTATGACTCTCGTGGTAAAAACTGTATGATGGCTTCTTGGGGTCCTCAAAAGAAAGGCGGAGACTATATTTGGTATCCAATTTTCTATGATATTGATACTCAATTAGGTATTAACAATACTGGTATTCCATCATTTGAATATAACGTTGATGCCACTGAAGATGGTAACTATTCTACTTCTGACAGTGTTTTATGGAATAACTTCTATAAATATTTTAAAACTGGTTTAATTATTCCTAAATATAGACATTTACGTGGTATTACTACTAGTGTATTTGGTTCTAATTTAAAACAACCTCCTTTAAAAACTGTAGACCGCATTGAATCATATTATTTGACTGATTATAATACAACAAATAACTTGGCTGATTTGGGCACTCGTCCATTAGTAGCAGTCAACTTAGATGAATATTATAAATATATCACTATTACAAACGATGCTTCTTATTTAGACGGTACTACTGGACATATTAGTAGTGATACGACTGGTGTATATACTGTTGATACTAATGGTACTTATTTCTATGCCTTACAAGGAAATAGAAGTCTATCTCGTCAACAGTTCTTATCTAACCGTTTAGAGTATATTGACTCTTGGTTAAATGAAGGTAACTATCAACGTGGTGGTGCAAACCGCATTCGTGGTCGTGTAGCTGCCAATAATAAAAACAAAACGTCAGATAAATGGATTGAAACCGCTAGTGATCCTTATTTCAAGGATGAGAGCACTTTAACCAAAAACCATTTATTTGATGCTGAATATTGGATGACATTAACTCCGGCTCACTCTTCTTATGTTACTCTTGGTGATGATAATGAAGCCTATCCTTCTCGTAAATACGATGGTGTTCATGCGCTAAGATTTAATATTGATTCTATTGAAAATGGTGTCCGTAAAAGTGAAAATTATCCTGAGCAATTACTATATGTTTATGGTATTAACCAAATGAAAGACCTTGGCGATATGAGTAATTTATATTGGCAGGAATTTGAAATTTCTGGTGATGCTACTAAATTGACTAGTTTGAAATTAGGATATGATGGTCTGGATGAAAATGGAGAGCGTTGGCATAATGATAATGTTAATCAATTCAGTATTCCTGCCAGCTCTTCTGATAGTAAAGGTATGCCTTTATTAAAAGAAGTAAATATGAGTAATATTCAATTTAATGCTGCTTCTCCTGTATTAGATTTAACTAGTTGTGAAAAATTAGAGAATTTCCGTGCTACTGGATCTAATTTAATTAACGTTCAGTTTGCTAAGGGCGTAGCATTAAATACTGTATATTTACCTACTAGTATTACAAATCTTGAATTGGTTGAAGCCAACCTATTAAAGAATATAATTACTGAAGATGAATATGAAAATCCTACTCGTGATGATGAAGGTAATTTACATGCTAATCCTGGTTTATATCTCCAAGGCTTCTTTGATAAGACTTCAACTAGAGATAAAGGAGATACAGTAATTGCTTCTCTAAATATTGCTGGTGGTGGCTTAGGTTATGATAGTTATAAGCTATTAAAGCAATATTATACTATTCGTAGCCAATAGACTAACACTTCTTAGATTTCTATGACTAATGTTAATTGGTGTCCATATATTTAGATGACAGTCGACGATGAGCGCAATCCATCTACTACTTATTATGTAGACAATGGACATTACGGGCTAGAACCTTATACTTATACTAATTTTGATGCATGGACTGTTAAAGTTGAAAATGGTGAAATTTATCGTAAGGATGAAACAATTCCAGAAGAGAAAATAAATCAAATTACTGACTTAACCATGTTTAAAGAATTTATTAGTGATAAGAAATGGATTAAAAATTCTAGTAAAAATATTCCTGATATTTCTGGTATTATTTATATTAATAATACAGAAACTATTAAAGAATCTGAATTGCGTAATACCATTCAAGTGGCTTATCCTAATTTAACAATTTTCTGTGCAAATGTTGAATAGGGATATACTGCTAGATTTGTAATTATGGATGAAGATGAAGGTAATGATGGTCGCTATCAATTAATTGGTTCTATGACCTTAAAAGATAGTGAAACTTGGTTTGCAGATCCTATTGATGCATTCGGCGATGTTAGTGAGAAAAAACCAAATCATGATTTCTATGGTTGGGCGTTAACTAATTCTACTAAGGCTGATATTCTTATTAATATTAATAAAAGTATTAATAAATGGAATGAACAAACTCTTGATTCTAATATTCATACTTATACATTCTATGCAATTTGTCCTATTCATAAATGGAGTGTTAAATATTATTATAAAGATAATACATTGATTGAAGAAAAGAAAATTCCTCATGGCAATTATGCTGAAATGTCTACTATTATCCCCTGGAAAGATGATAGTGATTTACCATTAGAATAGACTTATAAATTCTTAGGGTATAATCGTTCTGCCACTTCTAACACAGTTATGAAATTAGAAGAATATATGATTACAGAAGATACAGCATTTTATGCTATATTTGATTCTAATCCTATGAGCGTTTATGATGATATTCATCCTGAATATTTTGAACCCACTACTCAAGAATATAACTCATTATCTTCTCCATCTTCTTGGATATTTAGTGACCCAACAGAAGGTTTAAATAGTAAATGGTCTATAATAAGTGACGGTATTGTTTTAGGTTTGTGTAAGAGAGTCAAAGGTAAATTAACAGTTCCTGCATTTTATGAGTATAATGGCAAGAAATTAAAAGTTATCGGTATTGACGCTTCATTTAGCTCTCCTGGTGATATTACTAATAGTAATCAAGCAAAACCAAATGCTAAAACAATTGGTGGTAATACTATTGTAGCGACTTGTTATGGAGAAGATTTAACTCATGTATTTTTTGAAAAATATACTGATAGCGATGGTAACCAGAAGTGTAATATTAGAAAATTTAATATTGCAACATTCTCTCATTCCTATGGATTAAAATGGGTGGAATTCCCTGAAGGATTACGAGTAATCGATGATTACTGTTTTGCTTTAAATGGTGATCGTGATAAGAAGCTAGTTGGCTCTTTAGAAAATGCTAATATTAGTGGAACAATTACTGAAATTGGTTAGAGTGGATTTAAAAATAGTTTTAGTCCTAAAGTTGAAACATTAATTATTGGCCCATCTGTAAACTATATCGGAATTTAGGGTATTGATTTCTGGTCTAACTCAGACTTAACTAAAGGATTAACTGGTGGTATTAATAAGATTATTATTGGTACACCAGAAGAAAAATCTAAATTATATACTTCTAAGAAACTTGATTATGGCTCAGTAGGTATCAGAGGATATAGAACTACTGCGGATCGTAAAATTAATAGTATTGATTGGTATACCACATTATCTCGTGATGATACTATTTAGATTTTTGGTAGTGGTATTGATACCAGTACAGTAAATTATTTATAAGGAGGAGAAAAGAAAATGACTAAAATTGTGATGTATGAATATTTAGGCACAAATGGAACTATTCTTTCTCCCGTTCATTTGGAAGATATATATTATATCAGAAAACTACGTTTAATCGCTGACGTGAATAAGCGCTTGACAAAAAATGATAAAGATTATTGTCAAGCGGTAGTTATTCCAGAAGAAGAATTAGACTAGTGGAAAGAAGTTTAATTGGGTAGGTCCAATTATCTAATATATAACTTTTTTGAAAAATAGAGAGAAGAGATAATTCTCTTCTCTCTATAAGGGAAAATTATTTTAGAAAGGAAGGTTTTCTAGTCTATGATTACAAAGTATAAAGACTCTGTTAAATTAGCTTATTAGAAATTGTATGAAGACATTAATAAAGCTAGTAATGGGGAAATCCAAATCGATAACCTTGAGAGCTTTTTTGGTAACATACAAGAAATTAGTAAGTTAGATGAAAAGTTTTTAAGACTTCCTTTGGATGAGCCTTTGTTTGAGATTGATGCTAATAGCCGTAAAATTACAATTCCTTCAGATTTTGCTACTAATGGTTTATCAGTCCAAGGCGATCATTTAGCTGAAACTGTTTTCTTTAGTATTGATAGATATTTTGATTATAAAGATTTAAATACTTGTAATATTCGTATTAATTGGAAAATTGGCGATACTTCTGGGCAATCTGTCAATTTCTCTAAGAGCACAGATGCTGAGCCTGGTAAAATCATTTTTGGTTGGCCTGTGGCTAAAGATTTAACTGGCAAGAGTGGTGTACTTAGTTTTGCTGTTGAATTTTATAATGAGCATAATGATAATATTACATATAGTTTAAATACTTTAATTTCTACTATTAATATTAAAGAAGGTTTAGCATTAATTGAGCCAGCTGTAATTAATGTTAATGATGATATTTTGAATATGCTTCAAAACAGTGCATTTGGTGAGGGCGATGCCGAAGTCCCAAGTTTAGAATGGTTGACTAATGGTTTAGTACTATCTCCTGAAGATACTGTGACGTTTAAAGTTATTAATTTGGCTGGTAATGTCGTTGATAAGGGATTAGATGTTCAAGAGTTATCTTCTGTTCCTGTTAAATTATATGCTCGCGCTCAAGCTGGCACGGCAGAAATTAAGTACAGCACTCCTGCTGAACGAGATGACCCCGTGGATGAATATATTCTTGTATCTAAGAAAGATGAAGACGGAAATCGTATTAAATTAGCCGAAGATGGAACTTATTATGTAAAAGCTGATGATGGCGCTTATCAGGTGGCAGAAGCTGATGATATTTCAACTTGGAATAATCCTGATATTATTTCTCCTAATAGAAGTGAGATTTATGCTCGTTATACTACTATTATGGTGAAAGAAGCTGGAGAATATTATGTAAATGCTCAAGGTGTAGTATTTGAAACTGAAAAGGATGAGAAGGGAAATGCGATAAAGCGCAAGATTGGTCAAGGTCCATTAGAGACTACCCCATTTGTTATTTGTCCTGAGCCTGATGCTCCAGATACTATTTCTATTAGCTCTGATCATGCTGATTTAACTGATACAAATTATTCTATTGATTTAGAGTTTGCAGGTTCTACAGCATTTTTAACTGATGATTCAGTAGTTTTAGTAGCTAAAGCTTCTGGTTATGATAATACTGATGCTTATGAAGCTCCTGCTGAAGGTATTGAACCAAAAGCATTAGTTCAATATATTTGGTATAAAGAAGGCTCTGAAGAACCTATTTCCACATCTAAGTGGGTACGTTCTAATGTAGAAGGCTCTTTTGAGGCCTCTGAAGAGGGAAAATATATTGTTGGTATTAAATCTTTCTTAAATGGTCATACTAGTGCTGATGAAGTAAAATCTAATCCTTATACTGTATCTCCATTAGCTTCTAAAATTAATAATGATATTGCATTTAGTGGTTTAACTCGTAAAAATGGTCAATATTGGATTAATTTAAATAAGTATACTGGTGAGCTTGATAGAAATGCTACTAAAGAATTTAATATTACTTATACTCTTAATGGCAGTTATAGTGATGAAGTTATTTGTACTTTATTTGTCCGTGAAGATAGTGAAGATGGGAATTCATCTATCATTAGTCCAGTTACTGCTGCTTCTGGAGTAAAAATTATTGTTAAGGACATTGAAGGTGGTAAACATATTACCTTAAGTTCTGGGGCAGTCGATAATAAAGAAGGAAATTATTTCATTCGTTTGACTAATAAATATAATGGAAGCGCTTATTCATTAGATAGCGATACATTCTATATTAATATTAACTGATAAATTTTGTGAAAGGAGAATGAATAATCATGATTACTAATTATCAAGATTATGAGAATAAGCTTTGGTCGATTGATAAGTAGATGCGAACTGCCAAAGCCATTCTCCTTCCAACCCCGCCTAAGGAAGAATTAATCCCTATCGATTTAAATGCTCGTAAAATAAATGTGCCTAAGTCCTTCATTATCGTCTCTCAGGACCATTCGGCTGAGACTTTATATTTCACATTTGATCGATATTTTGATGGCATGGATTTAACTAATACCTGTTGTATTATTCAATTCCAAAATGCGAAAGGTGAAGCATATTATTATGTAGTGCCTTATATGGATGCGACTACTGATAATATTAATTAGAAAATTATTATGCCATGGGTAATTCAAAATGCCGTTACTAAATATGCTGGCACTGTGAAATTTGCTATTAAGTTTTTTAAACTAGATGGTGCTGGGCATTTAATGTATGAATTAAATACATTGGTTGCCGAAGCTATCGTTGAACAAGGTTAGAGTTGGGATTTAGATAGTATTTCTCAAGAATAGTTTGTTTTTGATAAAGCATTTATTCAAGCGATTCATGATTTAGAACAAGCTCATTAGAATGGCACATTTGCCTTAGAGTGGATTGATAATTTTTAATAAAATAGGAATAAGGGAAGACATTAGTCTTCCCTTATTTTTTTTGGGTAGATATAAATAATAATTTAATATAAAATTCTATAATAAATAGATATAAATTATAAAGAGAGAAAGGAGTTATAATATGAATAATAATTCCCCCTATAAAGATACAGTTATTTTACAAAAAGATGCATTAACTTCAATGTTAGTTAGTATAAAAAAATATCCAGTAGCTGGGAAGAAAACTGGTATAAGATTATGCCCAAATGAAAATGGTACTAAATTATAGATTCAAAATGTTAGAAAAGTAAGTATTGTAAAGGATGATACTACAACTAAATTGGTAGTAGAAGACCCAACAGAAGACGAAGGAAAAACTTCTTAGTCATTTGCTATAGCTGGACCTATTACTGTATATCCTTCTTAGTCAATAACAGCTTCAGATGCCGCATTAACTCCTGGTATGTTTAATCTTAGAGAAAATGGAAAAACTAAATAGACAATTTTAATACCCGGTTTTGACACAAATCAAAACTTAGTACTTGGGAAAAACTCTTAGATACAATCAGGCGATACAGGAGTTTTGGTAGCTACCAAAGTCCGTGGGGCTGTATTTAATGACTATGCAGAATATCGTGAATCATTAATTAAAGAGCCGGGTCGTTGTGTAATTGAAACTGGATATGGCGATTTAGAATTATCAAGCGATCGCTTGCAATTAGGTGGTAATATTATTTCAGATACATTTGGTTTTTCTATTGGTGAAACTAATAAAGCACAAACTCCTATAGCCGTATGTGGCCGAGTATTAGCTTATCCTTATGAAGATAGATATAAATTTACAGCTGGTGCGTCTGTTCAGGACCCAATGGGACGGTATCATTAATGACTCGTGAAGAAATTAGAGAATGGCCAGATGCAATTATTGGTTATGTAAGTGAAATTCCTGAATATAAGGAATGGGGTACAAATAAAATTCAAGTTAATAATCGTATTTGGATTAAAGTAAAATAAAAAAAATGGCAAATAGTTTTATTACTATTTGCCATTTTTTTTATTTTTTATTGGTCTAATTAAAATAATATAATATATTGAATTTTTAAAAATTAATAGAAATTATTTTTAAACTTTTTTTCAGAGAAGGGAGTTTAGTTAATGGCTTTATTTAAAATTAATAAAGGTTTAGCAAGCAACTTAGCTAAAAATATGCCTTATGCTAAGGAAGGTTTTGCATATTTTACTAAGGATGATGGTAAATTCTATATTGATATTGAAGGCGATGGTACTACTACAAAAGCCGTTGTTAATGTCAATCGTATACCATTAAATGCTGCTAAGGCTGATGTAGCTACAATGATTCAAGCTACAGCGATGGCAACTAATGATAATAAAGTATATCCTATTTTAGCATTTAATATAACTGATTCTACTAAAAATTTAGTTGAAGCTAAATATAGTCAAATTGGTATTAAAAATGGTACTCTTGTTATTCCAAGTATAGAAGATAAAGATGAAATTCTTATCTCTAATGAAGGTCTCGGACGAGGCATTGTAATTGATAATAAGGGTACTAATAATGCTATTGAAATCCTTAATGGTAAGGGTATTAAAGTCGCGCAAGACCCAACAGATGATTTAGAATTGGCTACTAAACAATATGTTGATAATTAGAATGTAGTATTAGAATTAAGAATTTCTGATGGTTCAATTAATTGGGCAAATCAAACATCTTATGATTTTACTTTAGACGCTAAGGCGCAAACAACCTGTTCAAGACTTAAAGAAGTAATTGAAAAAGGATATACGCCTACTGTAATTATTGAGGATATAGACAATGTTTATATTTACAAATATAGTTTCACTCAAGTATTAATTATTACCTCATTCTTGATTTTTGCAGGCGAAACACTATTAAGTAGCGACGGTAAACATATGGGTAGAGATTTTATTGCTTTTTAGTCTTCAAATATAAGTGGTACAACTCTAACAGTTCAAAGATTAAATAAACCTTTAGAATATGTCCCCGGAGATGGTGAAGCAAATCAAATTTTAGTAGCTGATAGTAATGGACGCGCGAAATGGTCAAATATTCCATCTATTGGAGATTTAGGTGGCGCAACTAAAAACCATACGCATGATGACAGATATTATACTGAAAATGAGATAAATGATAAATTAAATGCAATTAATGATAAAATTGGGGCACTATTAGGGGCTAATGATGCCTTAGTATTTAAAGGTATTATTGATGGAAAGCATCCCTTACCTACTGCTAATTATGAAGTAGGTCATACATATAGAGTTAATGAAGCCGGTACATATGCGGGTTAGAAATGCGAACAAGGTGATTTAATTATTTGCATTGCTGATGCATTATCTACAAACACGCCTCATTGGACTGTTGCACAAACAAATATTGATGGCGCTGTAATTGGACCGGCTAGCGCGGTTAATAATCACGTTGCTATATTCAATGGGGTTAATGGTAAAGTAATTAAAGATTCTGGATTTACTATTAGTAAATCAGTACCCTCAGATGCTAAATTTACAGATACACATTATACAACTTACTTATATGCTGGCACTGGTACTGCTCAAAATGCTGCTACTACTAATGGTAATACTAAATTAACTATAGTAGATAATACTACAGTTAGAAATAGCGTTATTATTAAAGGCACTGGTGGGACATCAGTTACAAGTGATAGTAGTGGTAATATTACAATTAATTCTCCTACGGCTTATTCTCATCCTAAGTCTGGGGTAACTAAAGGTACTTATAAATCGGTTACCGTGGATGAATATGGTCATGTAACAACTGGTACTAATCCTACTACATTAGCTGGATTTGGTATTATTGATGCTAAAAAAATATAGAAACCTGTATCTTCTCCGTCAGCAACAACAAATACTACATTAGCATTTATTGATACAATTTCACAAGATGCACAAGGTGTTATCACTGCTACAAAGAAAACTGTTCAAAACGCAACTAAAACACAAGCGGGCGCTGTATCCACAAGTGCTCAAACGTTTGGAGGCGCTAAAACATTTGCTAGTACGGTGACGATTGGTGAAAGTGGTTGCACATTACAATATGATACTACTAATCAATGTTTGAATTTTGTATTTGCATAAGGAGGTAAATATATGAGTTTACAAGTATGGCTACCTCTCAATGGTAATACAAAAAATCATGGTTTATTAGGAGATTTTGCAGTTGGTACAACACCTGTGTTTACTTTTGGTAAACTGTCTTAGGCATTAAGCTCAGGGAGCCTAACTATGACTCCTGAGCAAACTGCTTTAGTTTTAAATAATGAAGAAATAAGTTTTTGTTTTTGGATTAAACCAATTAATACAGGGCATACTTTAATATTTGGTAATGAAAGCATGAGCGCCAATAATAATAGAAAATTCTCCTTATTTCAATATCCAACAGCAAATGATTTACATCTAAGTTGGATGAATGATGCTGCAAATACTACATTTTTAGGCACAGTCATAACAGGAGCATTTCCATCTAATACTTGGACACATTGCACGATTACTTATAAAAATCCAGTCTGTAAAATTTATTTAAATGGTGAATTAAAAACTACATTAAATGGTGTTAGTAATTCATCATCATTTGCTTATAATACTTAGCTTATTCATAATAATACGGCTAGATTATTAAATGATTTTCGGATTTATAGTCATTGTTTATCGCTCAAAGAAATTAAAGAAGTTTCTCAAGGATTAGTCTATTATTATCCATTAAGTGAAGATATTAATACTAGTAAGGTTGTTATTGAAGATTGTTCTGGATATAAAAATGATGGCGGATATGTGGGAGATATAAGGAATGATTCAAGTTCTCCTTGTAATAATTTAGGCATGACAATTACAAATAGTAATGTAAGTGACAAAACAAGCACTGGATTATCTTATATTTATAGTGGAACTCAAGGTTTAACAGAGCCAAATGCAATTACGATAGCATTTTGGTTAAATTTAATTGGTATAGGATATTAGAATAGTGGAATATTGAGTTTCTCTAAAGATGCAACTAGGCCATGGGATTATAATACAAGTCTAGTTAATCAACTTGATGGAGCTTTTAGATTTAATGATGTGAATGGTAATAATGTTAGAATCACAGATGTAGTATCTCTATTTCCTACAAATGAATGGCATCATTATGCATTTACATTTGATGGTTAGAATGTTAAAGCTTATAAAGATGGAGAACTTCAACAGACTCAATCATTTAGTTCTACTACTCGATTAGCAAGTTTTAAAAAAATATATTTAGGTTATTCAGCAGCAGGTGGCTCTTATCGTAAGAGCTCTGGTAAATGGTCTGATTTTAGAGTATATACTACTGCATTAAGCGCAGAAGATATAAAAGATTTAGCAAAAACTTCTGTTTCTATTGATAATGCTCACAATATCTATGGACATGAATTAATTGAAACAGATAAATTAAATTTTGAAAAATCTGGAGTAATTAATTGTAAAGATTTTGTAGAATATCATAAGGAAGCAGATGATTCATTATGGTATCAAGTTGCACATCATTATAAAACAAATAGTAAACTATTCTCATCTACAGATGATTTTACTAATGGAGTTTATTTAGATGAAGACCGATGGGTGCATATGAATATTTGTAATGAATTAACTGCTTGGGAATTTTTATATGTGCAATATGCAACAAATACAAGTACTCCAGCTAAATATCGTTGGAAACAAACTGTAAACCCATTTACAGCAACTTATTCAGATGTATAGCCTGGTAATGTTACTAATATTACTACTACTGGATATATAAATGGTGGAATGGGCGGTTTATATAAGATAAATAGTAATACAGCATTTTGTATTGCTAATACTAATAATGGAAATTGGTTTGGCGCAATAGGCGCTTGGAATCATCATGGCGCTGGCATTCCTGGCTATCCGAGCACTTCAATAGCTGGCGGATATGATTTATATGTTCGTGTAGATAATACTAAAGCATCAATTCGCAAATTAGGATTTATTGATGCAAATAATTTTTATAAAATTTAATAAGGAGGCAAATCAATGGCTCAATTAAAAGATTTGTTGGTCAATGGTTCTTCTCGATTTATTGGCGATATATATGGTAATTTAAGAGGTAACGCTGACACCGCTACTAAAGCTAATAGTGCAACTACTGCCACTACAGCAGATAAGGTAAAAAGTACATTAATAATTAAAATGGGCTCAACTACAATAAGGTATAATGGTAATTCCGATCAGACAGCGACTATTACTCCTTCTGCTATTGGAGCTGCTGCATCGAGTCATACTCACACAAAATCTCAAATTACAGATTTTGCTCATAATCATGATGAGCGTTATTATACAGAGTCTGAAATTGATACTAAATTAAGTACTCTCTTAGGTGCGAATAATGCCATGGTATTTAAAGGCGCAATTAATAAAGATACTGATTTACCAGTAAAACACTCAATAGGTTGGACTTATTGGGTTAATACAGCCGGTACTTATGCTAGCAAAACCTGTGAAGTAGGAGATTTAATTATTTGCATCACTGCAGGAGATACTGCAAATAAAGACCATTGGATTGTTGCATAGACTAATATTGTTGGCGCGGTGACAGGACCTAATACTTCTACTGTAAATGCTGTTTCCACATTCGCTGATGCAACAGGTAAAGTCATTAAAGATAATCCAAAAGTTACTATTGATAATACTGGATTATTTACTGCTCCTTATATTGCCACGGGCACTGATAAAAATCATACTCATTATTTTCAAAGTGAAAAATTCCGTGGTGAAGGCAATGCTGATACATATTATCACGCTATTGATTTTGGATACGCTGGACATAATCAAGTTGATTTTCATGAATATGGTGGAATTTGGAATTTCTATGAAAATACTAAAGGAACTGCGGCTGATGGAAAATTAGTTGCTTCCATTAAGCCCGATGGGTTTCATGGCGATTTAAAAGGAAATGCAGATACAGCGACGACTGCCACTTCTGCCGGTAAATTAACTTCAGGTACTGTCGGCTCGGCAACTCAACCAATTTATTTCAAAGATGGAGTTCCTACCATTACTGGGTATACTGTTGCTAAATCAGTTCCTGCTGATGCTAAGTTTACAGACACGAATACATGGAAGGCGAACACTTCTACTCAAGAAGGCTATGTTGCAAAGCCTCAAGATAATAGTGGCAATTTATTAAAAAATAAAGTTTGGAAAACTGATGCAAATGGCGTTCCAGCTTGGCGAGATGATAATGATACTAATACTCATTATACTAGTAAAAATATTGTTGGTAATTCAGATAAGGCGACGGCGGATGCAGCTGTATCAACTAATGGAATTTATTTAAATCATTTAGAAGGAACTACAAAAACTAGCTCTCATAAAATTATTGGTGCTGGAAGTACTACTGTTACTGCTAGTGCAGATGGTATTATTACTATTAAATCAATAGATAATAATACTGATACTAAAGTTACTCAAACTCTTACTTCAGACAATAAAACATATCCATTATTATTAGCTCCGACTGGGTAGACAACAACTCAAACTGTTGGAGCTTATTTTGATAGTGGAGTAACTCTTAATCCTAGTAGTAATACTATTGCGGCTAATATTAGTGGGAAAGCTAATACTTCAGGTACTGCTGATAAAGTTGCTAATAATTTAATTATAAAACTAAATAGTGGGACTACTGAGGGAACTAATCAATTTACTTATAATGGTAGTGCTGCAAAAACTATTAATATAACTCCAGCTAAAATTGGAGCCGCTCCTAGTACATCTCAATATGAAGCCTATTTACAATGGGGCGGGAAAAATTTAGAGGGACACTATTCTCCAATTGATGCTAATTTAAATGGGCGATTAGGCGCCAATAGACTAGCAGGTATTAAACCCGCTGGTGTTACTATTGAGTATAGTAATGATGGTGGTTCTACCTGGACTGATTATGGATTAACAAATGATCAAAAAGTTGCTATATTTACTATGCTTACTTGTCCTAAATCATTGCGTATCGCCGGTCCAAGTGCTTCTGCTTCAGCTAATAGTAAATTGCGTATTACCCTTGATGGCGTTGATGGCGGTGTTTATACATAGTTAAATAAATTACATATTTATGTTTCTACTAATTATTCTAATAATTGTACTGTATCTCTAGAATCTTATGATTATAATAGTTCAACTGAATGGCATAGTATAATTAAAAATTAGCCAATTAATGGATGGTCTGGGTGGAATGTTTTAAACTTTACTTTACCCGGTTCTACAGCATTTGGTGGTACTAATCAAATTACTCATTAGAGAAAAATTAGATTAACATTTAGTAATGCATCAGTTTCTAGCGGAAAAGAAACTCAAGGATTATAGATTTATAATATTTATGGTTATGGTGGTATGGGATGGACTACGCCTAGTGTATTAGCTACTGGTGGTGTACCATATACATATGACAGTAATTTAGTTGTCTCATTCCCAAATCATGTTAGATCTCCATTATTTGATGGTAATGTTAAAGGTGATATTACCGGTAATGCTGATACAGCTTCCAAGTGGAAAACTGCCAGAACATTTAAAATAGGGAATTGTAGTAAATCAGTTGATGGCTCTAGTGATATTACTTGGCCACTTAGCGAAATTGGTGCGGTAAATAAAGCTGGAGATACCATGACTGGAAATTTAAAAGTTGGCTCTTCTAGTATTGGTACTAATGGTTATATAGAAGGTACTTGGTTAAGAACTACAGCAGACATATCTTCTTCTGCGGCAGGTAATTTTGCTATTATAAGAGATGGTTGGATTTATAGCCGTACACCTACTCAAGCAAGACAAGACATGGGTCTTTCAACTGCTATGCATTTTATTGGCAAAGCAACAGTCGATATTACCGATGGTAGTACAGTTGATCCTAAAATTACTGGTTATACAACTAAAATTGCCGGTGATGTAATTATTGATAAAAATAATTCATATGAATATGTTTGGACATTAGAAGGTAAATGGGAACGACTAGGCCCAGATGGTAGTTATAGTGTAGTTGGACATAATCATGATGATAGATATGGCACAACAATTTCAATAACTATTCCTAAAGGCCGTATGCGCGGTGATATTGATGGTGATGGTGAAATCACTAAGAATGATTTGTCTCTGTGTGCTAATAATACTATAAATAATACATTGTCAACATTAGAAACTTGGTGTGCAGACATCAATGTTGATAATAAAGTTTCAGCAGCAGATTTGACACAGTTTGCTAGATATTTATCCGATAATCGTAATACCTGTGTACTCACTAGCACTCCTACATTTGCTGATTATTATAATAAGTGGACTTATGTTAAAGTAGATGATTTAACAGGTTATTGGACAACTGAAATAACTATCTCAGGAATAACTGCTCAAAATGATATAATTATTAATATTTTTGATTTATTTTCTTTAGGGCAATTTTATAAAGCAGATATATTAACTAATAAAATTAAATTATATGCAACAAGACCTCCCATAAATGATTTAAAAGCATTAATTACTATTCGTTCAGGTTCAGGAAAAGTAAGTATTCCAGCTTATTCACCTGAAATAACACTGTCTAGTTTAGAAGCTGCTAAACAAGATCATAATCATGATGATGTTTATGTAAAAAAATCTGGCGATACAATAACAGGAGAATTAGCATTTACAAATGCTAATGCCATTAGATTCGTTCAAGGAACTGGAACAACAAAAAGTGTTTTAATGCGAAATGATGGTAATAATTTTTATATTGTTCCTTGTAATGATACTACAGGAAATAGTTGGTATATTCCTGGTGGTGGATCGGAACATTCATTTAGAATAAATTTAACAAATGGATTTACATATGTTAGTAAATTATATGGTGCTGTATGGAATGACTATGCTGAATTCCGTCAAGGAAATACTATTGAAGCTGGTCATTGCGTAATTGAAACTGGTGATGATACTCTTGTTACTTCAACTGAGCGTATGATGCCAGGTGCCAATATTACATCTGATACATTTGGTTTTGCTATTGGTGAAACTGAACAAGCTAAAACTCCAATCGCAGTAAGTGGTCGTGTTCTTGCTTATCCATATGAATCTCGTGAAGAATTTAAAAAGAATATTGGACGTCCAGTATGTTCTGGTCCTAATGGAACCGTTTCTATTATGACTGATGAAGAATATAGAAATAAAGGTTATTGTGCAATTGGTACAATTTCCGCGGTTCCTGATTATGAAGAATGGGGAACTGGAAAAGTTAAAGTTAATGGACGTGTATGGATTAAAGTATTTTAATTTATAAATAAAAAAATGGCGATTAAGAAAATTTTTGTAATATTTTTCTTAATCGCCATTTTTTGTTTGTTCCATTGCATTATTTACATGCTATCGAATAATTTTATAACCATATTCATCAATTTTTTTATTAGAAAAATAAGTAATTGGCTTGTCCAATTTCCTAGCATAACAAATTTCTTGATAACCAGCTTGTCCAATATATTCACTCTCGCCGGTAATAAAATAAACTGCATCTGCCATTCTAATTTTATTTTTACTAGAATTCAATAATATAGACTCAGCATCTGAAGGTAATATAATATTATCTGCATGAGCAAATACGTTAGGAGATAAAACAATATGTCCTTCGAGAGACAGGATTGCTCCTAATTTCTCGAAGGACTCTTTAAACCTAGTGCTGCCGCATAAACAAATAATCAATTAACCCTCAATCTTTTTAGGTTGAGCTTTATTTATATTGACCTCAGATTCGATTTTAGTAGTAATATATCCACTCAAATCACCAAGTGCTTCATCAAGGTACTCTTTAGCATCTTCAGTTAGAATACTCATTACAGCATCATAAGTTTTCTTAAATGCTTCTAATTGAGCATTTTTATCGAATGCGTTTTGACCCTTTAAACTTTCAACATACGTTTGATTTGTTGCTAATACACAATCAGTAATTGTTTTATTGAGCATGTCCATATATTTTTGAAGAGTTTCATCATTAGTTTTAGCCTTTAACTCATTAGTTTTAGATTGAATAAAACGAACCAAGAATAAAGAGACAGCTGTTAATACTGGGACAATAAGAATATTGAAAATTTGTTGTAGCATTTCTAGCCAATCCATAAGTTTTCCTCCTCTTCCATTTTTCTGTATTATAAAATAAATTTTTGGAAAAGTCAATAAATAACAATTCCTATGTAATATAAAAAATATTTTAGATAGATTTACTGAAAATAACCAGGCAAAAATCGTTAGTTAGTCCATCTCAATTTACATTATATAATGGAGGAGCTCAGTAAAATTTTTTACACCACTGTAAAATTTTTTACTTTGCTGTAAAAAAATTGGAAAGCGAGGTATTTTCTAGAAAATGTATCCAAACAGTTATAACTATTATCCTCAATCTCAAAATCCTTACCTGAATCGTTATATGCCTACTAACCAATATACTCAACAACTTCAAGGATTAAAAGGTCGGCCGGTCTCTAGTCTTGAAGAAGTTCGAGCAACAGGTATTGATTTTGACGGGTCGGTTTTCTATTTTCCAGACTTAGCAAACCGACGTATCTACACAAAACAAATCAATTTAGATGGAACAGCTTCATTAAATATGTATGAATTAAAAGCTACTCCTCCTCCAACAGCATAGCCAGAAGCAACACCATCTGACGCTTCTTATGTAAGCAAAGAAGAATTCGAAAAAACAGTCACAATTCTAGTTAATGAAATTAATAAACTGAAAGGAGCTAACGCAGATGAATCCAAACCAAATAATGAATCCAATGGCGATGCTACAGAATTTAAATTCTAATCCCTTATTCCAATAGGCACAAAGAATGGCTCAAGGAAAATCAGAAGCAGAGATTATTCAAATCGCACGCAATATCTGCCGAGAAAAGGGAATCAATTTTGATGAAGCTTATTCTATCTTCCAATCTCAATATAATTAGAAAGGAATGTAAAAATTATGGCTTTAACTGAAAACGGATTATCTCCTGCTGATATCATGGCAATGACTCAGGGCGACCGCAACGATAATGGTTTTGGTGGCACTTGGACTTGGGTATTCTTCTTATTCTTCCTCCTGGCTTGGGGCGGTGGTGGACTATTTGGCGGCGGTTCTACTACTCAGGGCGCTTTAACTCGCGCTGAATTAGCCGATGGTCTAGGCCGTCAAGATATGTTCCGCAACCAAGATATGATTCTCACCGAAGTGAGTGCATTTGAGCGTGATGCAGCTAATCGCTGGGGTAATATCCAATATGAACTAATGAAAGGGTTAAATGATAGTCGTTTCGCTCAGCAAGAATGTTGTTGCACAACTAATCGCAATATTGACGCTGTGAGATATGAGAATGCTAAAAATACTTGCGACATTGTAAATACTAGCAACTTAAATACTCGTGATATTTTAACTAATCAAAATGCTGGTGTCCAGCGTATTCTTGATTATTTAACTACCGATAAAATTGAAGGTCTGCGTACTGAATTACAGTCTGCCAACTTAACAATTCAGAACATGAATCAGACTTCTGATTTACTGAACACTTTACGTCCTTATCCTACTCCTGCATATATTACTTGCAGTCCTTACACCGCAAATAGTATGTATAATGCATTTAGTGGATGCAGCGCCTGCGGTAATTAATTTATTGAGGGAGGAAATATCCTCCCTCTATTCTAACTAAGAAAGGAGTTCATACGAATGAGTACTTGTTCAAATTGCTCTAATCCAATTTTAAAGACTACCTCTACAACTAGCTAGACTCTTGCTACGGGTAATCCTATTCCACTCCAGAATAATATATTCCAAAGTGGTTGTGGTATTTCTCATATTGCAGGTAGTACTGCGATTAGTTTAACTCGAACCGGCACCTATTTAGTTGCGGTGACCGCAACTGGCAATGCCGGCTCTGGCAACACATTTTCGGTCCAGGCTTATAACAATGGAACTGCCATTCCTGCTGCTATAGCCAGTTTAGTGGACCAAGGCACAGTTCATTTTACTACATTAGTAAAAGTATTACCATCTTGCCGTTCTATAAATAACAATGCCAATTTGACATTTGTTAACACTGGTGCGACAACCTATTCAACTGTTGAAGTTGATATTGTAAAGGTTGGGTGAGTTGAATGGATTGTCAAGAATATATGATTTCTATAATTAAACGTCAAACAGAGGGAGTAGTTTATCATGAAAATATGACTGACTACTATCGTTTTTTATGTTTAGACAGTTTAAAAGAAATTCATTGTCATCAATCTTAGGAAGAATTAGAAACTCTTCAATGCACTAAAGATTGTTATGCGAAAATATATTTTTCAATTCCACAGTTTGAAATGGAAAACACAACATTAATCCCAGCAGAATGGTATAGTAAAACATCTATGGATGTCACCAAAGGAGCTATTAAATCATTAAGTAAAGAGAGTCTCTACCACTGGCTCGATTGGGAGAAGGAAACATTGAGCATCTATAAGGAAGCCGCGATGCACTTCAAAGAAAATATGGCGTTTCATCAATTAAAAATAGCTAAGAAATTAATTAAATGTGTGTCTGCTGAAATTTGTGAAATTGAAGGATTGATTACAGAAGGGTTAGCCTACGATTTTAGCCCTGAATTTTTAAAATACTATTATAAAATAGACGAATAAATTATTATAAGCCGAGAATTAAGTTTTATTTAATTCTCGGCTATTTTTTATTCTTTATAATTAGATAAACTATTTCTAAATTTCTATTCTACCATTTGGAATAGTTTATCTCCAGTGTGGTTCCCACCCATTTTATTATAGGTTTCATGGTCACTCTCAATTTCTTCAAACTCATCGAGAGTAATTTCATGGTCTGGTTTTAATAATTTACGGCAATCATCTTTAAATTGTTTACCCTAAATAGATAAAACGCCACCACTCACAACATCTATTTTACCATTTATATTATAAATTTCTTGTTTTAAACTATCAGTTTCTTGTTTAGATAAATCTCGCTCGGTTTGCAATAAACTAGCTGTGGTTTTATGCTCATCACTAATTTTGCTTTTTAATTCTTTAATAATTTTTTCATGAGCTTCATCTTCTAAACGCTGTTTTTCTTTTTTATATAAATTATAAAAATATTTAGCTAAACCTGTAAGCCCCAATGCGATTATACCAAATAAAAACTCAAGCCAATATTTGGCGATAAAATCAAGCATTTAAAAAACTCCTTTCCGTAAGAATCTCTATCCATTTGTTCTTACAAATAAGGAGTTATTTTTTTTTGTATTTTGGCCTCATTCCCAATTATACTCTTCTTGAGGTTTAGTGAAATATGCAGTATATAAACATATAGCATCACATACATCATCGTTGGCCACTATACCATATTTATTTTTTACAAACTCAATATCTGCTTGTTTAAGAGCGACTCGTTTTACTTTTGGGCCGAGTTTCATTCCAAGTAATTTTCGCCATGATGATGAATTCATAAATTCAATAAAATCATAATCAATGTTAGTATCAACACTATGAGCGCCTAGAGCCACAGACCCTTGAAGCCACATCAAAACACGTTCAGTATGAGACTTATTTCCATATGCTTCTGGATGCACATCTTCTGCAACTATTTTACCAACATTATTTTCTTTTATTAAATCTACAATTTTATCAGTCATTTGTTTAATACGTTCAAGAGTATTATCTCCTGAAATAGGAATTAATCCCCATTTGAGCATTTCTCCTTTTTCAGAAGATAAACACCATCCAGTAGATTTAGATGATAAATCTAAAAATAATATATTCATTAAGTTAAACTAGCTTGATTAGCTTCTGGACTACTTGTAGTAGAGCCAAACCCACCAAGCCGCTGACCAAAAGCATTATCATCATCTGTTGTTAGATAAGGTTTAATAATACCTTGGCCAATTTTATCTCCCTTTTTAAGTTGAATATCAAATGTAGTAAGATTAATTACTTGAAAATAAATATGTCCTTCATTATCAGGATTGTTATAATAATCAGCATCAATAATTCCTACTCCATTAGCAAGAATAATCCAATGCTTTAGTGGGGTGGAGCTACGCGCTGATAATTCAAGATATGTATCAGCATCAAGACAACATTTAACTCCAGTAGGAACAAGAGTAGGTTTTATTTTTAATTCTTTAGTAAAACTAGCCATTTCGGTTAGAGTATAAGTATGGCCTGTTCTACCCCATCGAACCATTTCGCTCATTTGATCAGAATAAGATGGGATTACAATATCTTCGGCCACAGTAAAATCGTATCCTGCGGAATTAACTGTACTACGAGTGGGAATTACTGCATCAGGGTATTTAGAAACTCTTTCAAATTTAATCATTAGAAATCAATTTGCTCCCCATATTTAATATTAACAACAGAAATAGGGTCTTTTTCATCATTAAATTTCTTAGTCAATGAAACTTGATACCATTCATCAATGATTTCACCCTTCTGTTTCTTTTCCTTTTTTACAGAACTATATTTAGCTAGTTCATACATACTATCATGCTTAGCTTTCTCAATTAGAGAAGTGGCGCTGGTTTCATCATCAACTCTATATACTTCAGTTGTACTTACTAGGTATTCCATTATTTTTCTTCTCCACAATCAATAGTTAGATTTAAATTTTCATATGCATAATTAGTTTTACAAAATTCCATCATTCTTTGTTTCATTTCAAATGTGTAATCAGTAATACCTAACAAATGAATTACATTAATATTATTATTTTTGCAATAGGATGGAATGGCTTCAACCATATCATCGAAGGTACAGCTAAATGTATCTACAATATTGCCATTATTATCTACTGCATAAATTTGTTGGACCATATCAAATGGCTGTAAACTACAAAACAAACGATTCACGAAAAATCCACCACCCCTGCATCATATCCAAATAAATAGAACATATAAATATTATCATTGATAGACATCCAAATTTCAATGGCGCCCTGTTCTTCATTCCAGTCTAATGTTTTAATTTTACCAACATCAGCAAGGCAGTCTAATACAGATTTGCCAAATGAATCAGCAATAATTGTTGGTTCATAATGAAATACAGTATAATAATTATAATCTCTACATAACATAAGATAATAATTATTATTCATCTTTCGATGATAACTATTAATTTTTTGTTGATAATCTCCTAATGTATCTGTATCGGGGTCTGGTAATGAACGTACTAGAGATTTATTTAAATCATATAAATTTAAATTTAAGTTAGTTTTAGTATCATCAACTTTATCAATAGTACCATAATTTGATACTTCTTCCCATTTACCATCCATATAACAATATACTTTTTTATCTTCGGTATATGCTACTGCACCATTTTCAAATACTTGAGGAGAATATTTTAATTCATCAATGGTTTTTACACCAATACATTTTAATCCATTAGTCATTTATTATCCTCCATTTTCTATATTATATCATATTTTTTCCCATAAGTCAAATGGAGCATAATAAACTTTTTGATTGCGTGAACCACGCATGGGTAAGGTAATATCTCGTTGTTCAATTTTAAATGGGCCATCAATAATACAATCAATATTATCAATAATACTTTTTAGATGTGGCTCTCTACGTGAAGCCAATTCATCCATTGTATACCCAGTCCATAAGAAAATTTTTGTTTTAGGAAGAGCTTCTTTAATATGCTCAATAATTAAATCTACAAGAAATAAATTCTCTGGAGCAAGAGGTTCTCCTCCCATAATACAAAAATCACGATGTATACCATTAGCAGTAAGAGCATTTACTATATCATTTAATGTATCTGTAGTAAATTCTTTTCCACCATTAAAATCCCAAGTTTCTGGATTCTAACATCCTTCACAATGTCTGGCGCATCCTTGAGTGAAGAATGAGACACATACTCCAGGAGCCCCAGCAATATCATTTTTAATTATTCCAGCGTATCTCATTCCATCACTCCTACATGCTTAACTCGATGTTCAACTTCATCTTGCTTTCCTAAATTAAACGCGGTCTTATAATTACCAGTTAAATAGCCGGTCACACGACGAAGTTGCTGAATTTCTTCACTACCGCACTCTGGACATTTATCATTAAATTCGCCAGTATATCCGCACTTGAGGCAAGTATCATTAGGAACATTTACAGCAAAATAAGGAATATCTTTATCCATCGCATAATTTACAATTTGCTCAAGAGCGGTCAAATTATTAGATACAGTAGAATCTAACTCAACATAAGTAATACAACCGGCATTACTATATCCAGTCAGTTGACTCTCAATATCAATTTTATCAAATGGACTCATTTCTTTCCACACAGGAACATGAATTGAATTAGTAAAAAATTCTTTATCACTTACATTAGGGATTTCGCCATACTTAGCCTTAAATTTCTTCATTGCGGTATAACAAAGATTTTCTGCGGGAGTGTAATAAACACCAAAGTTTAATTTATATTGTTCCTTAAATTCCGCGCAACGCTGTTTAAATAAGGATTCAATTTTTTTTGCTAATTCCATTCCTTCTGGAGTCGTATGGTCAGTACCAATAAGAATTTGTAAAGTTTCTGCTAGTCCTAACTGACCTAAAGCTAATGTTCCATGTTTAAGGGCACTTCTAATTCCTTCTTCTGGAATATAACCAGCCATTAGGTTGTTTTCATACATAAACTTAGCAGAAGCAGGGCTTTGAGAACAAATCCAGTCAAAACGTTCAATTAATTGGTCTTTTGCTTCATAAATTTTTTCATCAAGTAAATTCATAAATACTCTAATATATTCATTAATTTTTACTTCATTATCTTCATCCAATACCTTAAAACTAAGAAGATTATTTACTCTAGTTTTTGCAATCATTGCCAGAGTGGGCATAATAATGGTTACTGGACAAATATTTCCTCGACCATCTTTTAATTGACCTAAACCGTTAATATCGTATCCATTGGCAGTTCGGCATCCCATTGTACTAAAATAGGTACGCGGGTCATTGATATCATATCCAGCATTCCCGGACCAATCAACATTCGCGTAGTTAGGATATAATCTTTTGGCGGTGGATTGTAATGCGAGTTTAAACAAATTATAATTTGGGTCACCTGGTTCACGATTAACACCTTTCATACATTGGAAAATTCCACAAGGGAAAATAGAAGTTTTATGTAACTTACCCAATCCCTCAAGAGATACTTCTAATAGAGCTTTTGTAATCATTCTTCCTTCTGGGAGAGTACAAGTTCCATAGTTAATAGAAGTAAATGGAAGTTGATTACCACTACGACTTTGAAGAGTATTTAAATTATGATACATACCTTCAACTGCTTGATGAATTTCTTTTTCTGTCTGTTTTAGAGCATAACTATAAGCATTTTGATGACCAAATTGACTTTGTAATTCTTTATTAGAAATTTCAATAGGTTCACAATCACTCATAATTTGTAGAGCCATACCTTCACTATAATCATCAACATCAGTCAAATATGCTTTAAAATGTTTTCTAAAACTCTTTTTAACATAAGGAACCATAGTCCAATCAAGATGAGTGGCACTCACTCCACCAAACTGTTGAAGAGATTGTAATTGGAAAATAACAGCAACCAATTGGAATGCCGTATTTACTGAACCTGCTGGACGCACATCTGTTTGACGAGTATTAAATCCATTAGCAAGCAAATCATCAAATGGAATTGATAAACAGTTATGGTCGCCCACAGCATAATGGTCTAGGTCATGAGTATAAATCATATTTTCTTCATGATTGCGCTTTGTCCGAGGAGAAACAATATAATCAAGAGCATATTGCTTCATTAAGAGACTATTGGCCTCGCCCATACGTCCACCAAATGATGCTTCATCAACATTAGCATTTTGATTCTAAATATTAGCACCACGAATTTTTTCACCAATCGCTGTAATAAATTCAGTTGAATGAGTACGAGCGACTTCTTTTTTATATCTATAACGAATATAGGCACGAGCAATATCAGGACGCTCTGATGTCATTAATGCTTCTTCAATCCAATTTTGAATATCTTCAACATTAACACTTCCATCAGGGAAATGGCTAGCCCTATATTCTACTTCATCAGCGATACTATTAATACTATCTGATTCAAAAATATTTTCATCGACAGCAATAAATGCTTTAGTAATAGCATCAATAATCTTTTGTTTGTTAAATGGCATTACATCGCCATTACGTTTAATTATATAAAACATTTATAACCTCCGCACTAAATATAGTGGAAAAAATTAGGATATCCACTATATTTAGTGTTTGTTGTAAATAGATTAATAAGTTGTGTCCAGATGCTCCGGCCACCGAGACAGGAACAATGCTAAATCTTTATATATATATTCTAATTCCGCTGGAGTATTATTTATATATAACCAATTACATAAATCATCAGCATCTTCAAAATCGAGTTTATCTGTTTTATATCGACGAATAATTTCATCAATATCCGGGTTAGCCTCTCGATTTAACTGTCTAATTAATCGAATTTTATCATCTGCGTGAATATAAACGATAATTAAATTTACTCGTTTGTCATGTAATAGAATCTCTGCGCCTTCTGGATTAAATACTCCTACATTGATAGCGCCTTCTTTGACTGATTCAATTCCTGTGCCATAGCACCATTCATTAAAAACAGTAGCTTCAAACATTTGATTCTATAAAATCATTTCAGCAAATTTTTCTGCTGAGATAAAATGGTAGTTAATACCATCCACTTCTTTTTCTCTTGGAGGTCTTGAAGTATAACTTATAATTTCATGTAGAGGTAATTTACCATTATAATAATGCTTTGTATCATCAATTAGTTTACGGAGAATGGTATCCTTACCACTCCCCGCTTCACCAATTAATGCTAATATATTATACATTAATTAGCTCCTCCATTATATCTCTCATCTTTTAATTCAATATCGCCATTATCTAAAATTTTATCAATTTTATATAATTGATGGCCGCCAGAGCTGGCATATTTCTTCGCAATAAAATTATCACCTTGACGAATACCTTGAACAGCAATCATATTACCACGATTAAACCAACTTTTTTCCATTACTTTTTTAGTACCATCAGCTTGTTTTTCTGAAATTTGTTTATCAAATAATGAGAAATATTCTTTTCTAAATTTAACTTCAACAACTCCAGAAGTAGTGAGTAATGTAACCGTTGATTTAGTTTTATTTTTAGCAATACAAGTTCCACAAATCTTGTGTAATTTATACATAGTAATTGTTTTATTACCTTTAGAAAAAACTTTATCAACAATTGGTTCTTCTGGTAAATGGAAGAAATCGACAAATCCATATTTACTATTATTTACATGGGCTAACTCATGCTCATGATAATAGAAACACAAGACCTCCATCTCCCACGCAGAAATAGATTTAGATGCATATTTATCCCAATCATCTTTAAATATTTTATTATTTAATTTATTTAAAATAACATCTTTATTCTCTGTAATCCAAGTTCGGAATGTATCCATATATTTTTGATATACTTTATCCCAAGCTTTAGAGTCTAAGAGGCAACAACTACCAATTAAATCATCACAACTAATTTCAGTTAGGAAATTAATTGCTCGTTCATCAACTTTATACACATTACCATCTTTACAAACGGCTTTTAAATATCTATTAAATTCGTAAACTCGTCTTGCTATTACATATTCATCTTTATCTTCTGGTAATAAATTATAACGAATTAGAGTTGCTAAATTTTGTAATGTTAAACGAGATTTTTTATCGCAAGTTTCCCAAATATACCAAATCATTAAATCTTTGCGGTCCATCATTTCATCAAACGCGCCACTTTTAATTAATGAAATCATTGCTTGCTTACTAGGTTTAATACGATAATAAAAATCTTTTACTGATATATATGGACGATTTGCAATAATATTATTAATCAAATCATCGCCAACATTCAATAATCCTTTTAGACCAAATAGAATTTGATTATTTTCAACATCAGGTGCAAATCCAAATTTAGCTTTATTAATATCAGCTAAACTAACTTTAATACCAGCAGACTGAATATCTCCAATCGCCTTAGCAATTTTACCATAATCAGTACTAGCCACTTTTTTATTTTTTGGTTTATTCTCCGCTATATCTTCTGGGGCAATACCACAATATTCTTCGCCAGAATAATCATAATCTTCATCGCTTATTTCTTCTGGTTCGTTTTCTAACGCTCCACTATTTACAATTAAACAAGCACAATTCCAATAAATAGGATTGAAATTAATTGCCAAATAAATCATTTGAATTGCAACAAATGAGTAAGGAAGAGAATGATTTAAACTAAATGCATATCCCAATTGAGGAGCGATTGCATTTTCCCAAAAATATTCAGCATTATGTTCATTAGTAAACTTGCTAAATACTTGTTCTTTTAATTGAGGAATTTTTGCCATTTGTTTTTTGGCAACGACTTTACGTGCGCTATTTGCTTCGCCTAATGTAAATCCAGCGACATCCATAAGGATTTCCATCATTTGCTCTTGAAGTGGACAGCATCCATAATATCTGTCACAATGCTTGTGCATTTTTTCAATCATTTCTTCGGGCAAATGATTATCTTTCATTTCTTTATCAAAAACTTGAATGCCTGCTTTTTGGATTCGATAATATCTGTCTTGTTGGCTTTCTTTGCCTTTTTCACTCATTAGACGCATCATAGCATTTGCCGCCGTCATTTCCATAGGGTCTTTTGGCTTCAATTTTTTAGCAATAGCTAAACCTACACCAGTAGAAAATTGGAATACATCAAGAATATCTCCGGCTGCCAGATGTTCCCAAATGCGCTTGTCAGAAGTATCTATTACTTCTGGATGAAGATATTTATTATAAAAATCACGCAAACCAATATCAGGGATTTGATTATCTTCTTTTAATAAATTATAACATTGAATAATCTTATCACAAGCTTCTGTTACCAGGAAGTCATATTTAGTATCTCCTGCGGCTTCAGCTTTATGCAAATCCCAACAAGTAATTAAATCACCACTAGGGGTTTTCATAAATGACGCAGTTTCAAATGGGTCTTCTCCATATAAAATAACACCAGAAGCATGAGAAGAACGTTTATTAACGATGCCCTCAATATATACAATAATATCCAATAGACCGGGATATTGATTTACTTTTTGAATGAATGTAGTTACTGGCTTTCTATCTTTATCAGGATTGCCATTTACCACATCTTTCATCGGCCATAGAAATCCACGCTCTTGTGGGATTAATGAAGACATAAATTGTGCTTCATCTACATCAATGCCATTTGGATAATCATCACTTCTATAACCACGACAAGCAGTTAAAATTGCTTGCTTTGTTCCTTCAGTGCCGAATGTTGCAACTTGAATTAAACCTAATGTTCCACGCTCTTTACGAATGGCATTAAAAATTGCAGGGCGTTTACTTGGCGCTAGGTCGATATCAATATCAGGCAACTCTGCGCGTTCTAAGTTTAAGAAACGCCAATATGGCAATCCCCAACGAATTGGGTCTAGCTGAGTAATTCCTAATAAATAATTAGATAAAAAACCAGTTGCTGAGCCTCGACCGGGCCCGACAATACTTCCACACTCCCAGAACAAATCAATATAATGTTTAAATGTATTAAAATAAGCGAACAAACAGTCTTCAAGTTTCTCGCCAATATTTTTAATTACATTGGCTTCAGTTTCAAGACGAGCAATATATGTTTCATTTTCATATAATTGTTTTTCTTGTAATGCTTTAATACATTCATTTATCCAATATCGTTCTTGAATATCATCACTATTAATTAATGAACAAATAACAGGATATTTTTTATACCAATCTTTTGGAATAAATCCCTTTTTATAATCTAATACTTCTACTCTTGGAATCTGTTGTTTGCGCTCCAGAGAATAGAATTTTATTTTCTTTTGAATTTCTAATGTATTATCAAAAATCCAATTCATAATTTCTTGAGGAGTTTTATTTTTATCCCAAGTATCCATATATGGTAGCATTAATTCTTCTACTTCATCGCTATCCATTACATAAGCAAATTCATAAAATGAATCAACTTCACGCTCGCCATCTTTAGAATTTAAATAAGCTTTATGAATTGGTCTGTCTTTCTTTGTTAAATAATGAGCATCAGTTCCAACTACCATTTTTAAATCATATGCTTTTGCTACTTGATAAATCTTTTGATTTACTACAAGTTGATCTTTCATAGTGGATGGAGCGCACTCTAAATAAAAATCATCTTTACCAAAAACATTTATACAAAATTCAATGAATTTAACAACATTATTATAATAAATGCTCTTAGTTTGCATATCGCCTACTACTTCAGCCTCATACATTGGATATAAATTAGAACCTAATTCACCACCAATGCAAGCTGTTGTTGCGATAACATGTCCTTTATATTGTGCCATTACATTTTTTAATTCAGATTTTAATGTTGGCACACGTTCCATTTTTCTATCAGTATAAGAATTAATCCAAGCAGTTGAACTCAATTCTTTTAATGCTTTATAACCAATTTCATCTTTTGCTAATAGAATAAAATGATAATACTTTTGACCACAATCTCTTGTATCAGTTAAATAGATTTCATTACCTAACGCAATAGTAAAATCAGGATGCTCTTTTAAAAAATCTTTTGCAAATTGATTAACTTCCATATGAGCAGATAAACATTCGTGGTCAGTAATTGCTATACCACTTAATCCTAATTTTTCTGCTGTTTTAATCAACTCTTCTGGTCTATTAATAGAATCTAATAAACGCAGATTTGAATAGTGAGTATGGTTGTGTACGCCAAAATATGGTCGCATAATCCACCTCTTTCTTATTTATTTTATTTATAATAATATTATATCATATAATTTATTATAAATCAATTGAATTATTTTCTAATAAGAACTAAACGCTCTTTAGCTCTTGTGGCTAAGGTATATAGATATTTTTTATGAGTTTCTCTATCATATGGAGGAGCTTCTTCAAATCCTAATACTTTATTATATTCACTACCTTGAGCTTTCCAACAAGTAATAGCATAGGCATATGAAAAATCAAATGGAGGATCAGGACAATTTTTATTCTTTTTAATTTGATAAATTTGTTTTCCTTCAAATGTTCTTTTACCAGTTAATAATTGATTATAATCAATAGGGACTCCACAAAATGTATCATCATCATCAAGCCTTAATTGAGCATACATAAATGGTACAGGATTTTTATAAATCCAATATGGGAACCGTATATCTTCAACATAAAAATCTTCTAATGTTCCAATAGTCCCATTAGTTAATGCCCAGGTATGACTAGAAGATATAAAATCCCATTGATTATGTAGCCCGATTAATTTATCTCCAAGGCAAGGCCGATCTGGGTCATATCCTTTTTGAGTTCGAACTATACGATTAATATCATTTCGTTTTTCATTTGTTGAGCAAATAATTTGGTCTGCCCAATTATACATCTAAGGAAGCATTTCATCCCATTTAAATCGAATTAAAACTTGTTCCTCAGTACCCTTATATGAAGAGATTGGTTTGTTATCACGAATCCACATTGAAAATCTAATAATTTCACTATCTTGAGCTTGACGCATAATTTCATCAAGGAAGATGTGTGGATTATCAAGCACATGATTATTATCTTCATCAACTATCGGTGGTAATTGACCGGGGTCTCCAGTAGCTAAGATATAGATACCATGAGATAAGAGCAATTCCCACATAGCTTTAGGGAGCATTGAAACCTCATCTACTACAATTACTTTATAGTGTACTATTTCTTCTCTTGGTCTTGGAAAAAATTTATATGTTCCATTGGGCGTAATCCGCGCTTTATATAATAACTAATGAGCAGTAGTCGCATTTGGACAACCTTTAGTCTAGAGAACTGTAGCTGCTTTACCCGTAAATGCCACATAACAAACTTCTTCTTCTGGATTTACTCCCAAGGCAGAGATAATAAATTTAATTAGAGTTGATTTACCACTTCCAGCGTAACCTGCTATTACTGTATATCGTTCTTTATTTTTATATCGTTCTACTGCTATCTTTAATCCTTGTTCTTGTTTATTTGTTAAAATCATTTATATCACCATTTTGGTATAAAAATTTTTAAATCACTTTTTCATTTTGGATTTCGGTTCTCAGAGCCATAAACGACCGAGCGAAATCTTCTGGTGTTGTAAGGAATGTCTCTGCGAAAATTTTACTAATTTCAAATACTTCATTATATATTTCATTATTAGATTTTTCTGTATTATATAGTAAATTATGTAAGTCTTAAGCAATATCCCAAGCTGATTTAAATTCTGTCATATTATCTCCATAAATGAAAATAAGGGTTATATGGAGAAATACCTCTCCATATAACCATATATAATTAAGATGCAAAATATTCAAAAGCGATTAAAGCATTTGATTGTCTCACATCATAAGAACCTGATCCACAGCGTTCATAACATTTAGCAAATGCTAATGCAATTTCTTCAATATCAGTCATTTCAATAAAATCATCATAATCAAATCCTGATTTATATTCACTACCAAATGAATTAAATTCATTTTCAATAGTTTCAACTAAATATTGACATTGTTCAGATAAATTCATACCTTTAGTATTACTATATTTTAAACTCCATTGACATATGCCATAATATCCTGGATGAGTATTGGTAGTATGTTCAATATCTAAAGTATGCCCACCAACCTCAGCCATTATATTGCCAAGGATACCAGCACATATTTCATCACTATATCCTTGATCGCTTAAATATAGCCAAATACTAGAAGCAGTTGGATATTTCTCAATTCGAATTTCCCAACGTTTTTGTTCTAACCGATTTTCATAAATTGTAATCAATTTATTTAATTGATCAATTTCAGCAGTTGTTGTTTTAACTACTGGATGTTTATCAGTGTATCCTAAATTATCAGCCAATACTAGCATTTGTTCAGCGGATTCTTTTAATGTTTTACACTCTTGGATTAGTGTTCTTAATTCTTGTGTATCTTCTGTTTTAGATATATTTCTAATTTGTTTATACTCAATAGTAGTAGTAAGATCTACCACAGAAGACATTTCAGAAGGGATGTAAGCTTCCGAAAGTGCATTTCGAGTAATAGCTGATGCTTCAACAGTTTTAACGCTGCATCCAATAATTAATACACAACTTAATGCAATCAGCCATTTATTCAAAATAGTATTTTTCATAATTGTAATTCCTCCTAATAGGTTTTTGGTCTATTAGTCGTAAGTGTCAATTATTAAAAATAATAATTTGCCCTATCTACAATTTCGTAATCTTTAATCATAACTTGAGGACTAATTTTATTATTCCAAATATTTCGTTCGCATTCACCAACGATATTAATTGTCACATAACCTAATTCAGAATATAGTTTATCATATTCCTCTTCAGACGACCTAAACTTCATAAAATTGATGCCGTTAGGCAACATTATCTTTAGAGTAGGATTTTTATCTGGCGATAGAATACGTATATTGTCCTTGTGGACTTTAATACCTTCTACAGCAATTTCAGCTTCTTCTACTCCTTGGCCCCATAAGCTTTTCATTCCTGCGATGTCAATAACTTCATCAGGAGTCAGCTCATCTGATTTGTAGATAAAATCTACATTATAGATTGGGGTGAAATCAAAACCATCTAGAGCAGAATTTGTAGATGTAATAAATGCGCTAATATCTTCATCTTTAATGCCAATACCAAATGCATTAGCATGACCTTCAGCATACATAACATATTTATTATTTTCTAAAAATCCTCTAAAATCTTTCAATCTAGATTTGTCGTATCCTCTACCAGACCCTTCCCAAGTTATTGTACCATCTTCATTTTCAATTTTATTTAAGATTAAAACAGGTCTTTGATATTCACTCATTAATTGATTTGCTATTAATCCAGTTAGGTTGCGGTCAGTAATCAAATCATCTAATTGAACGATTAAGATTTTATTACTCAATAAATTTTGATTTACGATTATCTATTCAATTCTTTCCAAGCTATTGTCTCGAATTTTGGTTTGTCTACTTTTAATATTGGTACAATTTCGACAAGCTTGTTCTACTCTCGTCTCTGCTTGACCTTTACATCCACGTTTCGTTGATGGGACAAGTTCGTATCCCCGAAAATCAAGCATTGATTCGAATAGCATGAGCTTTTCTTCTTGCGTTCCGACGCGAGTTGTCGCGTTAATTAATGGAGCAATATAAAAAGCTACTCCAATAGGTGTAATCTCATTTGTAAAATGAAATTGGTCTTTATCAATCGCACCTCTGAAGTAAGGATTGCGGATTTGTTGAAGTCCTTTATCTATTAATCTTCTTGTTTCAAAATCTCGCACATCCATCATGTCGGCCACCAATCCAAGAGCCACTAAATCTAAAAACTTCTACGCATGGTCAGTCTTTAATAACATATCAATGTAGCAACAAAATTTCCAGACCATCGCTACACCAGATAATGATTTAGTAGGATAATCACATAACTAATTATTAATTACACAAGCATATTTAGAAATGTGATCAGCTTCATGGTGGTCTATTACCAGCACGTCAACTCCACTTAGATTTAAATATTCATGAGCTTCATAATCATTTGAACTTGAATCTGGAGCAATTACTAATTTAACATCTTCTGGAATTGTATCTGGAATGATACCGTGCTGTTTTCCCATATGGACACGATAAGAAATGTTATTATTCACAAAACTGGGAAATAGACAATATAGATAATTTATAAGTAATGCAGCAGATGTATATCCATCACAATCACTATCTACCTATATCAGAACTTTGTCATTTTGTGAAATATGTTTAATAAGCATTTTAGCTCCTTCATCCAAGTGTGGTATTAACCGAGGGTCTAAAATGTCATTGTCAGTAGTGTTTAAATAATGATTAATCTAATCGTAGGGTATTCCACGATTTACTAGCACTTGTTCTACCGGTGTATATATCGGGAACTCGGGTGCTCTTAGGCGGTATTCCATAGAATAGTCACCCTCCTTTCATTAAACCACTACCTATATATTTTAATTTTTTTATTAAATTTATTATTTATATCAGTCCTTCTTCAATTATATTATAATCCTTTCTTTAAACAATTTCAAGAAAATATCTTTTCCATCATCAATTGGTGAATCTTTATACCCAAGTAATCCTGTTTTATCAAACATAAATGATATTGTAGCATAATTTTTAAATTTACTTCTTGCTTTTAATAAATTTAATTTAAGATGTTTAAATTCATCATCACCAAGCTCTTTAAATTGTCGATCAAATGCAATAATAATTTCTTCAACTCCACAATCTAATAATAACTGAACTTGATGGCTGGATAAATTACTACCACAACACGCAACAGATATATCATTATTAAGACCAAAATAGGTTTTATATTTTAAAACAGATTTTTCTCCTTCAAATACTATTGCTTTTTTAAATGTTTTTATAGCATTTTTACTTAAATTTAAATTATATAAATTCATACCAAGAGGATGACTATACCATTGATTATTTAAATGAATGGGTCGATATTTCCCATATAATTCACATTCTTCTTTACATAATGACCGCCCGCGCAAACCAATGAATCGTCCATCAATATCATAATGTGGAATTGTTATCTGGTCGCCTCCTGGGTAAAAACCAATTTTAGCGACATTTAAGGCTTCTTGAGAGATTCCTTCATCTAACCAAGGTGTTAATTGAACTTTGTAATTAAATCTTGTTAGAATTTTTTCATCATAGGTTTTTAATGTTATTTGATTAGTTTTCTTTTCAATATTTTGAATACGACTATATTCATTGAAAATTTTCCAATCTTCAAGAGTTTTAGCTTCATCTAATTCTTGAATTGTTCCGCCTAAACCAAAACGATGAGCCACCCACAAAACGGCAGAGTTTAAATCAAATTCTCTCTCATGTTGAATACGCATTACTTTCGTGCATAATTCAAACACATCAAATGTAGCATCGCATCCAGTATAACATTTAAACAATCCAGTATTTTCGTAATAATATAATTTTTTACTACCTTCACCTGGCATATTATGACAAATAGTTGAAGAGACGATCCCAGTTTCATTATACTCAGGATCGCCTCCCCATTCTAACAACAAGTCATAAATATTATCGGTAGTAAGTTTTTCCCGGATTTCTGACTTGTCGAATACAACCATTAGTCAACAATCACTTTCACGCATTTGCGTAGAAGATTTAGGTTAGTGTTTACATATTCAATCAGAATATCCTGTGGATTCTTGCGAGGTCCTTTATAACTTTTAATTAGCTCTGTAGCCTGACGCTTAGACATCTTATACTCAATCTGACCAGCTTTTTCCATAATTATTCTCCTTATAAAATCAATTTTTCTAATTCATTACTTTTATTTAAATATGAAACTCTAATTAATGGAATATTATGAATATTACAATAATTGTCTTTTAGTTCATCACATAATTGCTAATATTCAATTTTTTCTTTTGTATTCCATCCGCCTATATAGTCTGTTGAATGAGTTTCTCCATCATATTCAATTAATTTTTTTACATTATTCTAATCATCTAAAATAGCAAAATCAAATCTTAAATATCCATTTTTAGGAGATAACAAATCTAAAAATACATATTCTTTTTTATATTTAATATTATTTGTTTTAAGGATAGTCTCAATGAGATATTCACCATGAGATTGTTTCATACACCCACAAGACATGGTATTATTCTATTTTAAATTATTTGTAGATACTTCAGTTATTTTTCCACAATCACATTGACATTCCCAAATAATACCTCTACTATTAGTTCGTTTTCCAGTATCTTTTATAACTGTTAATTTACCAAATTTTTTACCAATTAGAGCGTGCGAAATTTTTTCTTTGTGCAAGCATCCGCAAGACTAAGTTAATCCTGATACTAAATTACTATGCTAAATACTTTTAATATTTCCACAAGAACATTGACAAATCCAATATTTATTTTTTGATTTTCGTTCCGTATCCACTCTTAATACAGTTAATCTATTAAAAATTTGACCGGTTAAATCAACCATATTTTTCATCTCCTTCTCTTATTTTTAAGAGAAGCAGAGAGCATTTTAATGAATTTCGTCCGGTCAAAACGCACTCTCTTCTTCAAAATTAATTTTTATATCATCTATTGGAACTAACTCATATCCATAAGTAGTACAAAACATAGGTTTAACTCTACAAGTTCCTAAATCTGCTTTACACCACAAATATACACCTTTATATCGGCCACGTCTATTTTTATAAACTGACATTTTTATTGTTGGAATTTCAAAAATATTTGTTTGTAAAATATCATTTAATGCTACTAAATCATCATCTTTTACAGGTAATAAAATTGAACCATAGTCAATTTTATCAGCAATAGCTTTTGCTCCTCGTAAGAGATTTTGATCTGGTGTTTCTGCATCTTGATAAGCACCATTTAACTGAGTGGCTGACATGATGAATACACCATATTGATTACAAATATCTTTTAATTTAGTTGATAGCATAAATAAGATATTATCTTCACGCAATTTAACGCCACCACTACGACGAGTAATTTCTTCAAGAATTTTTAAACTCGTATGAATATAATCATGAAATACATATTTTACTTCATGGTCGCGAATACCTTTTTTAATTTCATTCTCAACATCCATTAGAGAGAAATCAGGTAATTCACGAATATAAATGGGACTAGACGCAATAATTTTACCAGCTTCTAATACTCGTTCTTCTTCATCACCAACATATAATTTTGTATTTAAAATATGCTCTTCATTAACATTTGATAAAAATGCTAACATCATAGTTTGAATTTCACTAATTTCTTGCTCTGTGGTAATATATAAAACTGGTTCACAAATACCATTTCTAATCCAACCAAATGTTTCATCATAAATTTTATTACACCCAAGATTACAAGCATCGGCTATCATTGAACGAGTTTTTCCAATACCAGAAGGAGCTGAACGCAAATAAAATTTCTTTAATCTGGCTCCACGGGTCACTGTATTGACAAGCGGTCCGTATAATGGTGAACCAATTTCAGGATGTTCTTTTAGAGAATCAAGCAAATCAAAAATTCCATGACCGGCTTGTACCGCGACACCCTCTACATTATTTACATACTCATATTTGATTGTTTCAATTCTATCATCAACTAATTTTGCAATATTTTCTAATGAGGAATTGTCTAAATTATCTTCTTGTAATTGTTTTTTCTCAACATCTAAAATATTATCAGGGTCATAAATAAATGATACATCTACACCATAATTATCATATGCTCTTAATAAAGACATTTTCTTTAAACGACTATAATAATAATCAAATGATAATGGTTTTGCGGTATCCGCAATATTTAGAAGCCACTCTTCGCCTTTATTAGCTTTATATATACCTTGATATTTTGGACGAGAAGATAAGAAATCATTAATATTTTCTAAGGTAACTTTTTCAGCACCTAATTCATGAATTTTATAAATAGCTCCAAATACAACTCTATGAAATTGATCTGGGAAATCTTCTTCAGTTATTGAATATTTATCAGTAAAATCAAGTAATTGTGGAGAATTATAAACACATCCAATTACTTGCATTATTGCAGTTGGGTCGACATATTTAGATGCCATTCACACCCTCCTCTTCATCTAAAAATGAAAATAAATTTTTCTTGTATGGTTTCCGTTGAGGTATTGGTATAGTTATTTCTTGAACTTGTGGAACATATAACGAAATATTTTTATCTTCATTTCTTTGTTTTATCATCCATAAGTTATAGTAATAATTATAGGCATCTTTATATATCCAAGGAATTATACCAACTCCGCCATTTGCTTTTTCGACAGAATTCCCTTTAACTTCATAAAAATATATAAGGGCTTTTAACATACCTGAATAAGTATAATTATATTCTTCTACATATTGATTTAATTGTTTCCGCACACGAGGATTAATATAATTTTCTCCAAGTAGTTTCATTATATATTGTTCTAATTCAGCCTTATCTTTATCCTCTTCTGGAGGTTTAATAATTTCTTCTTCAGAAGTGACACCAGCACATTGAGGATGAGCATAACGACGAGTTCCAACTTGAACATATGGGAATTTGTCTCTATCGAAAATCTATCCACAATAAAAACATTTTACTTTATGCGCTATTTTCAATCACTCCTTTCAATACTTCCTTATATAAATATTATATCATAAAAATGGATAAAAATCAACCTGAGGCGGATTTGAGTTCGCCTCAGGTCAATATTAATTATTCAGTAACAGTTTTTGCCTCAATGGTTGGCATCAAATCTTCCTTAATTTCAGTCACAATCAAATCAATCAATTCAGCTTGGTCGATTGTCGCATCATTAACTTTCTTGCCCTTACCCAAATATTTATCAACAATCTGAGTGACGCGAGGAGTGTAATATGCCTGATTTTTAGCCATTAGAATACCAACCAATTCCTGGAACTCTTCACGCAGAGCATCATAATCATAAGTCTTCGCAATAGATACTACATCACGTACATCAGTGACAAACTTATTATCATGCATTCCAGCTTCCTTATCAATAGCCTTATTCAGAGCATTTACCAAATTCTCATAGGTAAACTCAATTACAGGCTCGATATAACGGAAACGGCATCCAGTCTCAGCACTATTATCAGGAGAACGCAGAACCAAGCGAACCTTGGCCTCGCCATTCTCAGTATACTTCTCAGCATAGGCGTAAATATCAGCCATATCCTTGGCGATATTGTTATAAGAACTAGGACAAGTAGGAATAATCTGGTTATATTCAACACCAGCCTTAGTCTTAAATGTCTTATCCTTACTATGAGAAATAAATACTACAGCATATCCCAACTGAGTAATAGTACGGAATACTTCCTCAAATTCCTTTTTCACCATATTCCAACCCTGTCCATAAGGAATACCAGACAGAGCATCAACGCCATTCTGAGAGCAAATATACTTTTCACAGAGCGCGCCAGCAATATCAACCGTATCTACGGCGATAGACTTGAATCTCTCTTTTACTTCTGGCTTCTTCAATTCACGAAGAGTTTGCTTCATTTCGCCCCAAGTAGTAATATCCTGAGCGATAACACCAGGCAGAGCATTATAACCACGCTCAAATGCCAGAATCAGAGGGGATGGCATATGAGAAGCAAATGTAGTTTTACCACTCTTCTCAGCGCCATAAACATATGTAATATAACCAGACAGGTCACGGCTAACCTTGTGAGGCTGTAGAGCCATCAAATCAATACCCATTATTTTTTCTCCTTAATATTCTTATCTAATTCAAATGGTTTCAAGATTTCATCTAATAGTTTTTTATCAATATAAAAATCATCATAATAAAGGGGCATTTCTGAACGATGGCCCCGAATTGGGGCCTCGTTATCTGAATGGCTCATTATTAGAAATTAAATTCTGCCTTAGAAGAAGCAGCAGCTGGAGTAGTCTGGCCCTTAGAAGCCTTATACTCATCACGACGCTGTTTCATAGTTGCCAGATAGGTTTCACGATTTGCAATCGCTGTAGTCAACTCAGAAGCAAGAATAGTATCTTCACTATCCCACTCATAAGGCTCTTTGGCTGCACCAGTAATTACGAAATCCTTGCGGGTGCTCTGAACCTCGCGCACAGAGTCTTCACCAAACGCAGACTCTTCACGAATCTCACGCTTAATAACCTCAGACACCTGACGGCCCCAGACCTTAGTGAATACAGGATTAGAAGTAGTAGCTCCCAAATCCTCAAAATAAGCCATAGCACCAGCATTAGTAGCAGTGAACTCAACAGGCAAAATTTCATTACGGAAGTTAAATACAACACCCTTAATAACTGCCTTTTCAGGAGTCTTACGCTCATCATCAGCATCAATATGAGTTACTTGAGTAATAACCATATCGCACTTAAATGTATTACGGTCAGTCTCCTTTTCAGCCAGAACATTGGTAGTATGAACGAATCCACCCTCATTAGTCTTTACACTAACAAGCTCTTCTTTACCATTACGGTCAGTATAGAACTCATTCAAACCAATAGCGGAATCAACACGAAGCTTAGCAGCCTTATCAGCACCATCCTGCATATATGTTCCTACTACACCATCAATAATATTCTGGAGCAGAGAATAGGTAGCATTTGCTCCACCCTTTGCAGTCTTCTCAGTTACATAGGTAAAATGAACAGGAACAATATTAGTCATAGCATCATCAGTTGCAATACTAATAGTTCCAGAAATAAAATTAGTTCCGGGAGCTTTAGAGTTAGGGCCAGTTACCTTAGCCTCTAGAGCATGCTCGTATAGAATTCCTTCAATGTGAGTCTCATTCTTTACTTTCATCATAATATTATATTCTCCTTAATTAATCAACAATTTCAAAATTCTTACCTTTATCTGTTAATACATAAATTACGGGGTCTTGACCCACTTTTTCTACAAACCCATCAGAAACAAGTTTTCTGAAAGCGCCAGATACTGCTCTAGATGAAATTACCAATCCTTCGGCTACTTCACGAGCTTTAACCATTGGCATTTCTGGATGTTCCCGCATCCACAGAATAATTTTTTTACCATTTTCTGTGAATGTTGGTTTTTCAATCTCTTCAGTTTTTTTAAACGATTCCCAATAAAAGTGAGCATCTTCATTCATTTCTACTGGATTATTTTTTGTAGCTTCAATCAATGTCTCAACATATTTAATAAATTCAATTTTTTTACTCATAATTAATTTTAATTAACTCACTTTCTCTTACTTTATATAAATATTATATCATTTTTTTTAAATAAAATCAAGAATTAGTTAATTAATAGTTCCTAAGCATATGGCAGAGTTTCTATCCATCTACAAAATGCTCGCCACTCAGGTAGACGATGATCTTTTCGTTGCATATAAATATTTCTTAAACAACGATAATTAGTAGTCATTCGCGCAGTTAGCATAAATCCAGCAGGATTAGAATAAAGAATTTCTAGATATGCATCTTTTAACCATTCAGTTAAATCTTCTCTGCGCTGGTCATCTTTGGGGAATGAATCTCTAAGATCAGTAATTTTATTATACTCATTTACCTTAGATTTCATAATCTCAATAATACGCGAATCGACATATTTATTATATTGGTTATCTAAATCAAATTTAGTAATACGATGCATTGTAGACTGTGAAGATACAAATTCAAGGAATCTATAACGTTCTGCTTCTACCCAAGCTTTATTACTAAATGTTAAATCAAAATTAACACGAATACCAGTCATAAATTGAGCATGTGCTCCATTACCAGTTTTCGTAGCATTTACCAAATTTTGGCAACGAGCCAAATCCTTTTCAGTAATATCCCTATTAGGAATGATAGTTCTCATTGGGTATCCAGAAGCTAGAATACTTTTTTCCAAATCATAAATATCTACATTACTTACAATATCTTTATAATCCATTTTAATCCTCATTACTTAGAGTATAGCCGCTGAGATTATGTCCAAGAGATTTGACGAAGCAATCAAGTTCATCAACAAATACCATACTACCTTTTGGATAATTTCCATTTACATAATCATAATATGAAATAAAATTAAGACCAATAATTCCATAACCTTCAGCTTTAGTTTTCATCGCATTAGGATTAGAGCAGGCAATAATAGCATTTTCCTCTTTAGCTAGCAGCATTAATCTACTTGTTTTTCCAGTACCACGTTTATCAATTATTCTATACATTATTTTATACTATACCCAAATTCTTTGGCTTTAAAAAAATCTTGCCAATAATCTTCGCGTTCATCTAATTTTGAACGTTCACATTCTTCTATTACTTCAAATGAAAAATTCTCTACACCAATAGCCTTCATAGCTGGGTAGAGTTTATTTTTAGTAACTGGGTCTGCGCCCAAGCCACGTTTAATATGTTGTTTCCAACGTTCGGCTAAATTGGCCGCTTGCCCCACATAACACATCTAATTAGTTAAATTAGTAATTTTATAAATTCCAGTATGAGTTCCAGAACCAATTACACGACCAATTAAATCTGTGGTAGGTTTTTCATAATAACATTTCCAAATGACTTTATTAAGAGGTTCAGGATTTCGTAAATGTTTTTCAACTTCACGCAATTCTTTAATCTCGTCTAAATCCTCTTTTGGGATTGTTAATTTATAAAAATCACTTTGAGAACGAATTTCTTCGGCTCTTTTACTTGCTTCTACAGAAGCATTTACTTTTTCAGATTGTTCTTTAATCGCCAAATCTAATTGTTCTAATTCAATTTTCTTTTGGTTAATTAAATTAGAAATAGATAGCGCGCAATCAGCCATCATTTCTTTGTAATCATTCTAATACTATTCAGTTTGAGTGGTATAATAATTACTCGCATTTTCTAATGATTTATCTAAATTAGTCTATGCTATTTCCATATTTTTTTGATAAAATATGTCGGCTGATTCTTTAGCTTGCTATTCTAACGAAAAAATACTAGATTGAACTTCGTCTCTCTTCGCTTGAAGCGAAGCTAATCCAATCTGTAATTGTTTAGTCTCATCCTCTAGTCGCTATTTTTCACCAATTAAATTATTATTTAATCGTTCGACGTCTAAATTATACTCTTGCGTTTTTTTAATTTTAGGCTAGAGTATAAAATAGACAATAACTCCACCAAGAATGAGCGATAATATACAAAATAAATAGGGCATATAAAATTAAAAGGGGTAGAAAAATCTACCCCTTATTTTATACTATTAATTACTCAGCGTCAGGAGCATCGGGGTCGAAGCTCATGCCAGCAGGAGTCAGAGACAGGAACTTAACCTGCTTATGAGTACCATCCTCCAACTCAATCTCAGCAGGAGTACGGATACCCAAACCCTTGCGCTGGATAGCGGAAGTGAAAATACCATCAACAGAACGCTTCTCAAAACCCAGAGCGTCAGCCACATCAGCAGCGGTCACGTTCTGACCATTGATTTCCTTCAAATAATTTAGAACCTTCTTAGAATTCTCTTTCATAGCCATAATAATAAATTCTCCTTAAAATTAAATAATTATTTTTTTTCTAGTTTGTGTAAATATTATATCAAAAAATTTTTTCTTTGTCAAGAATACGTAGCAAGAAGTTCCTGAACCATCTCGTCGATGATTGTAATATCATCAAGACTATCAACATGACTTGATAGAGTCATAATTTCCATTTGAGCTCGTTGAATTTCATCTTGATTATCACTTGTCTAAATAATATGCTCCGCTTGAGCAATCTTTTTTGCGAGATTTTTTAGTTCTTTACGCTTCATTTAAAAATTTTCATCCTTAATTTTTACAATCATATTATATACAATTTTTTTCGGAAAGTCAAAATATAGTATCTATTAGGCAGTCTTCAAAATTTTTATCATCCCTGAAACATTTAAAGAACCCATGTCGTAGTGTATGGTCAGTATTATTTTTTTCCATACACTGGATTGAAACAACACGATTGAGATACTTATCAGGATTTTTTGCGAAATCAGCCTTCAAATCATCTGTTAATCCAGATGATACAGTTCCGATTTCTACAATTTTACCCTCATTATCCAAGGCTCCAAGTCGCATAGATGTCTTCCACCCATAAAAATAGGGTTTGGTGACTGGCATATAATATTTTTCATCATCGCTTATTAATTGAGTTCCATAATTTATATTACTACGATTTTGAGTATATTTATAATAATAATTACCACTTAACAATCGAGGATTAACCCAACCAGCAAAACAATGGTCTTCTTCAAAACAATTATAAAAACTTGGTTCTTCTACTTCCCAATATTGCCAGCTCTGAATTTCTTTACCATTATAATATTTAGTCGCGTCTTCAAACCCAATACAAATACAATCAATAAAATCCATTTTTTTAATTTTAACTGAAGACCAAGCCGGACGTTTATCTGGCACATAAATAGCATCTTTCTTCTTAAGAACGACGCCTTCTTCGCCTTTATCCAATGCGGAGGCTGTAAATTCTTGGATATTAGAAGTTTGTGCTTCAGCTAATTCTAAAAAATGGTATTGAGATAAATTAAATTTATCCCAGATTGCTTTGAGAACCTGATAGCGTGTCCAAGCACCCTTGTCTTGTAAATCGACTCCATTATATCTAATTACATCATGGAGATAATAATGAATTAGACCGGACGACTGCTGACGTGTAATCGCTTCAGGAGCTAAACATCCCATAATTTTAGTCACATCTTTAGACGTTTTACCTGGATAATAGATTTCTCCGATTAAGATAGTTCCAGAAGGAAGACAATCTAATGCTACAGCAATGTGAGGAACATTATCAAGTTTTTCAGTTAGAATACCGGTATTGGCGCTTACATTACGACTAAATAGATAGCTATGATGCTCAGTTTTTTCAAATTGATACCAATAACCATCTTTTTTCAATTCCGCAAAATAATCGCCACTATTGCAAACTTGCGGGAACATATTCTCTTTTCCATCTGGAAGTTTCCAGATTTTCATCGCCTGAATACATTGCGCTTCAGGGGCAAATTTATCAATTAATTCTTGTGAAAAACTCATTGCTTTCTCCTTCTTTTATCTTATATACATATTATATAATTTTTTTTCTAAAAAAACAAGTTGAGGAGCCTAAACTCCTCAACTTAATTATACCTTAGTGATTGATTTAATGCGACTATTACGAATTAATTGATTACCAACAGATAACCGACTTTGTAGAGGAATATCCTTCGCGGATACGCAAATTGTTGATTTATCTCCAACAATTAATATATTATCTTCATCAGCAACCAATGTTGCTCCAACAATATCGCCACTTACATTACTGGCTTTATATCCTGCGATACCTTTACCAGCACGTTTCTGAGCGGGGAATTCGGTTAAACTAACCTTTTTACCACTACCACTCTCAGTAAAAATAGCTAGAGTATCTGTGTTATGACGAATCGGCAATGCGCTAACAATTTCATCACCTTCATTGAGCCCAATACCCTTTACACCGAAGGATGCACGAGAAGTAGGTCCAATTTCATTAGAATTAAATCTAATAACATTACCCTTTTTTGTAATTAATAGAAGCTCTTCATCCTTAATCAAGGAAACCAAGGCTAGCTTATCGCCTTCTTTAATTGAAACAGCGGCGATACCAGTTTTCTTTTTAGTTTTCACATATTCTTCTAGAGGAGTCTTCTTGACTAGACCATTTTTACTTACGAACAATACAAATTTGGCATCAGTATCCCGATAAATTGAATACATTGTAGCTGGCTCTTCATCGGGCATCATATTCACTAATGCGCGAATTGATAAACCTTGTGATGTATTTGTTCCTACTGGAATATCATTAACTAATAGACGATACATTAGACCCTTATTAGAGAAAATCATTAGAGAATCAATAGTATTAGTTCGTAATACACAAGAAGTAATATCATCTTGTGATTTTATACCCTTACCATTTTTCTTTTGAGTGCGGAATGATGTAGTAGGAATGCGCTTAATAGTTCCACCTTCTGTCATTACTACAACACACTTTTCAGGTTCGACTTCCGCAATCTCTTCTTCTTCTTTTAGAGTTGCTTCAATCTGAGTAATAACAGTTCTGCGCTCATCACCATATTTATTTTTAATTTCTGTGAAAATTTTTCTCAATTCATCTGTTGGGTCTTTGAGAATTAACGCTAATCTATTAAATTCTGCTACTAATTCTTCTTTATCAGTATTAATTTGTACTTTCTCTAATTTTGCCAAACGCGCTAACTTCATATCAAGAATAGCTTTAGCTTGAGCTTCAGAGAGATTATACTTTTCCATTAATGAAGTTTTAGCTGCCGCAGAAGATTCAGATTGTTTAATTAATTTAATTACATTATCAATATCTTCTAATGCGATTAACAATCCTTCTAAAACATGAATTTTAGAAGCAATTTTATCTGAATCATATTTAGTTTTACGAAGTAAAATATCTTTTTGATGGTCAATATAAATTTCAATTAACTCTTTGAGATTTAATAACTTAGGCTTTTTATTAACTAGAGCCACTTGATTAAAACTATATGTATCTTCAAGTCGAGTTAATTTATATAATTTATTAATAATAGGATTGATTGCAACTCCTTTTGCCAATTCAATAACAAAACGAACGCCATCCTTATTACTTTCATCTCGAACTGCTACAATACCATCAAGTTTACCAGCTTCACATAATTTATCAACTTCAATAATTAAATCATCTTTTGATACCTTATATGGCATTGAAGTAAATACAATAGTATCATAACCATTTTTACTTTCAACAGTATAATCGGCTCTAACACGAGCGCGGCCTTTACCAGTCATATAAGCATTGCGTAGTTCATCTTTATTAATTAATGTTGCTCCAGTAGGGAAATCTGGTCCTTTAACATATTGAAGCAAATCATCAATAGAACAATCTGGCTTGTCTAGAACGCAAATAATAGCATCCATAATTTCAGTTAAATTATGAGGAGCAAATGAACAAGCCATAGCAACTGCGATACCAGTAGTACCATTTACCATCAAATGAGGAATACGACCAGGTAAATATACTGGTTCATCTTCTATGTCAGTATAGGCAAGTTGCCAATCAACTGTATCTTTCTTAATATCTGCCAGCATTTCTTCTCCAATAGGAGATAGCTTACATTCAGTATAACGATAGGCTGCTTCTTGGGCGCCATCACGTGAACCATTATTACCATGGAAGGCAATAGGAGGATAACGCATTGTCCAAGGCTGGCTCAAAATACATAATGCTCCATAAATAGAACTATCACCATGGGGATGAAAACGACCCATCGTATCGCCGACCGGTTGCGCGCACTTAACGAATTTTTTATTATATGCGTATCCTTTATCAAACATATCATATAAAATTCGTCTTGCTACTGGCTTTAATCCGTCTTCAGCTGAAGGAATTGCGCGGTCTGTAATTACACTAACACTATAATCTAAGAATGATTGTTCAACTTCATGAATAATTGGTGTTTGAATAATATTATTTTCCAATTGTAGCTTCCTCCTCTCCAGTAGCTAATTTATCAGCCAATTCATTCCATTTATGGCCCGAATGACCTGAAATTTTTCTTAAATCCATTCTTAATCCCATATTATATAAACGATCAAATGCCTTAAACAAATCAACATTTTCTGGAGCTCTTTTATCTGTTGGTTTTATCCAGTTAAATGTTTTCCAATTCCACATCCAAGTATTAATTGCATTAACACAATATGCAGAATCACTATACACAATTGGATTATATTTACCATATTCAGAGAATGCGTATAAAATTGCTTTTAATTCTTCGCGATTATTTGTTGTACCAGTGTCACAATCTTTGCGGTATGTAGTTACTAATTCATCATCTTTAGTAATTACGACGCCGAATCCTCCTGAGCTATTCTTTGTACCATTTCCACGACAAGAGCCATCAGTATAAATGATATAACTCATAGAACACCTCTTAAAAATGGATTTTGGTCATGCTCAGAAAATATTGTAAATTCTTTAACAAAATAATCGTTAATTACATTTACTGTATTATTTGGAAATAATTTATTTAATGCCTAATGAATTTCACGTGCTTCATCTACATTAACATCTTTCCCTAAATGAGCAATAATAATATCACCAGGATATAAATTAACTACATTAATTTTAATATTCTCACACATCGACATTAGCCCTTTCTGCGTATTTTTCAATAAATGCCTTACGAGGACCAACTGCTTCGCCCATTAAACTAATAAATGTAGTTGCTACTTGTTCTGCATCTTCCATAGTAATTTGCTTTAGAGTACGAGTTTCTGGATTCATAACAGTTTCTTCCATTTCATGAACATCCATCTCACCTACATGTTATTCCAATATCACTATTGGCACTGACTATTTCTTCACTCAGGCTTACGTATTAACTGCCTTCATTGTGCTCACCTTTTTGAAATGCGTATCAATAGCATTTCTACTCCCCAACAACGGGGATAGTCGATACAGGTTAAACTATGATATTTTTCCAATTCTAATAAGTCCATACGTTTGTAAATGAACCATATGTTATTTTATTAGAATAGTCTTTATAAACTTCTCTTATATTTTCGCCATTTTTACGACGCCATCTGATTTGATATACATCGTTTTCATTTAAACGAGAGCGACCATTTTTACTACCACTATTTGATGTATTGTGTTTATGAAAATTTTTATTCTCCTCAGTAAATACTTCTGGCATAACATTTTTCCATGTTTCTCCATTCCATATTTTATGAAAACCTGATTCTCCAATTAAATCTTTATAATCTTCATAAACTTCATTTTTTCGTTCATGATTATTATATCGAGAACGAATATTAACAACATCTTGTTTAGTTAATTTATGGCTAGGATGGCATTCTTCAGCATTGAATTGTCCTCCCGGTGTCATATTATATTGGTCAGGATAAGTATTATAGTATTTAATATAATACTATTCTCGTTCATTTAATTGAGCCATTTCACATTCTTCTAATATTTCAAATGTAAAATTTTCTAACCCAAATTCTTGAATAGCCTAATATAATCGTTTATTAGTTTCTCGTATCCAATTGTATTTAGTTTTATGTTCTTTAAAACGTTCTTCAATTTGGACACTCTATCCAATATAAGAAAAATTATTTATTTTATTTGTAATTTTATATATACCTATCATTACATTACCTCACTTTATTAGTAAGATAATATCATAGTTTCTTCCCACGAGATTATCTTCATTTATATTTAAATTTTATTCATTTCAAGATTTCTTGAAATGTCCAAATTTTGAAGACTGCCTCGTTAGCCTATTATTATTAATAGACCCCGCTGATAAGCGGAAAAGTGAGTAGGGGCCAGACCTTCTTCTTACCCCTTCATACGTCCTAATTCAAATTGACGGTTCATTGATTTACGGAATTCTGTTAATGCTCGTTCATCTTTTAAATATTTAATATTGGTTCCCCAAGTAGCTTTAAATAGAGGAGGAACAGCAGTATAAATATAACCCTTTTCCAGGAGCTCCGGCGCAAATTTCCAAATAAATGTTAAAAATAAAACACGAATATGGCTACCATCAACATCAGCATCAGCGGTAATAATAATTTTACCATAACGTAATTTAGATTCATCAACAATAACTTTACCATTTTGAACTTCCAGTCCAAATGCATCAATCATTGCGCTAATTTCATTATTACCTAATGCTTTATGTAAATCTGCTTTTAAGGTATTAATAATCTTGCCTTTTAGGGGTAAAACTGCTTGAGTATTACGATTTCGCGCATTTTTCGCGGGTCCTTCGGCGGATTTACCTTCGACGATAAATACTTCGCAATTTTTTCTATCCTTACTATTAGCATCACTCAGAATACCAGGAAGCATAGCACGTTTTTTTGTATCAGCTTTACGGACTGTTTCTTTAGCTTTCTTCGCTTTTTCTCTTGCGGCGCGAGCCAATAGAGCTTTATCAACAATAGCTTTAGCATCTTTTTCATTTGACATTAGCCAAACTTTTAAATCTTTGGAAACAAGTCGCTGAACCATAGTGCGCGCTTCACTACTTGATAGAACATCTTTAGTCTGGCCTGAAAATACTGGGTCTGGCATAATAAATGAGAGAACTAGAGTCAATCCCTCTTTTAATTCTTCACCAGTAATATTAGCATCTTTATCTTTCAAGAGTCCTTTTTCACGGGCATAATCATTAATTGATGTTGTTAATGCTGTGCGGAAACCAGTCAAATGAGTTCCGCCACTATTAGGGATAGAATTGGTATAGAGTTTATAAGTATCGCTATAAGTATCATTATATTGAAGTGCGATTTTTACACCAATTCTATCCTCTGTATTTTCAGTATAAAATACAGAAGTAAGAGTAGTTTTTTTATTATTTAAATCTTTAATATAGTCTAAAATACCATTTTTAGAACTAATTGTTTCTTCTGGTTTATCTTCAAATTTTAATGTGAAGAGCATTCCAGGAGACAAATAAGCTAATTCTTGAATTTGCTTTTTCAGAGCATCATAATCAAGTTTAATACCTTCCTTGAAAATGGTAGCATCTGGACGGAATTTTACCCAAGTTCCTGTATTTTTATCGCTATATTTTTCTTCTTTATAACTAATTAATTTACCACATTTAAATGAAGCACTTGCGCGCTTTCCATCTCTAAATGAGATAACTTGAAATTGTTCAGATAATGCGTTAGTTGCCTTTGCACCGACGCCATTCATACCACCAGATGTATTATATCCAGTTTTTCCATTACTATCGAATTTAGCACCGGTGTGTAGTTTTGTATAAACATTTACTAATGTTTCACTACCATCTTTTGCTTTACCGAATGGAACACCACGGCCATTATCTTTAATTTCAATATCACCATCTTTATTGACAGTAATATTACATTCAGTACAATGACCATTTAAATATTCATCGACAGCATTGGAAATAATTTCAAGGGTAATATGTCTTACGCCATCAGGTCCGACTGAACCAATATACATACCTGGTCTAAGTCGAATCGCTTCAATGCCTTCAAGCGTTTTTATGTCTTTTACGCCATAATCAGACATTTATTAAATCTCCTTCCAATTATTTCTTTTTTTTATATTTTTTCTTTATATATTTATATTATATCAAAAATTTTTAGAATTGTCAAGAAATCGTGGCTAAAATTGGTTGAATTTTCTTCAAGTCATCGAGCGAGGTGTTTGCGAATGAAATGCGCGCATAACCAGGCATATTATAATTCTCGCCAGAGAGAATGTAAATATCTTGTTCTGCCAATTCTTTAAATGTCTTATCAAAATCTTTTACTGGCACACAAAAATAAAATCCCGCATCAGGTGCCTTCCAGCCGCATGATTCCGCTAAATAATCTCTACGAGCTTTATAATCAACAATTCTATTGTCAATAATATTATCCCAATTATATTCTACTGCCTTTTGGATAAGAGAATTAGGAGGTCCAATAGTGTTAGACTTAATATAAATCATATTAGATGCAATCATACTATTACCACAAATTGCATATCCAAAACGCCATCCAGTCAGAGAATATTTTTTAGAAAAACTTTTAATTACAACAGTATTGGGCCACATTTGCGCTGACATATAACTAGTTTTTTCTTTGTCATAAATAAAATCTTCATAGACTTCATCTACAATAAGATAAAAATTATTTTCCTCAGCTATATCCACAAGGCGTCGAATAGTAGATGGGCCATAAATTTTTCCTGTTGGGTTATTCGGATTGTTTAGCACAATTGCTCGCGTATTCGGATTGACAAAATTAGAAATTTTTTGTAAAATTTTAGTGAAGTCAGATAAATCGATATATCTAACCACACCACCAGCATTTCTAATCATATCAGTATAGCATGACCAAGTGGGTCCGCATACGATATATTCATTTTTCTCAGTATCTTTTTTAGTTGCTTGAATGGCAAGATTAATAAGTTCTTTTGCGCCATTGCCAATAACAACGCGAGTGGGATGGCTAGGATAAATTTTTTGACGCAAACTTTGATATCCTGCTACTGGACTATAATTATGGATACCCATATTCATAGCATATGACAATCCACCCATAATACGAGGAGGGACTGGATAATCAGGGTCGCCAGTAGCTAAATTATAAACAGTTTCACCATGTTCTATTCTGGTTTTGATAATTAAATCAATTTCAGAAGGTGTAAAACTCATAAAAATCATACTCCTTTATTAATTTAATTATATTATAACAAATAAATTAAGAAATAGCAAATAAAAAAAATAAGGGTTAGCGAATTAATTCGCTAACCCTGTAAACAGATTATCCAACTGGATCTTGAGAATTTCCAGAAAATTCATTAATTATATCATCGGTTGAAACATCTTGATGAGGATAGGTTGTATTAGCATAAGCATTATCGATACTTCGTATAATACTTTCAAATTTAACACCATCCTTTGTATTTTCTAACGCGGCTTTTTTGTAATAAAATACTTGGCTCACACCATATGCACTCCAAGGGAATGCTGCCATAGCGGTAAGCCAAGGTAATTCACCAAAATACTATTTTATTACACAATAAAATGCCAATACAATAAAACATATGGTAGTTATCCATATTAATATAGATTCTTGTATCAGTAAGGTTTTTGAAAATTCTTTTTTCTTCTAACGCATATCTTTTTTAGCCATAATTATTTCTTAGTTGTATAGGCAAGATCAATCCATCCGGCACCACTTTTCAGTTTACCGAACCCATTTTTCTCTTCAACTATAGTATAAGCGCCTTTATTCAAAACCATTTTTACTTTACTAGTATTATTTGGTTGAGCGCGGACATTTAATTTTTCAACATTAACACGAACTACATATGGTTTAAATGGCTTAGCTGGAGTATAAATTACTTTACCTTCAGCATCAAATACTTTATAATCTCCGCCCAGTTTATCACAAGCTTTTTTGGCATTGTCTAATGAACTATATGCTCCCATTTGAGTTTTACTATCAGCCCAAGTTTTACGAATACGATATAATTGAACTTTAGTAGTAGATGAATTAGGAGTATTTGATGGAGTAGATGAAGATGTAGTATTCATTAATTTAGCTACATCAGCGCGAACTGTTGCCATTGATTTACCAAATTTGGGGAACCAATGGTTGATATCACCATGATTTGATCCTAAGCCCAAAGCATTACTATCAGCATGACAGAGAATTGTAGGAACGTTTACGCCCTTGAAATTAACTGTGCCATTTGGATCAATATTGTATTTTTTGCATAGATAAGCTGTTAACTGACAAGCTTCTTCATATACTTGTTTGAGATATGCTTCATTAGCTAATCCATCTTCACAGATTTCAAATTGAATCCATCCATCATTACAAGAGCCTTTTGGACCGCTACCACAGCCCCAAGGACGATAATCCCAAGGCATAGTTTGAACGCATCCAACAATTCCATCACCCATTTTACCTACCCAGGCATTTAATCCAGCTTGACGAGTAATATGATTCCAGTCATTTTTATTTACATTTTTACCTAATTTTGCGATTGCTTCATTATACCCTGCATCGCCTTCATAGGGCTAAACATAACGCTTTAACCAAGTATTATTGGCACCAGTACTATGCCATAAAACTCCTTTAATTTGCATTTTACCTGTACCCTTATAGCAAGTGCTATTTTTCTACATACAAACAAATGGAGGGTTATTATCTGTATATTTTAATTTACTATTCATTGTAGGTTGTGTAGCTTTTTTCAATGTTGTCTGAATTGCTGTTAGAGTAGCTGGTCCAGCAATTCCATCAACCTTTAATCCATTTTTCTATTGGAATGAACGCACAGCGGCTTCAGTTCCAGAACCAAAATCTCCATCTGCTCCAGCAGAACCACAAGAATAACCCAGAGAAATTAAATTATTTTGTAGAGCGCGTACAGCGTCATTTCTATCTCCGCGTTTAAGTAGAGCTGTTGTAGAAGTGGCTGAAGTATCACGTTCATATGATGGAGGCATAGTTTTTAGAGTCCAATATGCTGGACGACCATAGCCACGAATATTGCCAGCGCCGACAATTAGAGTTCTACGTTTAACACTATCACTATAATTGCCTTCAATAGTAGTAATTACATTATTGTTTACTCGTTCTACAATACCAACATGGTCAGCAGAACCATCATTAGGTTGAGTAGATTTGTCCCAATTATAAAAAATATAATCACCAGGTTCAGGAGCTTTAGTTCCATCTTCTTCCCACTTACTTACTGAATGGTTTTTAAATAATTGGACATGTTTCTCGCATCCTACTTCTGTTGGAATAATATCTGTTAGTCCAGCTTTAATTGCTATAGCAGATGCGAATCCAGAGCACCAAGAGTCAGTATATTTTAATGCATAACCACGAGCTAATGGTTTATGAGAATTGTATAAATCTACAATTTTTTTATGACTACCATCAGATTCTTTGCATCCAATATATGACTGAGCTAAATAAACGACGTATTCACGCCAAGCTTTTTCAATAGCAGTCATTTAATCATTCCTCTCTTAAAAAATTATATATAAAAAGAGACACCCCGAAGGATGTCTCTCTATATTGGCTTATTACATTTTTTGAGCGATTTCTGCAATTTTACTACGATGAATAGTTTTTAATTCTACTTCACCATATACATCGCTACCTCTAAATACCTTAGAAGCTCGACGCATACCATTATTTGCGCCAGCAAAATGTACGTCATCAACCTAAGTCTAAGCATCGCCGTCAATAATACAAATACTATCTTCGCCAATGCGCTGTAAGGCTAATTTCATTAGAGTAATATCAAGGTTTTGAGCTTCTGAAATATAAATACCAGCATTCATACCAGTAGTATCATAACCTCTAATATCTGACATAGGCAGTAGAATTAATTTTTCACGATCCATTAATTCTTCAACCGCGATTCTATCTCCTAATTTACTAATTAATAGATTACCGATTTGAGAATCAAGAAGTTTTTCATCTCGACTGCCAGGATAAAAACCTAGTTTAGCAGAATTTTTAGTCGCTACAGTATTACAGAAAATAATAACTTTATCAATCTAGCCGCGGTCAAGCATATGTAGTAAAAATCCAAGAGCAAGATAGGTTTTACCTGTTCCTGCTGGACCTTTTAACATAGTAATTTTATTATTTACTAAGCTATCGCAAGCGAGCTATTGATAAGCATCGCCTTTAATTGGCTTGACTTCACCGAACCATCGTGAATTAAATGATTTATAATCTAAATGTCGATAATATTCGCCATTCCAACATAGGCGGTCTACAATTTCTCCTTCTGTATTCTTAACGAGGATATATTCGCCCACTTGGAGATTCCATTCATTTTCACTTGGGTTAGTATAAAAATCTCCCATACAATCATCGGACATAGTAATTTCTTTATATCCAGTATAATTGTCAGGTTTATCTTCTTCTAATGATTGGACATTAGAAGTAAATACTCGTGCAATACTCTTTAAGGCTAAATCATTAGTAATAAATACTATTTTTTCTTCTGGAAATAATCGCACACATTCCAAATAACAACTAAGAATTTTTGTATCATTGGTTAATTCAAAATCTCTTTGTGTTATATTTTGAGCATATGTATTTTGGTAATTAATAATTAAATATTGACCAAAATGCTCATCTAAATCGTGGAGAAGTTGACGAGCTGAAAATTTTACATTATCATCTTTATTAGTTGATGTTTTTATATTTTCTAATTCTTGTAATGTAATTGAAGAAATAATAAAATCTTCTGGTTCATCAAACAAATTCCCCGCTCTCAGAAGCAGGCTACAGGTATCATAGAATTGTCTTGTTTTTATCATTCAGTATCTTCCTCTTCTGTTTTAGATTCTTCTTCCTTTTCAACAATAAAACCGATTTTTTTAACTGTTGCAGTAGGATTAGAAAGGGCCTTAATGCGAGCCTCGCTCTCAGAGATTTTTTCAGCACACGCTTGTTTAGGACATTCTAACCAAGTTAAAAATACTTTAAGCAATCCATCAAAACAAGGAACAATATAATCAGAAAAAATTATACCAGCGAGAAAAACTAATAAATATTCGATAGTATGTTCACCCTTCCGTTTCTAAATTTAAATTTTTAGATACGAATATTAATTTGAATTGTCCGTTGCCCCGCTCTTCAGACGAATTCTTTTATATAATTTATCCTTTTCCTTGATATATCCATGTAAATACTATTGCTCATTAGCAATAGCACGTTTACACATCATTAAATCTTCTTCAAGATTTTTAATTTCAGAATTTAATCGTCTTGAAAAATAATTAGGGGTATCACTTTCCCAGACTGCTAATGTTGATTTAAGATGATTTAATGCTTCTAATTTTGGTAGAATTTCACAATTTTTTACAAATTTTAAATATTTTTGATGGGCGCGAGACTCAGCAATAAAACACCCAGTTTTTTCACTCATAAAATCTTCATCATCTGGATGGCAATGAGCCTATCCTACGAAATAATGGTCCTTATACTCAATTACACATAGAGTTTGACCATTATCATATT